ACTGACCTTGGCCTTGAGCGTGTGACCCTCAAGGTCGTCGTAGAAGTCAAGCGACTGATTGATCATTGGTTTCCCCATGCTGAAGTCAGGATCGATGTTACCTACGTGTATTGCCCTGTGTCAAGGAGCCATCCTGTACATACTGAATCGCTTTCCGCAACAAATCTACGTCGTCCCTGAACTCTCCCAAGCCGTGGTTACAATGGCAGCAGAGAAGACCCCTAACACGACCAGTGGAATGATCATGATCCACGTGGCAAGTGTGGTCTAGAGTAGAACCACACACCGCACAACATCCAGCCTGTTGCAGCTGCAGTGCATCGAACTGCTGTAACGTGAGCCCATACTTCTTCAGGCGGTACTTGAAAAGAGACTGCCGCCTCCTCTCTTTGCGATCCACATCCCGTTTCTTCCTGGCGCGGTATCCGTCTCTAGATCTAGTTTTGTACTCCTCCTTGTGCGCCTGATAGTACGCGCGTTTGTACTGTTTGATCTTCTGCAATGATTCGGGCTTCAATTTCTTAGGCTGCCCATCACGACACTTTTTGCACACTTTCTCGCGGCCGTCCTGACTGATCTTGCTGTGATAGAAACGTGTGAGAGCCTTCCTCACCCCGCACTTCGTACACACCTTGGATGGTATCTTTCGAGTTGATGTATTGATCTCCATTGTTACACCATAAAACTATGTGATATCCGATAGTAATGGCAGGAGCACGTCTGTGTCAAGTGAACCAGTACAGATTGCAAAGAGTGGGGATTTGTCGCTATAAGCCTCTTGTCTAGGCACGAAACTAGCTGCCCAGGAGGATCCATGCCTTTGAGATACCAGGATCGTTTTCCAAGAAGACACGCGGAGGAGCACAAAGACTGCTTCGGTCGAGAGGCCTACTACAGGTCAACCGATCCCGAATGTCAGCGCTGCGCCGACTACGACGAATGCTCGGACACCATCCGAGACAAGCGTTACGGAGGGTCGAGGATCTCTGTTAGAGACAGAGATCGTGATGAGGAGAAGGTGGAGGTGCTCAAAGCAGGCAAGGCCGGCGAGGTCAGGGAGGGAGAGACGCCGTTCACGCGGTTCTGCAAGGACTGCGCGACCGGTGCCTGCCGCGGCGCGCTCTACGAGGGCTACCAGTTCTTCTGTCGTTTCAGGTTCTAGTCGATTTCACTGGACACGGAACGGATGTACAGTGTATGTATGTTCACCTGTCCCCAGCGGCCGATATGATCTCGGCAGGAGCCGTCATGCCTGACCTGGCGTTCGTCGTGAAGGACCCGGACAAGGCGTATCTCGGCACCCAGCTCTGGCTCCCAAAGAAGTACATCAACTCCCACGCGGTCAAGGCCTCCCTGGAGTTCACTGTTGCCGGGGAGGCCGGTCAAGAGTTCCTGCAGCTCTGGGAAGACGCTGGGAGCCATCTTGCCGTGCCCCGAGAGTACATCAAGAACGAAGACTACGCGAAGCTGACCTTCCCGATCGTGGACCTCACACCACAGGACTTCCCGCGCACGTCATTCAGAAGCCGCGTCGTGCTCGACCAGCTCGAGCCCAAAGAGGACACGCAGAGGAAGGCGTTCAAGGCCATGTCCGCGGTCGACCACGGCATCCTCAACCTCGCCTGTGTGGCGGGTGACACCGAGCTGTGTCTCAATCGAGGAGGTAAAGGATTCAAGACCACGATCGAGAAAGCCTACGAACGCTCGCACGGTCTGGACCCCCACTCCAGGAACAACTGGGACCATAGCATCCCGACCCTCATCCGTTCGAACCAGGAAGGGAGAATAGGTCTTCAACAAGTCCTCGAGATCCTCTACCGCGGCAAGAAGCTCACCACTAAGATCACGTTGGAGGATGGCAAGACTCTCCGGTTGACCAGGGATAACGAAGTCCTCACGACCCGCGGATGGGTACAGACCCAGTACTTGTTTGTCAACGACTCGATCATCATTGATGGAGAACGTGAGGTTTCTGTACGGAAGAAGAAGCGTGCGTACAAGCGCTTCGTGATCGGGGAAAGCCACCCCTACGCCCGTCCACAGAGATACCATAAGCAGTTCGTCTGCTACGTGATCGAGGTACATAGAGCAACCGCGGAAGCGGAATTGAATGACATGTCGCTGGAAGAGTTCCGCAAACGTTGCATGGACGGGAATGTGGAAGGACTACGGTTCATAGACCCGTCCAAGTTCCATGTCCACCACATGGACGAGGACATACACAACAACGATCCAACCAATCTCGAAGTCTGTCCCAAAGCAGACCACCTTGGTCGGCACCGTCCTGGCTACAAGGCTTTTGGCTACGGAGTTCCCACACCCGTAAAACTTGTCAAGATCGAATGCGGGAAGTTTGAGAAGGTCTACGATGTAGTGTGCGCAGCACCTCACCACAACTTCGTGGCAAATGGGATCGTGATCCATAACTGTGGTAAGGGAAAAACAACTTTGGCCCTGCACCACATCGCGAAGCGCGGTCTGAACGCGCTCATCATCGTCAACCAGACCACGATCCTGGACCAGTGGGAGAAGGCCATCCAACGGTTCCTCGAGTTCGATGGTGGCGTAGGCAGGATCCAGGGAGACCCGGAAGATTGGGACTGGGAGCGTCCGATCACGATTGCGATGCTGCACACGCTCGCCCGATATCCTGACGCCGTGACGCCGGCCATGCGGAGGCACTTCGGGATCGTCATCTGGGATGAGGTACACCACCTGAGCGCGCCCTACTTCTGCATCACGTCCACGATGTTCCCGGGCCAGCGCTACGGGCTCAGTGCGACCGTCCACCGTGAGGATGGGACGGAGGTGATCTACAACTACCATGTCGGCGATCCGTTCTACAAAGACCTGATGCAGACTGTGAAGCCGACCATCAGGTTCAGGCAGACGCCGTTCTTCATCCCGGAGGACGACTACGTCAAGATCATCACCGACAAGAGTGGCAACACCAACGTCAGCAAGCTGCGCGTCTACGTTGGGGCTATGCCCGACCGCAACGAGTACATCGCGCTCGATCTTCTGGACGCTGTCAGGGCTGGCAGGAAGGTACTGGCCCTCAGCCACTCGAAAGATCAGCTCAAGCTCCTGCACGCCATGTTCCAGAATCTGGACGTCGATTGCGGCATCTGCACGGGCGACCAGAAGGTGGCAGAGCGGTGGAGGGCGCTGCGAGAGAAGCAGATCATCTTCGGCACCCACCAGCTGGTGATGGAGGCCATCGATGAGGACTCTCTCGACACCCTCTTCTGGCTGACCCCATTCGGCAGCAACCACCCGGACGGCGGGAAGAATGCGCTCCAGCAGGGTATGGGGCGCATCCAGGGCTACCGTTTCCGAGAGGGAATGAAGCAGCCCCTCGTTGTGATCTTCGACGACCTCTACATCAAGCAGTTCCACAAGATGTGCAACAAGCTGCGCCTGCAGATGCGTCGATGGCCAACCGATGAAGGAGGACCCTACGACTACACGACACTCAAGCCGAGGGGTGTCTGATGGACAAGGAAGCAAGGCTGAAGGAGCTGTTCAAGCGTTGGATCGGATGCAAGCGCTGTCCACTTCACGAGAAGCGCCGCAACATCGTCTTCGGCCAAGGCAACCCTGACGCTGACATCCTGGTGATCGGCATCGGCCCGGGAGAGGAAGAGGACAAGACCGGCAACCCCTTCTGGGGTCCTAGCGGTGACATCCTCGATGAGTTCTTGGCGAAGAACAAGTACAGCCGAGGCGATCTCTTCCTTCTGAACATCGTGGCGTGCCGACCAACGGCCGAGGTCTTGGACCCGGTGACGAAGAGGAAGAAGATCGACAACAGAGACCCAGCGCCCATTGAGCGCGCTTCTTGCCAGGAACTGTGGCTCTCTACGCTCTACATCGTGGATCCAATGCTGATCGTCGCGCTAGGAAAACCGGCCGTGGCGGAGCTCTCGAAGCAGCGAGGCATCCAGATGTACAAGGAGCACGGGAAGATCACAGACTGTGAGCTTCCTGGCCTCGTCGTTCCGATCCGTTACCCCGTCATGACCATGTACCACCCAGCCTTCCTGGCGCGCAGCGGAGACAAGACCTACGGTGGGGTTTGGCATCAGGCCCTCGTTGATTGGCGGCGAGCGATCTACTACGTGGATCAACTTCGCTACATCTACTACGGGGAGAAGCCACTCGACCGCGGGTTCGACCGGCTGGGACTGTTCATCAACACCGAGACCCTGGAGGAGAAGGAGGAACAGCTATGCCAGGAAGAGCAGCACCAAGAAGAGCGAGACGAGACGTAGCGGAGGAGAGCCCCACGCAGAGGGCCGTCGCGAAGTTCGGCCTCGCCAAGACCGCTCTTCGAGAGTTCATGGACGAGAACGACGACTACGTCCAGGAGCTCCGCCGGCTCATCGACGACTACAACGCCTGCATCAGGGAGGCCGTCCACGCCCTGAAGTCGCAGCTGAGGGACTCCGAGCAGAACCGACTCGTGGTCGGGGAGTTCGGGGCCATGAAGAGACGCCGGGAGTGGTGGGACGGCCACATCCTGGCCAACAGCGTGCCGCGCGACAAGCAGGAGCTGTTCCTCACGGCCAAGACCGTCTACGAGGTCGACGTCTCCAAGCTCGAGCAGCTGCTCAGGCAGGGGGAGATCGACGCCGACATCGCGCGGCAGGCCTTCCATGAGGACGAGCCCACGATCTCGCTCATGCCCGGCTCGCCCAAGGAGATGAACTTCTGATGAGGCAGATCCCAAAACGCGGAGCGACAGCTCATACGCACACGATCGCCAGCAAGGACGGCAAGAAGGTCAACGAGGAGGCCCGCACAAGGGACATCACCACGGACATCGAGGACGGCCCGGCGCAGGTTCAAGTGACTCACGGCATCAAGAGGTGGGAGAGCAACAGGGAGTCCGGCATGTCTGTCGAGACCACCTGCACGGTCACGATCCCCTGCGCACGCAACGAGAACGTGATGCAGCGAGCCAACAACTACGCGGCCAGCATGGCGCACGAGTTCGCGTGGAAGGACCACAAGGCAATCCAGGGCGACCTTGACCGGTTCGTCGACTGGTTGGAGAAGAAGTGATGCAGACCGCTATCGGAAAACCGATCTTCGACAGCCTTGTCCTCATCGAGCTGGTGATCGACAAGGTGAAGGGAGTCCGTACCGCCCGGTTCGGGTACGTCAACCGGAAGACCGGGCGTCCCTACGGGACCATCGCGCCAGAGCTCGGGTTCGAGAGTCGGCTGACCCGAGATCTTATGGACAGGCTGATCGAGTCGTTGGAGTCCGACGCGCTCGCCATCCTGTTTCCCGACTCACCCACGGCAGAAGAGAAAGGAGCACCACGTGAACCCCATGGGCTTGCTGATGGATCGGAAGAAGGTGATCAAGTTTGACAGCGTGTGCGACGAGGTCCACAAGCTGCACGACCTGAACTTCAGGGACCAGGTGGTGGAGCTGGACAAGCTTCGCATCATGCCGGGTCTCAACATCGAGGTGCCCAACGTCGGCGTGCTCAACATGACCGACTGGTCCCGCGGCCAGCTCGGCAGCATGCTGGGCGTGAAGTGGGACAAGTGGTTCGACCCCAAGATCGTCCAGCCGGCCGAGATGCAGGAGGAGCTGCAGAGGCGGTTCTCCCGCACGAAGGAGGCCCGTCTCATCCGCGCCCGGCGCTTCAAGCCCGGTGACCCCGGTGTGAAGGGAGCTGATGGCTACCTTCGCGGCTTCCTCTCCCCGACCTACTCCCCCATCGACAACGTCCGCGTGTTCGACCGCCTGGCGAAGCGCTTCCGCAACCAGGTGGACGAGCTCGGCTTCATGCGCAACCACCTCGGGACCGACTTCTACAACGACCGCGCCAGTCACTTCACGGTCGTCGGCGAGCCCATCAACATGGGTCCGCTCGATCGCAAGCGCCCCGAGACCAAGGCCATCTACGACCTGGCCGAGCGTGAGGGCAAGCTGCCCGATGGCGACTGGGTCTACCAGGGCTTCCACATGCGGAACTCGGAGGTCGGCTACACGGCCCTGATCATCGACGGCTTCACCTTCCGTCTGGTCTGCCTCAACGGCGCGATCGTGACGGTCAAGGGCGGCCGGATGCTCTACCGCGTCCACCGCTCCATCGACGAGATGGGGATCGACAGCCTGCTCGACGACACCTTCCGTTCCCTCCCCTCCCAGTACGAGAACAACCGCAAGCGCATGACCGTCCTCCAGGAGCAGACGCTCGGCGGCGAGGAGGCTGTCAACGACGAGATCGTGAAGTTCCTCACCAAGATGGAGGCCACGAAGACCTTCCAGGAGGAGGTCAAGGAGGCGTTCAAGGCCGAGCCGATCCCCACCCGCTACGGCGTGTGGCAGGCCATCACGCGCGCCGCCCAGAACGTGCGGGACATGGAGCGCCGGGCTGCCCTCGAGGAGTACGCCGGGACCTATCTCGCGCAGGCCGCGTAAGTGGGACTCATGGGGAAGGACACCAAACCCACGCAACCGTCGTCTTTGACGCAGCTGTGGACGGACTTCAAAACCCTTCAGCAGACCGTGAAGGAGCTGAGGTCGACCGTGGCCAGTCTCAAGGACGTGCTGTTCGCACAGGACAACTGGCACTCGAAGATCGTGAAGCTCCTCGGCAAGGAGATCATCTTCAGCACCGATCCCCAGCAGTCAAGAGGTGGCCTGTCCGGGAAGTTGCTTTGGGCCGACCGCTACCACATCGGGGTCGAGGTGCTGGTAGAGGATAGCCACGGCAACCGCAACATACCGAAGGAGTTCCTCTACAACAAGGGGCACATTGTCCACATCCGGGAGGCATAGATGCCAGCGAACCCCGAACTCCAGCTGATATCGATGATCGTGGAGACGGGGGACATGAAGACCCCGCTCTCTGAGAACATCACGGTCGACATCTTCGGCAACGTGGAAGCACGCGAGGCATTCAAGTTCATCCTGAACAAGTACCAGAGCCGGGACACGCGCAACACCGTTCCTGACTGGGACAGCATGAACAGAAAGTTCCCCTCGTGGGACTTTCCCTCCCCGTCCAAGCGCATGTCGCTCAAGAGCCTCTGCATCGAGGTCAGGGAGGACTACATGCGGAGGCAGCTCACGCGCCTCCAAGAAGATCTACCGGACCTCATCGACAAGGACCCGCAAGACGCTCTCGATCGCCTGCACAAGGAGATCAAGGGTCTGCAGATCACAGCGTCCGTCTCCGATGACATCGCGCTGGCCTCGACCATGGAGGAGGTCAAGCGCGAGTACGAGCTGGCCAAGAACGAGGGCGGCTACCTCGGCATCCCCTATCCCATGGGCTGGGGACGGCACGATGAGAAGGGTCGTCCCAAGATCACGAAGAAGACCGGGCGTCAAGACCACCCACTGAACGAACAGACCCGCGGCATGCAAAAGGGCGAGCTGATCATCATCTACGGCCGTCCGAAGTCGATGAAGACCTGGCTGCTGGTGGACATGCTTGTCGAGTGCTACGTCCACCAGCACTGCCGGTGCCTGTGTTTCAGCAAGGAGATGGCACCGGCTCAGATCCGCACTCGCGCGGTTGCCAGAATGCTGGGGGTGGACTACCTGGCGTTCAGGAATGGTCAGCTATCGGAGCCGCAGGAGCGAGCATTCTTCGAGCTCGTGGACGAGTTGGAGGACAACGAGAGAGATCTGGCCAAGTCCGGACAGAACAGCTCGCTTCTCATCACTACCGGTTGGGGCGGCAAGACCGAGCAGGAGATCGCAGCCTTCAGGGCCAAGATCGAAGAGTTCGAGCCCGACATCGTGTTCCTGGACGCTGCCTACCGCATGCAGACCGAAGAGAAGGACTGGGTGCGCGACATGATCACCGTCGTGCGCAGTCTGAAGAAGTCAGCTCAGCAGTACAAGATCCCGGTCGTCATCACGACCCAGGCCAACCGCAAGGGCGAGGAGAGTCGTGGTGGCAATCTTGCCGAGCTCGCCTACAGCGACGCCTTTGGGCAGGAATGCGACCTCGCTGCGCGCATCATCAAGATCGAGAAGGACAACCTCGTGCAGCTAGCTGTGGTCATAGCAGGGGCGAGAGAGATCAAGTTGCCGGGTTTCCTGCTGGACGTCGACCTCGCGAAGTACATCATCCTCAATCGGATCTTCGAAAGCTCCAAGCAGATTCGGGCACTGTTCAAAGCCGAGGAGGAGCAAGCCGCGCTAGAGGAGGAGCGGGAGATGGGCCGCATCAAGGACAAGAAGTACACCTCCGACATCCAGGATCGACCTGGTGGGAGACGGCGGTGATCGACATCCGAAGCGTCGTGAGCGACCTCGCGGAGACCTACCTCAAATGGTGGAAGGAGACGTCTGATCACAAGAACATCCAGGGGGCGTGTCCGTTCCATCAAGAGCGCAGTGAGGGGGCCTTCTACATGAGCCTGGAGAACGGCCTCTTCATCTGCCACTCCTGCCGCGCGAGCGGGAACCTACTCACGTTCCTGAAGGAGATCGGAGCGCCGCCGAGGAAGCGGGCAGCCATACTGGACGCGGTAAAGGACTCGCTCACCGACACACCACGCAAGAAGGAGATGCCCCGTCAGCTGTTCAAGGGGCTCATGCCGCTCAACGAGAGCATCTTGGGGATCTTCGACTTCTGCCCGACGTCGCTACTGGATGCCGGGTTCGAGAAGAAGCTGCTCGCCAAGCACGACATCGGATTCGACAAGGACTACCAGAGGATCACGTTCCCCATCCGCAACCACCTGGGAGTGCTGTACGGCATCTCAGGCAGGACCGTGGTTGGGGATCGACCGCGCTACCTCTTCTACAAGGAGCCGGACCTCATGCGGTTCAGCGACCGCTACCGAGGGTACGACTTCAACAAGAGCCAGTTCCTCTGGAACATGCACCAGGTGTACTCTCCGGCCTTCCATGGAGACATCGAGCGCATCTATGTCGTGGAGGGTTTCAAGGCCTGCCTCTGGATGATCCAGAACGGTGCCTGGAACACGGTGGCCTTGATGGGGACGTACTTGTCAGCCGTCCAGCAACGGCTGCTTCAGCGAACGGCGTGTGAGCTGGTCCTGTTCTTGGACAACACGCCCGACGCACAGAAAGGAGTGCTTGAGGCAGGAGAGCGACTGAGGAAGTCCAACCCCGTGGCGGTCTGTCGGTACCCGAAAGACTGTGATGAAGGGACACAGCCCGACAACCTTCCACAAGAGGAGATCACAAACGTGATCGAGAATCCAGAGACCTTCAACAGGTGGAGAGAACGCTATGTCCGACGATCCGGGAAGAACTGACCTCGATAGGAACTTCGGCCGGCGCATGAACAAGAAGCTGGCCGACAACAAGAGCCGGAGCTCTGGACGCCCGATGATCGGGTTCCGGTTCAACGCCAGGTTCAAGCCGCCGCAGGGAGAGCCCGCCCTCATCCGGCTGATCCCCGGCAACTACCCCACGTTCGAGGGCGGCCGCGCGCCGTACTTCGAGTACATCGAGCACTACGCCGACCGCTGCAAGAAGACCTTCCTCTGCAACAAGCACTACAAGGTCGTGGACGACAAGCTCAAGGGCACGGGCAACTGCGTCGCGTGCTACGAGCGGGAGCACGGTGCCAAGGACGTCAGCTTCCGCCCGCTCTACGGCTTCCTCCTGGTCCACCTCGACTGGTTCTACCTGATCCCGGCCGAGGACAAGGACGGCAAGGAGCTCGTCTACCAGCAGGACAGCAAGTTCCACAAGAAGGGCGATCCGATCATGAACCGCGTCCTCTGCTCCGAGGCCGAGGACGAGGACCCCAAGATCCGCAAGGCCGGCTACGACAAGGTCTTCGGCAAGCTCATGCACTGGAGCATCGGCGGCAACCACATGACCGCCCTCACCGCCAAAACCAACGACCTCGAGAAGGAGTGCACCTGCGGCGGGAAGATCATCATCCCCCTGTGGTCCTGTGCGGGCTGCGACGCCGACGTCATCGACGTCGACGGCGACCCCGATCTGTGGACCCCGAAGAAGGTCAGGGAGAAGACCAGCCAGCCGCACGAGTGCAAGAAGTGCGACACGATCGACTTCCTCAACCCCAACTACGACTGCGACAGCTGCAACGACCCCGACCCCCTGCGCCTCTGGGACGTCGATCTCGAGGTTCGGCGTGAGGGCGACGGCACGAAGTCGCAGCTGATCATCGGTAGGCACGTCCCCGGCAAGATCGATGAGCGCGTGAAGGACCTCATCCCGCAGCGCGACATCCTCCACCGCGTCTTCATGGGCGACGACCACAAGTACCAGGCCAAGCACCTGCGGGTGAAGAACCCCTTCGGCGACGACGAGACCCGCCGTCACGTTCAGGACTACGACCGCGAGCGCGACGAGTCCAGGAACGACGCCGAGGACGGGGACATCCCGTACTAGAACGACCACCCGGGAGGGAGGGGTTGCGGCCCCTCCCTCCCACTACCAAGGATGACCTATGTGGCGAAAGCTACCAATCCCTGAGTGGGTGGACAGTCCGCAACGGGTGGTTCAGATCTGCAGAAAGATCAGGGACAAGAAGATCTGTGCGCTGGATACCGAGACCACGGGCTTGGATCGATCGAGGGACGTGGTCCTCTTCTGGTCTCTGTGCACGGACCTAGGACCAGATCCCGAGAAGCACCCAGAGCTGGGTGATCGGTATTGCCTCGACAGCACGATGCTGGAGGTCTTCAGCAGAGAGATCGGGGACGACCCGAACATCACCTGGGTGATGACCAACGCCAACTACGACAACAACATCCTCGCCAACTCCGGCGTGCCGCTGCTCGCTGGACCTATCCACTGCACGTTGGTGATGGATTGGTTATACGATGAGAACAAGCGCCACGGGTTGAAGGATGTGGCCGCCCGCTACCTCCACCTCAACATGGAGGAGTTCAAGTCCGTCTTCAAGAAGGCCAGGAAGGAGACCTACCAGGACACGCTCATCAGGATCATGAAGGAGAACCCACAGGCGGCCATCGACTACGCTTCCTGCGATGCCTGGGCGAGCCTGGCGGTCCACCGCTACCTCAAGGACAAGCTCGAGCGCTCCCCCACGGTCTATGAGCGCTTCAGCCTGTGGGACGTGTTCAAGAAGGTGGAGGTGCCGTACACGAAGGTGCTCTACAACTGCGAGCGCCGCGGCGTCATGATCGACCGAGGCTATCTCCGAGACCTCGAAGGTCCCATCACGAGGGACATGGAGAAGATCGAGAGACAGTTCAACAAGCTCGCAGGCAAGGACGTCAATCTTGCCAGCCCCAAGCAGCTTCAGGAGCTGTTCTTCGGCGACCTGGGGTACGGGCCCGTGACCTGGACGAAGGGCGGGGAGAGCGGGAACCGGAAGCCCCAGCTGAATGAGGATGTGCTGACCGTCTGGAAGAAGAACGGGTGCGAGCTCAGCCGGCTGCTTCTGGAGCATCGCGATCTCGGCAAGACCAGGGGCACGTACGTCGAAGGCATGATCAAGAGGGCCGACCACCGCGGCCGCATCCATCCAACGCTCAACCAGCACGTCGCCGTCACCGGCCGTCTCACCTCTACCGACCCCAACCTCCAGAACATCAAGCGTCCGGACGAGGACCCATACGACCTGCGTGGTGCCTTCATGCCCGGCCAGGGGTTCGAGCTCGTCTGCGCCGACTACATGCAGCTCGAGATGAGGATCATGGCAGACCTCTCGGGCGACGAGAACATGCGAGACGTGATCCGCCGTGGATGGGACATCCACATGGGAACCGCCTCCCTGATGTACGGCGTGCCTTACGAGGAGATCGTCAAGGCCAAGAAAGAAGGCGGCAAGCTCGAGAAGGCGGAGGTGCCCAAGACCGAGTGGCCGGAATGGGTGAGGATGCTGCTGGGGCACCGTCGTGACTCCAAGGCCATCGGCTTCGGTCTCAACTACAGCAAGGGCAAGCGCGCGTTAGCCGAGGATCTCGGGTGCACCGTGGAGGAGGCCGAAGAGAAGATCGAGAAGTACTTCGCTCCATACCCGCGGGTGCGGGCGTTCCTCGATGACACGCACGACTTCTGCCGGCGCAATCTCGAGGTCTACACCTACCTGGGCCGGGTGCGGAGGCTGGTAGACGCAGATCACGACTGGAAAGAAGGATACTGGAATCCTCGAGATAAGAAGTGGGTTCCTGAGCGCCCGGGGCCGTTAGCTGCTCGCGCGCTTCGCCAGGACGTGAACTCCCGCATCCAGGGTGGGGCAGCGGACGTGGCTCGTCTTGCACAGCTGCGACTGGAGGGGATCGGCGAGTGGGACAGCATGGAGGCCGAGCAGCTGCGTGACATGGGTGTCCGGCAGATCCTTCAGATCCACGACGAGATCATGATGGAGGTTCCTCCGGAGTGTCTGGAGGAGGCCATACCCCGAATCCGTGAGCTGATGGAACACCCGTTCGAGCCGCTTCCAGACATCATCAAGGGCTTCCCGTTCCGGGAGCTCAGCATCCCACTAGGAGTGGACATCGGCCATGGAGAAAGCTGGACCGAAGCGCACTGAGGGTTGGGGTATCCCCCTGATCCAAAGTCTGATCAAGCCTCTCATGTACCTGAAGGTCTTGAGGGAGGCGAACGAGAGGATCTTCCGGGAGTACCTACCCCTGCGAAGATCAGAGGAGGAACCCATGGAAAAGTACGGAGTCGAGATCGACCCCGCGAAGGTCGAGAAGGAGAAGGTAGGCAGCAAGGGCGGACAGCCCAAGCCCGATCCCAACGTCAACGTGCCGCTGGACCCGGAGAAGGGGACCGAGCCGTACGAGAAGGAGTCCGAGCCGGACAAGAAATGAACTGCACTTTCTGCAAAAGGCCAAAGCCCAACGATCGCTACAAGCTGTGTGAGCGATGCAGAAGGAATGCCCGTGAAAGGGCGAAGCGTCTATACGATCGTGATCCACAGGTGGCGAGGGAGAAACACAAAAAGAACACGAACAAAGAGCGACGTAGGCAGTACAGGAGAGAGACAAGAGACCATATCAGGGAGTACTTCAAAGAATACTCCTTGCGGAGCAAGTACGGCATGACGTCACAAGACTACGATCTACTCCTAGAGGAGCAAGATGGCTCTTGTGCGATCTGCGAGTCTCCTCCGACAAGTAAGGAACGCGGTGGTAGATTGTACGTGGATCATGATCATAGTACGGGCATGGTTCGTGGTCTTTTGTGCTCGAGCTGCAACTATGGATTGGGCGTATTCAGAGATGATGTTGGCCTTTTGAATAGGGCAGTCGAATACATACAGAAAGGAGGGCACTTGAGTAGGAAAGCACCTAGCAGGATCACGGCGAAGTCCGTGGACGGCGAGGAGAAGCCGGCCTCCAAGGGCCGTAAGGCCAAAGCCGAGGCGAGGGAGAACGCCAAGGGCGACTGGGAACGGTTCCCGAAGCCAGACCCCAAGCAGGTAGCGCTCGCCATCAACATGAGGTTCGGCAACAACGGGCCGATCATCAGACCCGCCAGCGAGGCATGGAGCGCGTTCGACCTGCGCCGACCCAACGGCATCCCCTCCATCGATCTCGCGACCGGTGGCGGTCTGCCGGCTGGTGGGGTCTGCCAGATCGATGGGCCGGAGAGCACGGGGAAGAACTACCTGCTCTACCGCTACTTCGCCGAGGTCCAGCGGCACTACGGCGAGCGTTCTTGCCTGGCCATGGCCTGCTTCGAGAACTTCGTGGACAAGCACTTCGCCCAGATGTGCGGGGTGAAGGTGGCGATGAGCCAGTACGACATCGACGTCACCCAGCGCGCCCGGAAGCTGCGCGGAGAAGATCCGCTGACCAAGAAGGAGGTCGAGGAGGCGATGCGGTGCCCCGGGGTCGGCGAGTTCCACATCTTCGAGGGACCGGCTGAGAACGTGCTCGATGGCATCGTCTACGCGGTCGAACACAACATCTACCAGGTCATCGGCATCGACAGCTGGGACATGATGCTGACCGGAGCTGAGGACGTGGCGAGCCTGGACGAAACGCCCCAGGTCGCTTCGCCCGCGATGCTGCAGACCAAGTGGTCGAAGAAGATCTTGGACGCCCTCAACCCCGTCTATCGCTGTCCCGGCTGTGCTCGTGCGCCGCTGTCGAAGAAGGTCACCGACAGCAACAAGATCAACTACAAGTACGAGTGCCCGGACTGCGGTTGGAAGGGTCTCGAACCAGAGGTCGAGGTCAACGAGACCACGGTCATCGCCATCCGCCAGTCTCGCGCCAAGCTCGACCTGGGCGGCGGCAAGGTCTACGGACGGAAGTACGACAGCAAGGGAGCCTACGCGCTCCAGCACGTCAACCTCATCCGGCTCAGCTTGCACCCTGGCCAGAACATCAAGGTCAAGGAGGTCAAGGTCGGAAAGGAGGTCAACTGGGAGATCACCAAGGGCAAGGCCGGGACGCACGAAGGCGCGACCGGCAGCTTCCAGCTGTACTTCGACCCGCTGGAGGTCGACACCGCCAGCGATCTGCTGGCCCAGTGCATTCGGCACAAGGTCATCGAAAAGAGGGAGGGCGCTCGCTACGTTGTGCCGGAGATCGAGATGGACCCGGTGCATGGTGAGGAGAAGATGATCAACCTCATCGAGAGCGAGCCCGATCTCGTGAAGACCCTGAAGGAGCTGCTCAACGTCCACGCGGGGTTGGCTCACGTGAGGTTGACGTGAAGGCCCCGTTCTACATCCAGGTCGTCGATGAGGGCTACGGCAATCATTGCGATCGCTGCCGTCATGTCACGAGTACCGTCTGCATCAACTTCATGCAGCGCACGGGTGACAGCGGCCGCGTTCTGCGACAGTCCCACCTCTGCGAAGTCTGCATCGAGGACGGTGTAGAGATCGACCTGAATCTCGAGCTGGGGCCCGACCCCGAGCGAAGTCGGGAGGCCAAGGAACGAATCAAGACCTCGCGGAGGTTGGAGAAGGTACTGGCCGACGACCTCGGGGGGAGGCCCCAGCCCGGATCTGGTGGTACGAGGATGCGAGGGTACAAGGGCGATGTCCGGCTGATGGGGCGATGGAGGCTGGAGCACAAGTTCACCGACAGCCTCCACGCCTTCAAGCTCAAGCTCATCGATCTGGCGAAGATCGTGGGGCTGGCGACGGAGGCGAGCGAGAAGCCGGCGCTCATCGTGGAGTTCAACAAAGCCAGGGAGGCATTCGCCGTCATCCCCTACTCACTATTCAAGGAGCTGGCAAATGCGCCTGACGACAATCGCTGATCTCGAATCCATGCGCGAGCCGGAGCTCCGACAGGCGCTCCGTCACGTGCAGCTGATACCTCGGATCGAGGCCTACCTCGAAGATCTGAACATGGACCAGCACAAGAAGGAGACCGGCTGCTTCAGCGCCTCGGATGTGGGGTCCACTGGTGGGCTCTCCCTCTGCGGGCAGTACGTCATGGGCTGCGGCCGCAAGATGTACTACCGCTACATCGGGATCGAGGCGCACGAGCACATCGAGCCGCGACTCCGGCGCATCTTCGACACCGGGACCATGATCCACTTGCAGCTCCAGGACTACATGACCCAGATCTGCAAGCGCTCCGACGGTACCGAGAAGTTCGAGGACGAGAAGCCCATCGACCCCCAGACTTCAAAGGCCGCGGACCTGCTGGACATCCTGTCGACGACCGACGGCCTGTACGAGATCGTGACGGAGGACAACATCCGCTTCCTGGTGGAGATCAAGTCGATCAACACCGACGAGTTCAAGTCCATGTCTCGGGCCAAGGAAGAGCACACGGTCCAGTCCACCTTCTACATGGGCTGCCTGGACGTGCCCGTCTGCGTGATCCTCTACTACGACAAGAACACCAGCGCCATGGCGGAGTACGCGGTGAAGTTCCACCGTCCGCTGTGGGACGCGATCGTTCGGAAGCTCAAGTACGTGCGCGAGTGCGCGCTCAACGACCAGGAGCCCCCACAGGAGCCTGGCTTCCACTGCCGGACCTGCCGGTACGCTCACGTCTGCAAGCCCCCGAAGATGAGCGAGACGAGGGTGCAGCGCGGGCGAGGTCCGCGTTACCGACTGTGAGGTGATCATGTCGCGACGCGAGAAAACTGGTGGCGGCATGCAGATGGACATGACTGAGGGCGAGGATGCCTACAAGGTGGCCGACAGCGCCTACAGTGAGATGGTCCGCCGTGGTCTGCAACTGCCGCCCAAGATCCAGGGGAAGTCCAAGTTCCTGAATGATGCGGGAGTCCCAGAAGTTCCGATCTCCATCATGGAGATGAGCGAGCAAGACATCGGAGAGCTGTCTACGGTCGTGATCTTGTACTGCGGGTACATCAACGGACAGCTGGCCGATACGGAAATCCGGCTCAAAGAGGCCAAGGAGCAGCATGAGTTCATCTCCAGCAAGGTGAGGCTCACGAAGGACGGGACGTCCGCCGACAAGGAGTCTCGCAAGATCACCGATCGTCGGTACGTCCTGTCTCGGGCACGGATGCTTGAGATGGAGTGCCTGTGCAAACTGATGAAGACCGTAGTCGACGCCTGGGAAGGCAACTGGACACACCTTTCACGCATGATCACCCTGCGAGATCAGGAGATCAAGAAGGGTGCCAGGCATGCCCACATCGAAGGCATGAGACGCATGTCGAAGCAGATCGAAGATCAGGAAGCTAGGCCCCGACGTCTAGCTCTGCCGCCAACGAGACCAGGTCGGCTACCTCCGGGGAGAACCAAGGAATGAAGCCGATCCAAGCAACGCTGACGATGCCGCCATCGAGCAACCACATCTACTTCAACATCCACGGTGGCGGCCGCGGCATGACGGGTGAGGCCAAGAGCTGGAAGAAGAAGGCCGTCATCGAGATCATCAACCAGAACCGGTTGCAGTTTGCCAAGCCGCTTGATCCCAATGAGAAGTACGACCTCACGCTCCACTTCTACTTCGAGGAGATCGAGAACAAGGGGTGGAGCGAGAGGTTCGTCAAAGGCAAGCACGCGGGTGAAAGGAAGGCTGAGAACCGGTGGAAGCGGATGGACCTCTCGAACCGCATCAAGCTCCTGGAGGACGCCATCAAGGACGCGGTCGGGGTGGATGACAGCTGCACGTTCATCCACACGCTGGCGAAGGACTGCGACCCCCAGAACCCGAGGGTGGAGGTCACTCTCTGCCTGGCGGTGGGTCTATGACCTACGACATCGAGATGTTCGAGGGCATGGAGCCACCGGAGCCGATGCACGATGATCGGCACTATCACCACGTCGAGGAGGTGAAGCCCAAGAAGCGTCGCAAGAAGACCGACCCTCGGACGTTCAAGATCACCAGAATCCCCTGGGAGGACATCAGCCACACGGAGCTGCTGCGCCTGTGCTACTACAACCGGGGAAAAGACATCAGGAGCGAGAACGAGCTCTGTCGTGTGCTGTGCAGAACGCTGTCACGGCGGCAGCTCATCGACATCATCATGGGGTTGTTGTCCACCACCGATCTGAAGGACTCACCCGTGAACATGCTACGGGACAAGATCGCCTTCTGGCAACAGCAGAACTGGAGGTACATCTACTCCCAGATCCGTTGCGGGATCGCCTGTGAAGACTGCAGCGACGCCTGCGTGATGGAGTGCTTCATCGACAACGAGCACCAATTCCAGGAGAGGGGATGAGGTGCTTCACGTGCAAACTACTGGGCCGGTGTGTCAACACCAGCCTGGAGATGCTCAAGGAGGGCAGATACTGCGCTGATTGGGAACCGGCACCACCACACATCGTGAATGCCAGAAACCGGGCGCTGGAAATCGCGGACGTCTCGGCGCTCGAGGCCATGATCAGACAAGTTGAAGTTGTCCGCAGAGGCAGACCTCGAAAGGAGATCTTGAATGGCGATCTACAAGAAGTCCGAGCTCCAGGGGATGAAGCGCTTCCTGCTCCGCAAGACCGCGAGGGCGATGGGCTACGACGCGGAGAAGGTGGCGGAGCTGACCCAGGAGCAGCTGATCGAGTGGATCTTGGAGAACCAGGAAGAGGACGGCAAGGGCAAGAAGGAGGAGAAGGAGGAGCCGAAGAAGGGACGCGGCGTGCCCGCAAGAGGGAAGAAGGAGGAGAAGGACGAGAAGGAGGACGAGAAGGAGGACGAGAAGGAGGACGAGCGTCCCCGTGGCCGCGGCGAGGGAAAGTCGTCCTCCCGCGACGATGGTGACGTCGCCGACCAGCTCAAGACGCTGGAGAAGAAGCTCGACGCCATCGGCGAGGTGCTCGACGCCCTGACGAAGTCCTCGACCGAGCAGCTCAACGAGCTGCGCGCGGACGTCTACGTGCTCACCGGCGGGTTCAAGTACTTCGCCAAGCGCATGGAGGCGGAGGAGATCATCACGGGCGAGAGCGCCGATGACGACCGCACGGTGGCCGACGAGATGGAGAAGATCGAGGGCGACATCCAGGGTTCCTGACACAGCCGGGCATACGGCCCGGCACGGTCGGTCCCGAGAACGAGAAGTGGGCCACGATCCCGCAGGCAGAATTCCTGCGGCTTGACCTCTCCGAGCTCGCGGGCATGGCCGACAAGCTGGGCGTCAGCCTTCAAGGTGCCCAGAACATCGAGCAAGCCCGCACCCGCCTACTGAACGACGCTCGCTTCGTTTGACAGGCCCCGGCTCCCGGGGCCTTTTCCATTAGCAAGAACGTCTCTGATCTTGGGATAAGGATCATAACCGAGAAAGGAGACGTACCTTGGAACGAACTGAGCTGTTCAAAGTGGTGCTGCAGATCATGCAGTACCGAAACGGACACAGACGGTTCGAAGACCTCTCTCCGGCGGCCAAGAGGCTGGTCGCCGCGCAGAACCGGGTCAAGGGACACCCCACGCCGGACGGCTGCTACCACATCAACAGGCCCTCCTAGAATCCTCGACGGCAACCAGGGATAAGGGCATGGGAGACGGCGATACCAGCCGTCTCCTGTTAGCTTGAAAATCAGATCGCAGATGGGGGTATAAGATCATAACCGAGAAAGGAGCTATATGAACTTCAACTCGGAAGAGACGCTTCGCCCCAAGAAGGCGGCGAAGAGGGCTGCGGAGTCCGCCCTGGATGAGGGCTCCAACTACACGCTCGAGTACCTCCGTGAGGAGGTCGAGCGGCTGAACGCCGAGACTCGGCGGCTCGAGAACGAGGTTCGCGACGCCAACGAGGAAAAGGCCGATACCGAGGACGAGCTCAAGAGCGCCCGCAAGCTGCTCGACGAGATGACCTCGGACGACGAGCGCGAGGAGCGCAACGCGAAGATCGCCGACAACAAGATCGCCTTCCTCAAGAAGGTGCTCGGCGTCTTCGGGCTCGACACCGAGGCGTTCAAGGCGATCGGTGGCATGATCGTGCGTGCGGTCGCCGCGTCCTCGGCCCGTGACAACGCGCTCGAGGACGAGTCGAGGCGTCTCACGCAGCTGAGGCAGCTCGAGATCGACCTGCGCTACGCTGGCAGGCAGGACGCGGCCGACAAGGTCGCGCTCGAGATCGCGTCGGCGCTCGTCGGCAAGCTCGGCGGGTAGGTACTCCAACGGCTGGGACGCCAACCAGGGTAAAGAATCGGCGATGGAGAGAGCCAGTAGCGGTCTCTTCTTAGCTTGGATCGTGGTATAAGATCAGTAAGGAAAGGAGGATCAGATGATCCGAGTTCTGTGTCTGGCCATGCTGCTGACTGGGTGCAAGAACGAACCGAAACCCACCTGCCTGCCGTACTACTGGCACAGGGACCTGTGCTCGGTCGACTACCGCAGTTACACCGAGATCATGGCCGACGGCAAGGCCGCTCTCGGGAAACGCGCACAGCTAGTCTGCGAGCACATGGGCTTCACGACCAACAAGCGCGGAGACCCCATGCTCACGTGTTGGCTTCCCGAGTCCAGCCGCAAGATCTTCTTCTACGACTCGGCGACCAGCGATGGGGTATGGTCGCCCGACAAGAAGAAGTTCCTTCTGTCTCTTCCCAAGCGCGCGACGATCGAGGTGGACTTCGCTATCCACGAGCTATTTGAAGACACGTTCGTGGGCGAGGTGTTCACGGTCAAACTGAAATGACAAGTAGGACGGGGGCGGGGCAAAGCCAGCGGTCGGTGCTGGCTTTGCTTAGCTACGATCTACTTGCGGACAGCGATCGCCACGCCCGCGGCGGTCGCGGCGGTTAGAACCACGCCCACAACCAGACCGAAGGTCCAGCTGCGGTACCAGCGCCGCTCCTTTGCGAGCTCCGCCTGCGTTTGCACGAGCTGGTTCTTGTACGACTCCACCTGGCTCTGCGCGAGCTTGTCCTTCTCCGCAGCCGTGTCCCGCAGGTACTTCTGCTCGATCGTGAGCAGGTCCGAACTTCGATGGAGGTCCATCCATCGGAGTCTCCGTAGGGCCTCGATGCGTAGGCCCAGCTCGATGACCTTGGCCCGGTCCATGAGGACCGCGTCGTACTCGAGCGCCGGCAGGCTGACGGGCTTGCCCTTGGCCAGGCCGATGGAGGGCCGGAACTGGACGTCAGGCACCAGCACGTCCTCCCAGGGGCCTCTGCAGGCGTAGTTGGGCTCCCGCTTGGGGTCGGCGTAGGTCGCCTCCACGCACGGGGTTCCCGGGGCAGCCGGGGCGGCGACAGGGGCCTCCCTGCGAGCGGCCGGGACTGCCGGCGGGGCCGCCATCACGTAGGAGCATGTAAGGAAAGATAGGATGAGGATGAAGAACCTCATGCGCGGCCCCTGATGCCCTCGACGCCGCTGGCGATGATGTCCGGCACCCAGCCTGCAGTTGTGCCGGCGGCGGCCCCGCCCAGTGTCTTGGCCAAGACGTTCCCGCTTCGCAGCCCCGAGTGCAGGCCGAGGCCGGCACCTGCGAGGCCTCCCAGCAGCGGGCCGACCTTCCTGATGCGTTCACCCGTCGTCAGCTCCTCAGCCGAGCCGGTCTTCTGCAAGATCTCCGGGATGGACACCAGCCTGTGCTCGCCGTGCATGGCTTCGGGCCCAACGGGCTTGGAAATGAGCTTCTTGAGCTTGTCGAGCGCGCCAGTCCTCAGCTCTTCCGGGACCGTGCCTTTGCCAAGCTCGCCCTCAATCGCGGATGGCTTGGTGGCCTTCAGCAGCTTCTTGAGCACGCCCTTCCCGCTCGCCGCGATCTTGCCCATCTCGTCCCAGAAGGCAGCCTTCTTCGTCTGCTCGAGCGCGGCCTCCATGCCCTTGAGCGCCGGGTAGTAGTCCCTACCCAGCTCCTTCTCGTGATCGTTCGCGATCATGTTCGCTGCCTCCTCCACGGACGCACCGGAGTTGGCCATGAGACGTCGGATGGTGTCGGCGTGTTCCATCTCGACCTTGCCGCCCTCGGACAGCGCCGCGGTTTTCAGGCCGCCGATCGTGCCGACCATCTCGCGGTGCCGGCGCTCGCGAGTGAGGTAATCGTCCAGCCGCCGTCTGCTCTCCACGTGACCGATCTGTGAAGCCAGGTCGGCGTCGATGTCGCCTCCCCGCAGCACGTTCTGGGCACGCTCGATGTTACCGACGTCGTGCGCCCTAGCAAGCGCGCCGAGACCGGCCCCGCCGAGTCCCCCAATGAGCGCGCCGAGACCAGCTCCTCGAAGACCTCCACTCGCCCCAACCAGGCCGCCGAGCCCCGCACCGATGGCCCCACCACCCAAGAGAGCGTGTCCCCACGGCGTTGGATCTTCTTCGCTCTTCTGCTGCAGGTACTCTTTGTAGGCGGCCGCGCGATGGCGATAGGGGATCGTGGTGGTCGCAATGACATCCTCTGGTGTGCTGGCACCAAAGATGCGAGCTGTCTTCAGCATGGTTCCCTCTTTCTCCTTGGACTGCTTGACGCGCTCCGGTAGCTTCCCCCCAGGCGTGGCGTCCTCCCATTCCTTGGCCGTATCCCGACTGATCTCCCCGCGGCCGACCTTGGCCCAGAACAGACGGCGTTGTGCCTCGCTCTTGAAAGGCATCACCTACTCCTTCGGGCGCAGGTATCCCCTACGTGGCTTCATGATCTGCTTCACAGCCTGGTCCGCGGGGTTACCCATCTGTTTCTTGGCCTCGACAGCCAGTCGCCTGAACTTCGGAGCGTTCTCTACCGCCTCTTCCACGGCATCGGGTACGTTCTCCAGACCGATAGCAACAGGATGCCCCACCTGTTCTCCCGCATACAACGCAGTTCTTCTTGTCAGATCTGCCTGGAAATCGGTGACCGGATGCAGTTTGCCCACCAGCGGCGCTTTCGGCCCGTAGTAGACCGCGGGCTTGCCCGACGCCACGGTCTCCGCGAAGGTCGTGCCGTGCGTACGAACGACGTTCAGATCTGCCTCCCGCATCATCGTAGGCAACGGTGCAAAGCCATGGACCTGAAGACGAGGATCCTTCTTGGCGATGCTTCGTAGCTCCTTCAACGCGCCCTTGTTCTTGCCGGCAACTGCATGAACAACTGCGTCTTCCGGCAGATCTGACTTCAACACCTGCTTTGTGAGCGGAGCGACCTCAGCGCCAAGACCGCCACCACTCACCGTGACGTTGAACTTCTCAGGGTCGATCAAGCCCGACTTGCCCTTGGGTTGGAGCACGCCCTTTCCTACAGGGACGTTGCTGATCGGCACTTTGTTCTTCACACCGAGCTCTTTCAGAACTTCTGGGAGGCCGATGTGGATACGATCAGGCTTGTCCACCTTGGAAGCCATTGGCCACTTCACGGGATCTGAGTGCAGGACATGAACTGGATGCTCGATGCCCTTGAAGTGACGTTGAAGATGCTCGTGAGTCACGACGATCGCCTGGTCTCTGTTCTGGTCGACCCAGTTGCGAAGCTTCTCCTTGTCGGTCCCCATCATGTGGAACCTGATGTGCGCCAACCCTAACGCAGGCAGGCCCTTCTTGTCCTGAAGGTAGTCCGTGTACGCCTTCTCGTAGCTCTTGAGCGACGTGCCTTTCGCGAACTCTCCCCAATGGATGGCCTCGGCCGGAATACCACGCTGTTGTGCGGCCTCCACCATTGCCTGCGCCTGTGCGCGATGGCCACCGCCTGTATCCATGTAGAGGAACTTGATCCCTTTCGGCTCGACGGCTGACGTCTTCTCACCACCGCGCCACAACCTGCCGGCAGTGCTCGCCAGGAACTTGGCGGTGTCCTTCACCTCAGCAGCAGCCTCGTCAACGACCCCGGGCGAGAACGACCGCAGGAACTCGTGGACCGCGTTCTTTGCCTCGCGCGGCTTCAGGTCGTGTTCGGACTTCAGCGTTCTCAGAAGATCGTGCTTGATCTCCCGCCCGTACTCATCGGCTGTGCGCAACGTGCTCTTGTCCGATTCCCACTTCTCTGGATTGAACTTGTCGAGCTCGCTGCGCAGGACCGGCATCTTCAGCCTCAGATCGAACCCAGATCTGAGATGCTCGATACCAGAGGACACGAACCCACCGTACGGACCTAGCCGATCGCGGAGCGCACTGCGCAGCTTGACGAACTCCTGCACACGCTCTGGGCCGCCCTTGGCTTCGGCGATCTCCAGCGGCTTGTCGTGGTGAGAGTGGACATCGATACGGGCATGCTGTGCCTGGGCCAGGTCCTTCAGTGCGCCCGTGGCCATGACAGACCTGCGGACGTCGGAGAGATGCCTGTCCCCGATTGCCCTGGCAAGAGATCCGATCGCCTCTTCGTGCTTGCCCTGCGTCTCTTCTCGAAGCTCCTCTTTCGAGAGCGTGGGGAATGCGTGCTGGATCGCATTCCATGGATTCCACGGGTGTCGAAGCCCTACATCTGACTCTCGAGCCTGATCCAACATCACACGCCTGGCCTCTGGAGTCAGGTCGTCCCCAAACGCCTTCTGGATGGTCTTGTTCATCAGATGAAAATGCACGCCCCTGTTGTAGGCACGCTTCTCCATTTTCGGAGAGATCACGATCCCAAGATGATCTCGGACTGTGCCGTCCTTGTCCACGTCATGCCATCGGCGCTCGAATTCCGCGCGATCTAGCAGGTAGCTGTTGTCGCTATCCGAGCTGTCACTGATCCGAACCTTGTCGTTCTCCACGCCCAGCACTACGGCGTAGTGACCGTCGTCCCAGTTGTCCTCCCACGCTGGGCGCTTGGTGTCCCCGCGCCACGCTTGGAATGCCACGACCACCGGCCTGCCCTTTGCGGTGTGCCATGCGAGCTCGTGGAACTTCATGCCGTCCACGATCTCAGCATCCAGACCAGCAGCTTCAGCGACCGAGGCCAGAGACTCCGGGTCAGCCCCCTCCTTGTCAGTGTTCACCAACTTCGCGGCCGTGCCCTCCGGCATGTCCATGCCGTGAACGCGAAGAGCGATCCTCAACGCGGCCGCCCCGCACCTTCCGGGCTTCTCCATGCGGACATGCGGATGGCTGATCTTCTCCAGCTTCTTGCCGCTGTCCACAAGTTCCTGCAGACGCTCCATCGTGACCTGGGAGATGGGGCCGAGGAACTTGTCGGAGTCGTAGTGCTCGAGGTAGGCCTTGCGCGCGTCCTCCTTGCTGTCGAACCCGAGCATGACCTTGTCTTCATCGAAGCCCGTCCCATCCGGCTTGTGCTGGTGGACGACGTAGGCGTAGGGCGCGTCCTTGTCCGGCCCGACATAGGCGTCCACTGGCTCGTCGTCTGCGCCCTTGGTCCCCTCGATGTAGCCGTAGGGGAACTTCATCTTCGTGCGCCAGTGATGACCGTCCTCAGTCGTCCCCTCACGGACAGATCCCTTGCGGTTCTCGATCGCTATGGGTATGCCCTGGACCTCGGTGTGCCCCTGGAGCTTGTGCTCCTGGGCGATCTTGGGCAGCAGGCGGCTCATGGTCCGACGAACGACGGGGCGAAGACGGGCGGAACGCTGGGAGGGCCACCGCCGCCGAACGCACTCCTCAGATAGCCACCCACTCGCGTCGCCTTCTCTTTCACGATAGGCGCGGCCTTCCTGATGCCCTTCACGGCGGCGGCGGCCGCGGCCGGGGCCAGCATCGCTGCGGCTCCTTCGGCTCCTCCAGTCAGGGCGTGGGAGGGGTCAATGGAGTGCCACATGCCGCCGTGCTGGAGACCTTCTTGCGCGGCCTCACCCAAGAGGTGACCGTGGTGGCCGCTCATGAACTGACCGGCCCCGACCTGCGCGCTCTCGTAGCCGCGCTTGAGCGCCGGCACAACCTTGCGCTTCATGCCGAGGCCCATGCGCTCGAAGATGCGCGCAAGCTTCTCCCACTCCTCGTCCGACATCGAGCTGGCTATCTTCTCCAGCTCGTCGATGAAGGCGCGGTAGGTCGCTTCCTTGATCAGAACCGATCGATCCACGAGGCAACCTCTTCGATGGGCTTGGCCTTCTGTTGCTCCCACTCGGCCCGCTGTGCCTCGGACATCTTGTTGAGCTTGTCCTGGTACTGGGTCTCGAGCTTGGCGATGGCCTGGTCCTTGTTCTCGGACGCGTTGATGACACCGTTGACCGCGTTGTTGGCCGCCTGGTCTGTCGTACCGCTCACGGGTGGTTTCTTCAACACCCCGCCGCGGGTGAACAGCCAGACCAGGACGATGGAAGCCGCCCACAACGGCAGGATGAGCCACTTCCAGTAGATCTTGAGCCACTCCCACACCCTGGTCATTGCATCTCATCCCAGAAAGCGTCGAGCATACCACGATCGAGCATCTCAGCCCTCCGAGATCACCCCGAACTTCTCGAGCACCTTCTTCACCACCTGATAGCTCTTGTCGGACAGCCATCCGGCGTAGATACCGTAGAGGATCTTGACCGCCAGCAACTTAGGCGCGGCTTTCACCACGGTCTCCGGCAACGGCACGCCTGGAATGAAGACCAGGCCGAGGGTGATACCGTAGGGCAATATCGGCAGGATGATCTTGAAGTACTTGTTCTCAGCCCAACCGCCAACGACGTTCTTGTCCTTGTCCTTCTTCGTGCCGATCTGTCTGATGACGCTCACGACCGCGAACGACACGAAGGAGATCAGTAGTACCTGCCAGTTGAAGAACACGTCCGTGAGCTTGTCCAACTGTTCCATCTGCTACTCTCCACTGTAATGGTTGGCATCGAGCCCCGGATATTTGGAGCTGCTCTGATATTGTGTACCTTGCACTGGGTGCGCCGTGCTATTGAGGGTGAATGTACCGTTCGGAATAGAGTTCCCAGACACGATCGAATGACTGCCCGATGGATCCAGATTGGCGTCTAGGACCAAGTTCCCCATCACCACCGAACCATCACCATTGGCAACGACGTTATATCTCTGCGTGTTGTTCAAACACACCATGCAGTATGCACCAGTGACCTCGATAGCCTTGAGATCGACCCCGGTCCCAGCCATGCTACCCACCTGGTGCAGAACGACATTGTGCATGACGGTGGTGTAGATCTTACCGATGGAGCGAATGAATCGGAAGACGCCATTGGTCCAGCCCGCCAATGTGCCTGTCAAAACGCAATGATTCCCCTGCACCGTACAGCCAGTCTCCTCGATATTGATCACATACATCTGCCTGGCCATGACGGAATTGACTTCCTGAAAGAACTTGTTGCCTTCCACCAGATACTTGCCGTTGGTACTGACTGAGATACAGATCGCCGTGCTAGTAGATGGATCTGCGGCATAGCCCTTGAAATTGGTGAAGGAATTCCCGCGGATGGTACCGTTACCACGGGCAAAGATCCCAAAACCGTAGACATCCTGTGTGGTACCACAGTCCTGGAAGTTGTTGCCATCGATCAAGATGCCAGAAGATAGCGTGTCACTGCCGATGTCCGTGACATAGGCGTTCGACCCAACCCCACGGTAACCGGTGATGTTGATGAATGCGTTTCCGCGCACGATCGAGCCCGAGACCGGGCCGGTACCGGCAGAATTCAAGAGCAAGGCAGTGTTGTCCCCGTCCCTGAACGTGTTGCCCTCGATAATGGAGCCGGCATAACCATACACGGCTGCCGTGATCGTCTGAGTCTTGGCGTTTAGGAATTGATTGCCCCTGACTACCAGCCCGTGCCCAAGAGTCGATCTGTTGGCCAAGATGAACCGCGTGGGCTTGTTGTTGCCATCAAAGTAGTTGTCCAGGATCTGGAGATCTTCTGCATCAGTCTGGATGAAGTAGTTGAGGACATACGCGCCCTCGACCAAGAACCGATTGCCGTCCACCTTCACCTTCGCCGTCCCGTTGACGATCAATGCCGTCTCGATGGGGCCTGACTCGCTGACTGCCGTGAAGAGATTGTTGGTGACCGTAGCCTTGCACGGGGATGTCCCGTCGAGCTTGATTCCGAAGTTCGTTGCCAGCGCGCCGAAGCCAGCGAAGCGATTGTCCTCGATCCAAGCAGAATAGTTGTCCACCAAGTGAATGAGGTCGCCCTGCTGGTTGAGGAAGTGGTTGCCCTGAATGTGGATCTCACGCGCGTAGTCAACACCGTAGATCGCTTTGCTAGCCTGTCCGTCGAAACGGTTGCCAGTGATCGAGATCATGCCGGTATTGAGACTGCCGTTGTTGATATAGACCCCGTAGTCACCGGCCGAGACCGTGTTGTTCCGAAAACCTATGTGGCAATTCTGGCCCGTGGTGTTGGACACCAGCAACGCGCTGCCGCCAACGAGCTGGAAGAAGTTGCCCTCGATGTCGACCTTTACCGTCCCAGTATTGGGATTGTTAACCGTGACCGAGGTCCCGCCAGCGTTGTAGAACCTGCACCCCCTCACCTCACCCAGATGACCGATCCTCACACCAGCGTAGAAGTAGTTGGTGACATCACCTCTCACGATCGTTCGAACAACCTTGTTGCCACTGGTGGTGAGAAGGAACGCAAACTGGGTTGAGCTGCAGTTCTCGGCCAGGCAATCCTCTACCATCACGCGCGACGCCAGACCGTTAGCATCTACAATCGAGCGCTTGATCAAGCTGAAGTAGCAGCCTTTGATGAGCAGGCCTTCGGGGGTTGGAGTGCTGGAAGCGGGATAGTAAATGGCGTTCTGAAAACCATAAGTGCTATTGCCCAAGAACAAGCAGTTCTGAATTACGGTATTCAGCCCCGGATTGTAGACTGCGCCATATCCTGCGGCCTGATTGGTTGAGGTATTGGCCCATTTGAACGTTAGGTCCTTGAAGTCCACACGGTTAGCGTCACCACTGGGTCCTGTACCGTTGATCTTGATCAGATGTTTTGCCGCCGCGAACGTCGAGTTGGTCTTGACGACTGAGGCCCGTGGATTGTCCCCGGCAATAGTCAGATGAACCAAGGTGGAATAAGCAGAGAGATCGAGGGTATCAGTGAGCTCCACTTCTCCACAGATCCTGATAGTCCATCGGCCCTCGGGCTTGTCGCTCGCGATGGACGCCACGAAATCGCACGCTTCCTGCAAGCTTGTAAAATCTGCCCCGTGATAGGTCGAAGGGCCAACAGTGACTTCGAACGAGGCAGTCGTGCCGTTGAACGTCCACCTGGAGTCGACCTTTGTATCCCACGTGGCACCGTTCCAACGGTAGTAGGCTATGATTGCGTCAGTGGCTGAGACGGAAACGCGCTCATCCAAGGTTCCGGTGCTATCCAAGACCAGATAGCGAGTGACGTTTGAGGACACGGTCCCGACGAGCGGGAAACGCTGGGCCGCGACATCCACGGCCTCACCATTCAAAGCCACGACCATATCCGGGACGTTCAGGTACCCAGTCTGCCAATCCAGGACCCCACCTTTGCTGATCACACGATTACCGTGCAGTTTCTCATTCAGCCGGGCACTGGAGTTCAGCACACCAAGAACTGAGGCATGGAAACCGCCTGGAGTGTATGGACCGGTGTCGTCCGTGATGGACAACGAGACGGACGAGACATTCACGTCACTGAAAACGATGCGATTTCCAACACCGTCGGTGTTCCTGATATTGAAAGGCGATCCACCAGATCCCCTGATACCAGCACAGTTGATCACCTCATAGATGCCCATGTTGATATTGCCGAGCATCGGACGACTGCCATCACGCAGGAAGGCAGCTGCCGGGATGTGGGTAGCAGAGCGGATCGTGCCCCGGACGAGAGCATCTCGCATCATGTACTCGCTGCCGACGGTGGCCAGCGTGTCGAGCGTGCCTGCTATCCCGAAGACGAGGATGACGTTCGTGCCGTCGGGGATGTCGACCGTGGGCAGGTACTCGCTGCCATTCACGGGGTTGACGCTCTTGAAACGGATGACAGCGCCTCCGCTGTAGAATCCGTTGCCGTCACCGCCGCTGCCAGGTTGATCACCGACGATGGTAGAGGTCTCACCCGCGTTCTTGATCGACTTCACGCACACACGGTTGCCGTAGGTGTCCAGCAGCTCGTTGTAGTTGGAGTCCAGAACGCAGATCAGGCTGTCTCTCACATCTTGAGTCTCGGGCAGATAGGTGGCATCGCCCACGAAGAGGTTGACGCCGCTGAAAGTGTAGCTGCTCCCACTTCCGCCGGAGGGCGTCCAGCTGACAGAGGTCGGCCTGGCCATCGGCGCTTCCAGACGGGCCTGCTGGTACTCGTCGTTCTTTGCCAGTGCGTAGCCCAGGCGGTTGGTAGCTGCCGACGTCCCATCCTCGCCGAACTCGACCGCGCGACTGCCGTGAGCTCCTGCTACGTCGTAGGCGGTGACGTTTGGCGGGCCGGGGTAGAAGAGCTGGCCAGCGACGCTGCTACCAAGACCATGCGGAAGATTGGACATCGTGATCTCCTAGAACCTGAGTTCCCAGCGGACCTCAAGAGAGAAGCTGACGGTCTTCGGAATCGCCTCGAACGTGTTGTAGGCCAGCAACGTCTGCCTGCCCGCCCCAACCATCGACGGCGGATTCGAGAGATCGTAGACGTTGCTTGCGTTCTTGTCCCTGGTACACAAGAACAAACCGATCTCCGACAACGGCACGACCGTGTAGGGCCCGACGCTGTTGATCACGGTCTCATCGAAGAGGTGATCGAACCGGACGGTCCTGTTGCTGTTGAGGAAGGTGACGGGAGTGACGACGTTGTCCAACCAGATGGGAGAAGTCGGGTTGATCTTGACCGGCCGCTCGAGCGTCGTGACGGTCAGGTCCTCGTCCGACTGCTTGTTTCCCCACCCACCCGGCGAAGAGCCGGTCGCTGGTGGATAGTCGGTGGACAACGGCGTGGTGTAGGCCATCGGATGGTACTGGCTCTCGCCGCCGATGCCGACACCCATGAACTGGACGAACTCGCGAGGTGGTTCCGCGTAGTGGTCGGCGAACCCGGCCTTGGGGGCGATGACACGAGCCAGGTACTCACGCCCGAGGTCCACCCAGATGTTGTGATCTTCTCGACAGTGCTGTGGGATGCGCTTGCCGCGCTCCCGAACAACGATCGAGATGTTGGCTGGAATCAGCAGCCCCCCTTTGCCGACCAACGGGCGATCAATGAGTTCCATATCGTTCTCCGACCACGATTCTAAGATCTCTAGCTGTCCGAATCAACTAGAGAACTTTCGCCCTCGTGTACTTGCCTGCGGGGTACGTTGAATCCCACTGGATGACTCCGACAGCCGGGCCGTACGGTGGTGGAGGGCTGCTGTCGGGGCCGGACAATGGGATGGGATCGGCCCCACCGCCATCGTCGTAGGCCCAGATCCAATCGAACGGGAGATACCCTCCCGCGAACAGCGTTCGCATGATTCCGATCTTGTACATCTCTGGGAACAGACGTCGCACGTCGTAGAGGTACGCGGGCTTCGACACGCCAACGGCCCCGCCGTCGTATGCCCAGTTGTGGTTGCCGGACTCGTCGGTGTCGTCGTGTCGGAAGCTGCCGCCGGTCCCGCGCGCTCCCTGCGATGCAGGATCGTCGAACAGGTGCAAGATCCCACGGAAGGCGATGTCGTCCGTGACCTCGATGTAGTCCGGCGGCAGGCGCTTCAGGACCACGAACATCGGGAACGTGTAGTGGGGCTTGAGCGTCTTCACCAAGTCCATCGCGAACACCAGATTCGCGATGTTGAACACGTCGATGTCCGCGATCATCAGGAACGTGAAGAACTTGCGCACCTCCAGGAACTCTCCCTGTCCGCAGTACCCCTTCCACCACTCGGGCGTCTTGATCCAGTCGTGGATCTCCACGCCCTTCGACAACGGGTTGAATTGCAGGACCGTGTCTCCGACCTTGTAGTCCTCTCCCGTGTCGGGGTTCGTCCCGATCATGGTCTCCCCGTCCCCCTCCCAGACCACATCTCGTGGGATGAAGTACGTGCGGTAGACAGCGGGGTCGGCCTTGTCCTGAACCACCATCCGCGCCTGGGCGGCGTTGAAGGTGTGGTTGATGTCGGTGATGATGCCGTCGACCTCCGCGAACGGCAGGCCGAGAAGGATCTGGACTCCGATCCGCACGTTCCACAGCGACGGGCCGTTGAAGTAGGCATACCACAGCCCGCGGACGGCAGACAGGTAGTCGAGATCGTCAGTGCGCGTGGTCAGGTCTTCGACCTTGAAGTTGACCGCCTTCCCGAAGTTGTTCTCGATCGTGGGACGGTTGTCGAGGAACGTCACCTCCGCCCAGACGGTGTCTGGCGGCGGAGAGGAGAAGCTGAAGACGTCCTTGAACCGAATGCCGTTCACGCCGTTGGCATCGACCTCCAGCACGTAGTCAGAGTTCTGGTCCCACCACACGGTCGGGTCCAGAATGATCTCTTGCAGTCGCGGGATCCTCACCACGAGCGCGTCGACCGGGATGTTGGACACGCGCCTCACGCCCATGAAAGTGATCTCGTAGTCTTCTACGTTTCCGGCCGTGGCCTCGAGCAACGGGCGGGCGTCGAATCCCAGCACCTTGCCGTCAACTCCCCGGACTTCACACAGGATCTCGACCGAGTCCGGGGCTCCAGGCACACGGACATCGAACCGCGCGATGTCACCGGTCTCCACCAACTGCCTGGTGAAGTCCGTGTACGTTGAGGTCACGGTCGATGGCACCCACCAGTTCCCCGTCCAGTTCTTGATGTCGGAGATCGTGGTGAGCGCCTGATGTCGAACGGCCTTGCTGACCTGGTAGCCTGTCCCCTTCTCCCCGACCTCGCCCAGGACCAGGAGGTCCCCGTGCAGCACGCCCTCATCCATGAAGCTCAGCACCGGGGTGCCGGGCACGGAGAATCCGCGGGGAGGCGCGGTCGTGCAACTCGGTCCCGTGAGCTCGTTCTGCGTATCGTAGGTCGAGCCCCAACCGAAGTAGGAGTTCGCCGTCCCGTCCTTGCTCACCACGATGAGCTCAGAGTTCCCCAGCACCAGCCACCAGGAGTCGATGTAGCTGAGGATGCCGTATTGGGCACCGTAGGGCCCACCATAGAGGATGCCATCGACGTTATGGGCCAGCGACGCGATGGGGTTCTCAACCGCCTGATCGCCGAACGCCACGTTGATGGCGTCCACGATCTCTTCCTTCGTCATCGTGCCCGTGAGATCGACACGCACCAGGTCTCCGCCGTTTCTTGAGATCTTGAGGTAGACGGGACTGGTGAACGTGATCGAGTCCTCTACTTTGGACGAGATTACTCCTCGGAGGATGTGGAGCTTGACGTCGGCGCGCTCTGTCGGCGGCTCATCGAGCAAGAAGCTGTAGTTCAACCAGCGGCGCTGGAACGTGCGTTGGACATCCACCAGGCTCTTGCCGTAGTCGTGCTGCCAGGCCGTCAGTAGCAAGTTCGCCGCGGCCTGAGCAAAACCCGACCACATGACAGTGACTGGGTCTCGATCGTCGTACAGGTTCCAGGCGTCAGAGAGGTAGTCCCAGATGAAGTTCACGTCCGGCACGACCCCGAACGGGACGTTGCTGTCGGTGATGTTCACCAGGCCCTCGGCCGGTAGGCTGTCCAACGACCCGTCGTTCACCACCAACTGCAGGGTGTAGAGCCCATGGACGTCCGGTACGAACGCCGGCTGTGGGAGCGTGCGGTTGTCGAAGAACGTGCTCTGGAAGAACAGCGACCAGCTGACAGCAACCAGGTCATCGGGAATGGTCTCGGTCGTGACCACCAACCGACTGGGGTCGAACCCGACGCTTCGATCCCATTTGCTGGTGCTGGTGTTGTACGCCCACCCGTAGGACGACACCACGTACTGGGTGTCATCAACGATCAGGACGTCTCCCGGCTGAAGGCTTGGGGAGTTCGCGGCGCTCCACGGATCTCCGGCCTGCTGGAAAACGTCGGTGAACCCATCGGTGTCCCCATCGTCCGTCGTGAAGCCGCCAGAGTCCCTCTGCACGTAGTCCGATTGATCGGGCGTGCCGATCAGTGACCACTTGTAGGTCAGCTGCGAGCCTTCGGGATCGTAGCTCTCGGTCCCGTCCAGGCGGATGACGGACCCCATCACAGCCGTCTGGTCACGGCCGGTATCAGCGATCGGTCGACGGTTTGGGATGCGCAGAGCATTGCAGGCACACCGAAGCGAGCGGAAGTGCCCATGCACCGGGTGGGCTCCCTGGCCCACGATCTCTATGCGCACGGAGCTGATGACCGAGCTCGGGCTCACTGGCGCGGCGCTCGTGTACCGCAGCTGGTGCCCGAGGGTGGTCAGCTCCGAGGTCTTCGTGATGTAGAGATCCATGATGTTGGTCACGCCGTCGACCACCATCCGGACGGTGTAGGGGCTGGTCCCCTCCTCGATGATGTGCTGACTGCCGGCGATCGGCATCACGGCGTTGCCGAACTGGGAGACGATGGCCAGGCCGCTCTGGGAGATCAGGAGACCTCCGGCGTTGTCCTGGTTGTCGAACGCCGCGACGAAGAACCTGCTCTTGTCCAGCGCGTCCAGGTTCGTAGGAAGCGCGACCGGCCGGAACTGGAACTCGAACGTGAACTGCTGTCCGATGGGTAGTTCGTACCGAAAGATGCTGGCGATGCCGTCATCACTCAGGATGGCCAGCTCTCCGCTGTCGATCGTGATCCAAGGCGTCCCACGGCTGATCTCGGCTTCGGAGAACAACAAGATCTGGCTGATGGACCCCGGGTTGAAGTCCATGCAGTCGAATTCATCGCTGACCGGAGTGACGAGCGTGGTTACGAAGGAGTAGATCGCCATCAGAGTCTCGCAGGGTTGCCAGTCGGGTCGGTGGCAAGCACCTCAACCTGTACAAGAGAGGCTACCGTGAAATCGGTCACGGGATCTATCACTATGGTGTACTCGCCCCCTCCAACGCTGAAGGTCGAACCCGGACCATCCCAGCCGGGATAGAACTTGGGGCTTCGAGTCCAGTCGAAGACCGGCTCGAACCCCATCCCGGTATCGATGTTGACCCTGATCGAATTCGCTATCACGGATTCAAGATCCGAGATCTTGAGCGAGATGTTGCTGTTGGCCGGAACATCGACATCGTCAGCCAATGGGTAGAGCGGCTCCACCAGCGGGCCAAGGTAGTCCTCCACCCGGAAGTTCCAGATGTACGTCATGCCGTTGCCCTCATTGTCCTCGGCATAGACGTTGATCGTGGCATAGTCGTACGACGGGTATGGAGTCGTCTTCTGGATCGTGACGTTGTACCCCAGGCCGTGGGCCACGATGGCGCTGAAGGGCCCATCGAAACCAGGACGGAGCACACCACCGATGATGGCGGCGGCCCCATCGATGAGCACGTTCATGCTGGAAAGATCGACCCCAGACCCGGAAGTCTCATCCACGGAGAACGTGACGAGCGTGTTCTGGCTGATTCCTGTGCCGGTCGGCGAATGAGCGTCCACGAACGGGGCCGTGTGGTCCCACGTTCTGAACGAGTACGCGCCATCGAGCTCGTTGGGTATCGCTGCCAGATCTCTGGCATGGACGTGCACCAGTACGACGTGGAACTCGGGGAAGGTGAACGTTGGATCGATCGTGAACTGGTACGCCGGTCCAACAAGCACAACCGCTGACCCTGGCCCGTTGTACGGAGCCAGGAACGTGCTGCCGTTGTAGGCAAGCGTGCCATCGATCCAGATGTTGACCGTCGAAAGGTTGACCCCTTCGTCGTCGTCTCTGATCTCGAGGTAGATGTTGCCTGCAGGGTCCTTGTCGATGGTGCCGCTGCCAGGGTTGAGGTTCTGCAGGTACGGAGCTTCGAGATCTGGGTAGATCTCGCTTGGAGTGTCCTCCTGCATGCCGGGGTAACCGGAGGTGAACGCGCGCAGAGTCGAGGGCGTGGTGTAGTCGGACTTCAACAAGCCCGTGAAGTCGGCCGTCTGCTCGGTGATCAGGTTGCCCCAGAAGTCCATGACGCCGCCGGCAACGGTCGTCACTCGATAGCTCACCGCCTCCTGGTTCTCGGTGAGGAGATCGACATGCGTGCTGTCCACCCAGACCGTGCGAACTATGGTCAGCGGCGCACCGCCAACCACTTTCGCGATCCTGTAGCTGGAGATGTCCAAGGTCTTGGCCCGGTAGCCGCCGGGCGGCACGTGCATTCGGTACTCGAGCTGCAACGCGCGGTCGAAGGTCAGGCGGACGCTGTTGGGGGACGTGCTGACAGCGCTCACGAGGACCGGGCCTGTGAGCGTGGTGCCGGCAGCGATCGTCTGCTTCTCGACCGCCCACCCGATGCCCGTGAACAGCGTGCGACTCATGCTCCCACCGCCATGGAGTAGGGTGTGTGGCTGTCATCCAGACGACCCTTCCAGTAGAGCACGTTGGTGTTCAGATTCACAGCCACACTGAGGTCGGGGTAGGTCATGCCCACCAGGAGGATGGGAACGGAGTTGTCGACACCGTAGGCCACGGAGATCACCGCGCGGGATGTGGGAAGGATCTCGTGCGTTGCTCCAGAACCGACGATGCCGTACAGGAGCACCGATGTGCCGGTGGTCAGATCCATCCTGTACACACCCTCCTTGCGGGCGTAGTAGAGGTAGTTCCCGTCCACCACCATCGCGTCCTGGGCCAGTGCGCGGTCGCCCTCGTCAATCGTCCCAGAGAGGGTGTAGGTGTGATTTTCCACCCACGTGCCGCCACCACCTGAAATGATCGCATTCCACGCGGCGAAGTGGGTGATGTAGAGGGACGACCGATCGTGGTACAGCAGGTCACGGGTTGACGGCTGGAACTGTGCCCAGCGCATGGTCCCAGTCTGCATGGACACGCCTTTGTAGGGAGTGTCGAGGTGAGCGTCGTTAGCGCCTTGGAACTTCCAGCGCTGCCAGCGCTGGAGAGTGATACCGGCCGCTGTGGCGAACAGGCGGTACTGATAACCGGAGTCATGCAGGAGATCGCACCAGTAAACGTAATAGCTCTGGAGCACCCAGTTGGCGTACGGCCCCTGATAGTTCCTGCCACTATTCCGGACTGCGACGCTTCCACTCGGCGACCAAATAGGCCACATGTTGGTGGACAACTCTGGGTTGTAGAACGCGCCTCCGCCGCCTTCCTGCGCTGAACGAGCCCAGTCTGTGGTGAAATCGATCCAGAGCCCATACCCTCCGCTCGATGGGAGGGCGACCATCAGCACGCCGTCCTTCATCACCGCCTGACGCACATACCCCCAGCTAGCCGGACCCCACACCATGTTGTTGGCTGCACCACGGAAGCTCGCCCAGAGCTTGTTGGTGTCAGCGTCAATGATGTCAATGTTCGGCTCCGTACAAGCGATCAGAGCATGCTGCGGAAACTCCGCCAGAGACCCACGGTAGGTGCCCGCCGCCTCCCTGGCCCACCCGATCAGGTTCGTGGTTGTGCCGCTATTGATCGTAAAGTTGCTGAACTCGAACACTGTCCCGGTGGGTGTGCTATTGAACCAGAACCCGAGATCGATGAGCATCGGTCGGTTGTAGGTCATCGCAGAGCCGCTACCAATCGCCGCCCACGCCGATCCGGTCCAGTAGTAGGACGTGACCGTGCTCCCAACACGGGTGATCCTCAACTTCCCAGAAGCAGTGGCCCCACCAACCGAGGCGTAGCTGCCCCAACTGCCGTTATTCCGAACGTCCTTGTCCCAATTTGGGTTGCCGCTGCCGAACATTCTGCGTCGGGCGTAGGTGTAGTTGTTCCAGTCCATGACCGCCTGGATCACTATGCCGCCGTCTGTCGGCCCGGAGCCATTCGACACAATGTTGTAGTCGACCTGGACGTCGAAGTCGCCGGTGAAGAACCAGCGCAAGGAACTAGCGATGTCCGTGCCGTTCGTGTTCACAGTGAAGCGCAGGGTGCCATCTGCTGGCATCGTTATCTGCGCAGCTTTTGCGATCAGATCTCTGTCCAAGAAGCCATCGGGGAAGGCCCAGGCCGTGCGCCGAAACCCACCAGCGACGGTCCCGAAGTCCCCTGGGCCGCACTCTACCCCGTCGTAGTAGAGCTTGCCGTCTCGCCCCGCTCCGTAGTGCCCCGCTCCGTGCGTGTGCCAGGGATCGAGGGTCGCATCGTAGTAGAAGACGTGCCTGGCGTTTGCGCCCGCGAGAAGCTCCTTGCCGTCAGCGTCGTACTTGCCCTTGATGTAGTCGGTCTCGTCGATCTGGACAAAGAACCCGTCTTCCAACCCGATGACGTCGCTGAAGGACGGGTCCTCGTTGATCTGAGGGAAGTCGTAGCGCGGCTTCGGCCCACCGACCGATGGAAGAACCAGACCATCTTCCAGGCCAACGACGTCGGTCGACGGCAGCACGACCGCGTCCTTGGTACCCAGCACATCGAAGCGCTCTGGACCTCCCTCACCCAACGTGGAGGCCGCGTCCTCGAGAGCAAGCCTGGTCTCCTTGGCCCCGCTAAGATCTGGTGCCATCACCACGTCAGCGGGGTTGAGCTGCTTGGCCACGAAGTAGCTGAAGTCCGCTTGCGCGTTGACAGCAGACGTCTCCCACTTTCTCAGCACGATACCGGCGAACGCCGTGTTGAGATCGAAGTCTCTCGCCCGCGTGCCGAGCGCCACCCACGTCGTGCCGTTGTCCACGGAGTAGATGAACGCCAAATAGTCTGGCAGGACTACCGTGCCGGTCTCAGGAACGTACGCGATCTTGCCGGTGTTCCAGTAGATCCGATAGATGTGGTTACTGGATGGATCTGAAACCGCCCCAGAGGTGAAGAGACGTGCGGCACCACCGGGGTAGTAGTAGTCGCAGATGATCTTGCCCTCACCCTTGTAGAATCCAAGCTGGTAGGAGTAGTTCGACACGCCAGAAATCGACTGCGGAGCAGTGCCGAAGAACAAGTCCGCGAAACGCTGGGTCGTCGTTCCCGTAAGGCTGCTGAGCTTGGTCTCAACTAGCAGCATCATCGCTGGCGAGGCGAGCTGACGCAGCTGGGAGATGTTCTCGTAGAGGCACGGGGCGGACTGGTTGTTCTGATCATAGTTGCAGTTCGCGCCGTTCGGTGCGACTAGGCGCGCGTCACCGGCACCAGGCACACTCACAGTGCCATTGCCGGCGTACTGCTTCATGATCGTGGAGCTGGGGAACAGATCTTGGTATGTGGTGATCAGTGCCATGGTCAGGCCATCATCACGGTCGCGATGTACGTGCCGGGCTCAATGAGGTTGGGTACGATCAGCGATTTGATCACGACGTCATCGAACATTCGGATGAGGGTGAACCCCCCGTCACCGCCCCCAGAGTACAAGGTCCCAACCACCAGGTACGGAACGACGGTGATGCCCTGGAGCAAGGTGTAAGACCTGAGCGCGCTGATGACAGGCGCTGTGCCCACCAAGATCTCCCCGGCAGGCGGCGCGTTCAAACGTCCACCACCCCCACCGCCGACAATGGTGTAGGCGAGGTAGTTGGACAGCGATCCCTTGGACACGCTGAAGACGCCCTTCTCCGTCGCACAGTAGACGTTGTTCTTGGCCGCCACGATCTTCGTGATCGTGTACCCGATATCGACCGTCCCTTGACGGAGATCGCTCTTATCAGGCCAGATGTACCCGTGCCTCCAGTCGTGGCAGTTGCGGTAGAGTCGGCTGCCGATCGAGAACCACAGCCATCCGACGTCGTCAAAGTACACCTGCCTCGTGTCCCCGGCGTTGGAAGAGCCGATGTCCGCGCCCGCTGCCACAGCCACGGCGCTCACGGTGTTGCCAGAGAACGAGACGACGTTGGGAGTCGGGTCTTCGCCGGAGATCGCGATGTGCGTCGAGGTGCCTTCAACCAGCATCGAGAGGCTGTGGAGCTGAGACAGAGTGATCCGGTAGCTGCCCGATGACAACCAGATGGTGTTCGTGTTCCGATCGACGATGGTCTTGGTACCCTGTCCTATCCACTGGCCGTCGTTCCCCACGAGGCTGAATGTCGTGGCCGGCGTGTTCGCGCGGAAGTCGATCGTGTGCAGACGACCCGGTTCCCATCCAGTGTCCTGCGTACCGACTGCCAGCAAGCCGTTGGCCATGCTCACCGATCGAATGGTGTCAAGCCCACGACCTAGCGCGTAGAAGTCGGAGCTGCTGTTGCCCAACAAGAAACGCATCCACATGCGGAGGGTGGACGGCGTGCCGTTGAACGAGTCCATGTCGAAGATCACAAGCTCCAATCGCGTGGCTACGATCAGCGCTCTGACCGGGAAATCCCCTCTTGAACTGCGGTTGGATCCGGATGCTTCGGTCCTCCAAGGAGCTGAAACCGGGCCTGCGTCTTGTACACCGTTGGTGTATCGGTAGCCGTTGCGCGCGTAGCCCGTGAATCCGGTCGTGGTCGGATTCGCCCACGCCTCTCCCGTGGTGTCGTAGGGGACAGCGATGTAGGGCTTGGGCTGGGTGAAGTGGTAGTGGAGGTCGGTGTCTTGCGTGATGGTGCTGAACTCGGCGTCGGGCGACAGGTAGTAGGTGACCGCGTCCTCGAGAGCCAGCACGTCGTCGAGGGAAAGCCCGCCACCCATAACGTCCGGCATGAATCCTAGGCGCTGGCCTCCGGCGTCCAAGATCTGCGCGCTGTCCTCGAACGCGACGCGCGACTGCGACTGCTCTCCTTCCAAAACGACCGGGCCGCCAAGCCCGTCCGGCGAGTCGAAGGCAGGGTAGCCACTCTCAGTGAGCCGGACGGCTCGATCCTCTAGCGCCAGGACCTCCAGAGGATCAGCTTGCGTGTTCGTCAGCTGCACGTCCTTCTTGGACGGGACGAACTTCTGGGCTGTGGCATCCCACTGATAGATGCCTGCATAGCTCCACAGGCTAGAATTCGCGGGGAACGTGCTCCAGTTCTTGCAGCCCACTCCGAACCGGAGTGCGTTCGTGAACTCCATAGAGCGTGCGTACTTCTGAGTCCAGGTGCCGCCATCACCGATGCGATACCAGAATTGGATCTCGTTGGCATTGATCACAAAATTGGTACCATCGGACTCTTGAATGAAGAGAGGCCGAGACGTGGGGTTCCAGTAGATCCTGTATGTGTGAGGACTGGTGGTAGGGCTGGCAACGGCCGTGCTAGAAGTCACCGTCGAGTTAGACCCGCCGTAGAATCTATTGACGTACAGGCTGCCGTTACCATAACAAAGCAGGTAGGCCGTCGACCGATCCACCCAGACCACAGCCCACATCTCGGTATTGGCCAGCGCTGAGAACTGATAGCACCGCGCCTCGAATTTCAACACGCCATCGAAGGCAGTTATGCGGTCATGAACTGACTGATAGGCGATAGGCGCATTGGCCGGAGACGATCCCCACCAATCGCAATCCACGCTCGCGGGCGTGGTGACTGTTAGAACTCCTCCAGCCTCGGTGATGGTCCCGTTCCCGAGAAGCTGTTGCATGGTTCCGCCGGGGAAGGCGGAGTAGAAGCGCTGAAGGAACCCGGCGGACATCAACGACCTCCTAGTCGACCGGCTTGAGCCCGGCTTCCTCGATCAGTGCAGCGACTTCTCTCAGTCGATCGTAGTAGGGCCGGTACAGGGCGTCCAAGTACTCTTTTGCGATCGGTGCCTCCTCCCAGAACGTCTGTCTGAAGTCCTGGAAGTCCCGGTAGTGGTAGCAGATCAGGGGGAACTCGTCGTCAACGGTGAAGCCCTGGTCGCCATCGTTCAGACGGTGCCACCTGGCGTTCCACGGAGCTAGGTTGATCCCCGAATGCTGAACCCACTTTGCGAACGGGAAGATACCTGGTTGGTCATGGAGGACGTTCAAGTACCCCTCGGCCCCGAATCGATCTCCTCCCCCATCGGTCATCCACTGGCACCACTCCGTGCAGCGCTCTTGCCACCAGCGCACGAATGGCAGACCGGAAGGACGGGCGACCACAAAGCCGTCGTTGAACCAGCCGCACCTCGGCGGCGGGTCGAGCTCTCTGTCGATCACCAGGATGCCAGCGTCTCCCATGACCCGGTCGATCTCTGCCACTGGTCCCCAGAAGAACATGTCGGAGTCGACCATGGCCACGACCTCGATCCCGAAGAACTCCAGGAGGTAGCCAAGGTAGAACGGCTTCAGCGCGGCGACGTAGCTCTTCCAATCCCGCTGGGAGCGCAGCTCACGTAGGACCGGGTAGTAGTCCTCCAAGTCCCGAACTGGAATGATCACCGGCCCCTTGGAATCCAGTAGGCGTCCCGCGACGTCCCGGGTCTCGCGATCCAAACAAAGGATGAAGACGAGGTCTGCTCCCTGAGTGGAGGCCGATTGCGCGCAGACGACTCCCTCTACGCAGTATCTCCTATCGCAGAGGGTCGCCACATTCACAGCTAGCCCCCGGCAATGGAGAAGAATTCGAAGAACTTCATGTAGGCGGTGTCCCCGCTGGTGTCGATCCTCAGAGCCACTTCTACGGTGATGACTTCGTCCTGTGGCTCATTGGTTGGGTTGATCGTGATGACACCGGAGTAGACCCGTTCGGTGTTTCCCGTGAGGGAAGTGATCGTCACCAAATCGGTCCCACCAGAACCGGTTGCACGCACCCGGACTTCCGCGCGACCACCATACGAGTTGGTGGCGCGCATGCTAACAACGATCCTCCAGGATGTTGGTGCCTTGTTAGAGTCACGAACGACCCTGAAGGTGAACTTGGGGTCGAATGTGATTCCGGCGTGCGAGTACTCAGTGTCTTGCTTGTAGGTAGACCACCTCTGCGGCAGGTTGCCGACTGTGACCTTCTTCTTCGCCCAGGACGCAGCCGAGTCCTCGATGACCACAAGATCTGCGGCGACCGGAGAGGCCTTCGCAGTCATGGCGTTGATCTCGCCCTCGGTCACCTTGTGCAGCGCCGTGGTGTCCACGATGCCGGTCAGGCTGCTGACCTTGATCTTCTTCTTGGCGTACCCCGCGGCGCTATCTTCGAGGAGCAGCAGGTCGTTCCCGATAGACGGGTTCTTCTCCGTCATGGCGGCGAGCTCACCTGCCACGGCCTTGTGCAGAGCCGTAGAGTCCACACTGCTGGTCCCGATGGCGGCCTCCAGGTCCAACAGGGACTGATTGAGGTCGCCGTCGTATCGCCAGAGGAACGCCCCCGGCAGTCGGATGCCCAGCTTATCCGTCAGGATGTAGATCGCAGTCTGGCACAGCTCCTTGTCAGAAAGAGGGATGCTCCAACCTTCCTCGTTGCGGGCCTCGAGCTGCAGGACGTAGCAGCCGTCGACGTCACAGACGAAGGACGGGTTCTGGGAGGTCGACACGCCGTTGGAGAAGTTGCCGTTCACACCCGTCGCCGCCACGCTTCCTGGCGGGACGTACAGCATGGTCCACTTCCACTGACGGATCGGAAGGTCGCTGACAGCATCGCCCTCGAGCGTCACGGTCTTCGGCAAGGACGTGTGTGCCCACGCCTGCTCGGCTCCAGCCCTGGCACTGGGAATCGACACGTTGAGCTCCTACGTCTTGGGGGTACGGACTCCATCGGTCCAGACCAGCTCTTCCGACCCATCGCTGAGTGACACCACGCCGCAGATCCGTGGAAAGCTGAACTGGTAGTCGTGCGTCTCCTCGAACACGCTACCCAAGACAGCCAGTGGGTCCGCCTCAGACAGTGCTTGCCGCGCGGCATTGGCCTCGGATTCGGACTCTGCCATCTCGAGGACAGGGCGCTGGTCGCTGTCGGCCTTCTTCGTGAAGTACCACATGCTGCCTCCTAGAGCGACGGCATCGTGAACGTGTACTCGACCAAAAGGCTCTTGTTGCTGGCCTTGTTGATCGTGACCGGGTTGCCGCCACTGTCCTTGATCCTGACTCTCCCCGTACGACCATGACCAACCGAGAAGTTGCTGGTCGTGTAATCCAGACGGCAGGAGGAGTAGTAGGTCACGCTCCTGATACTTGAGTGTGTGGCTTCGCCCGGCAGGTACAGCCACTTGAGCTTGGCGTAGATGGCCTCGCGGCCATTCGGATCGCTTTTGAAGTCCGGACTGATGATGCAGTTGTTGATGAAGACCTTGTGCGAACTGGTCCCACCAACCATATCGGGCGTGCTGTCCCACCCAAAGTCGAGAGTGTAGACCTCTCCCGTATAGGAGGGCTCGGTCGAGGTCTGCGTCAGCGCGATCCATGCGAAGAGCGTCGGCGCGTTCCAGCCGTAGCCAGTAGTGAAGTAATGGCCGGGGTTGCTGAGCGCCTGGTAGTAGAAATAGCTGGGCGCGGTCTTGAAGATGAGGTTGTCCATGGCCCATTGGCCATCCACAGGGAACCGCTGGAGGTACTCCATGACAGCCGCGTCTCCCCCCTCCCTGCGCACGGCATCCAGAAGATCCTGTGTCAGGCCTGGGGTGTGGAGCATCTGAAGATCGAAACGTCCTTGCATGATCAGCTCCTTACGCCGGCTTCGGGAAGTTGCCACCCATGCGCTGGGTGTAGATGAAGGTCACGGCGTCGGCCGCCGCCTTTGTGAACGGCTGGGTGACACCCGTGTACCCCTTCGGCAGACCCGCCGTTGGTATCCCCAGCAGCGAGTTGATCGCGTTGGCGACCGTGTCCAAGTGGACTTGGCTGTAGTTGCCGGCGACCGTTCCACGTACGACGACGAAGCCGAATGCCGATCGGTAGGCCTCCAACCCCCAACCGTAGAGAGCCTGATTGATGGCGTCGGCCAGGGTCTGCGTGCTGGTTGTCGCGGCGACGTTGGGGATCGTGAACGTCTTGTAGCTGGACCCTCCATCCACCGACAGCCGGAGCTTGTTGTTGGTGGAATCGATCGTCTTCGACGGCATGTCCTCGAAGACGTAGAGTTCGGCGATCTCCACTTTTCGGGCGGTGTCTACTGGCACGATGCCAGAGATCTTGATCCCACACGTGGGGACTGCTGTCGTGAACGTGTACTCGTAGCCGTACTCGCCGTTGTTGAAGATGTTGTTCGACTGATCGGACGCAGAATAGTCCAACTTCGTCGTCCAGTCGTTGGCGTGGAAGGGCTGAGGATCTCCGCCGAACTCATGTAGCGCATTCAGAGTCTGGATCGTGAAGAACTTCGGGCAGAAGTCCCGAATGCTGCCCTTCGGGAAGACGATCCTGACCCCCCTGATGGTCCTCGCGTCGTCCTTCGCCCAGATCCTGCCGATGTAGTGCGGACCTGCCACATCGTTGGAGACGTACTTCTCGCCCTGAATGATTGCCCCTGGTGTATCGCCGTCCTCCGCGTTCTTGCTCACCCACATCTCGTTGTCGACCCGCCCGTCGAACGCCTTGTCTCCCGTAGTGCGCGTGAGGATGTTGAGTGTCTTGCTCACCGGACCCTCGGCCACGACGGCTTCGAACACCTCCACCTTGTTGTTGTTGATGACCCTCTTGATCGTGAAGGGGCCTGGGTTCAGAGCCGCGTCGGTCGTGATGGTCTTGCGCGTGTGCGTAGCGGCCACGAACGGGGTTCCAGTGCCGAGCAAGATCGTCTTGTCTGTGTTGTTGAACGTGATGTTCTCCGGAGCCGGAGAACTCCAGAGGTTGACATCGGCGATCTCGGACGAGGCGATGTAGCCCGGAAGCCCATTCGCGATGGTCTCGCCTAGCACGAACTTGTGCAGCGCGGTCGCCGATCCTAGACCGAGCGCGCTCCCATCACCGTAGGTGAAGTTCTCGTGCTTGTACACGCGATCGGAGAGGTTGCCGGCCTTGGCTCCTGTGGTCAGCGCCCCGAAGATCGAGGGCAGCTGCCCGATGACGGCGCGCGTGCCGATGAAGGGGTTGGCTTCGTTGTAGCCGCAGGCGACGTCGGCGGAGAGGCCGATGCTCTTCGCCACGAAGTTGTCCAGGCCGACATCCGTGGTCTCGACCGCGGGGCTGTTGGCCTGGGCGAAGAACGTCATCTCGTTGTATTCGTAGTCCGGAGAGGCGTTCGGATAACGGAGCTGGACGCGCTTGAAGATGCCGGTCGTCGCCGACAGCAAGATCCCACGCCGCCCATAGGCTACGGTGCCGGACCCTGGTGGGTTGCCTGGGATCTTGTCGTCCGACGACCCATCGCTCTCGGCCCACAGGACCTTCGCATCACCGCGTCGGCTGGGAACCGCACCATCATCGCCGAACAGCATGAACGCCAAGAACGGGTTCGTGCTCCAGTTGGCGAGGATCTCGGACGGCTGCTTTGACTGCGCAGATCCAGAATTGGACCAGAAGGCGCAGTACATGAGATACCCAAGTCCACGACGAGTGAACTTGTTGCGGATCTCTCGGTCCTCTGTGACCCTCTCTGGGTAGCGACTCCTCCGTGTGCCGTCAGGCAGATGCTCCCAGAGGTCTTCGTACTCCACGGCTCCGCCGGGCCCACTGCCCTGAAGGCCTCGAACGTCGTGTTTCACGATACGAATGCGACCCTCGATGCCCAGCACTCCGTGAGCTCGAAGATTCATTTGGATCACCTCTTCAAGGTCTGGATTCCCAAGGATTCTACTCCAGTGATCTGTCTGGCGTCAACGCATTGAAAAGACGGCGCTGTTGGTCTATCCTGATTGCCGTGAGACACCTTCTCCTATTGTCGCCAGAGATCACAGCCAAGTTGCTCGAAGGGCACGAGGACATTCTCACCCCGGCAGCGTCGGAACGCGAGAGATTTTACGCCGTGCAGACTTGTCCACGCTGCGGAGGAAGTTGCAGGAAGATCGGAGACTTCCGCACGATGTGGCAGAAGGGCGAGATACTCCCGAAGTTCTACCTCGAGTGCCTGGCCTGTGGCTGCCAGTTCAATCCCCACAACGGCATGATCGTCAAGCTGGGAAACCTGGCTCAGGCGGTAGAGCCGGCGCTTCCAATCCTGAAGACGGAGGACTAGGCAGTTCCGGCTCGAGTCACGTCCAACACGTCCGGCATGAAGGTAGCGAGACGGCCGGCAGTGATCGAGTTCTTGGACCTCACGGCCCGCACCTTTCGATCCTTGTAGTGGACGATCCCTATGACAGTGATTGGCATCTCCACACTGGTCGCCCCACGGCGGCGGGGTATCTCGCCGATGGCTGAGGCTTCGAGTGCCTCGTCCGGCAGTAGGCCGTTGATGAGATCTTCGATGTCGGAGACCACCACGTCTTCCAGCGATCCACCACTGTAGTTCACCACGACCTGGACGAAGTGGGGCTGGAGGTGCCGCACCAGGATGCTGGCTGTCAGCACGCGGTCTAGCTCCGACTGCGCGAAGTTCTGGACCTGCTCCACCAGCGGCGACCGCTCGTAGTTGAGCTGGATGTTCGACAGACTGAGCTGGCGCATGTTGGCCGGCGTGTCGGTGGAGCCGACCGAGAGCATGCGACGCCCCACGACCATGTGCAGCTTCTCCGAGGTCGAGAAGCTGAGGTTCTCATCCTCGGTGTAGAGATGGTAGCCGTCGGACTTGTACCTCTCCGCGGTCAGCTGGAGATCGGGATCGATGTTGAACTCGTCACCCACCCCGTCCGAGACCAGCTCGATGTCGGCGTAGTAGAGCGCCCCCTCCTTGTTCTCCGCCATCTCCGTGGAGCTGACACGCTGGACACCGGGCCGCTTGATCGTGAAGTGCTGGGAAGGTCCCACCTGACCAGCCACGAACGTCGTATCGAGCGTCATGCGGCAGTGGTTGGAAGTTGCTCCCGAGATCCACCCGACGTCTAGGACCTTGTACTCTCCCTTGGCCTTGGCGTCGTTATTGCCCGCTGTCAGCCCCAGGGTCGTCAGAGTGGTCGGATGGGAGGAGCGGAGGATCACAGGGAAGTCGGCCTCGAACCGCAGGTACTGAGCAGAACCAGTGTCCTCCACGAACGCGATGGTGGCCCCCAGCTGGGCGTTGATCTCGGCCACCAACTTCGTGGGCCCATCGACCTGGTCATCGAAGGTGATGGTCTTGTCGGGCCCGTTCTCCAACGAGAACGTCAGGCTCTTGCCGGCCAGGACGTTGGGAGTGGGCGTGTAGGGGAACGAGCTGGCGGAGATGTTCACCGTGCCCTGAATAGGCTGGTAGGTGATCTCCAGGATGTCACCCGGCAGCACCTCTCGAAGCAGGAAATCGATCTTTGCGTCCCTCGAGTACATGCCCGGACCAGTCGGCATGGAGCCGGCATCCTGCACGCTCTCCACGACGCGGGTGCCCAATCCAGCGAGGTCCACCACGAGGTTGTTCGGTACGTCTTCCGATGTCACTGGCAGCAGTTGGAAGTGGAGCTCGGGATCGGGGAAGAAGTTCTTGAGGCTCACACCGTCGCCGTTGACGTCGAGCGTGAACTCCGTGCGCTGCTCCTCATCCGCCGTGATCGTGCCGAGAGCGGCATTCGCCTGATGCACAGAGGTGCGCCTGGCGGCCTTCCGGTAGCTGCCGCGGACCTCGAAGGAAGTTGGCTCGAGGAAGTAGCAGCGCACCTTCCCGAACGATCGGCTCCCGATGCGAATGGAGGTGTTGACGCTAGGCAGTGGGAAGACGACGCGACCGGCGTCGTCCACCTGCGCGATGAGGAGACGATCGGCGGCCAGATACTCCAGCCACCAGAAGCCGATGTTGTCTCCGGACATGACGTAGACCGAGTCGCTGAACACCTCGATTCCGAACTGCGTCCAGTCCGACACGCTCGTGCTCGTCACCTGCCGACTGTCCTCAGACACGCTCGTGGACAAACCCAGTGTGCTGTTGGCGGAGCCGTAGGGCGTCACCTGCAGCCATCGGGTAGTAGATCTGATCGCCAGGTATTGCGCCGCTCCGATGGTGTAGACCTGAGCGATACCGCTGAGTCCGGTGATGGCGTTGATCTGGTCTACGGCCGTCTGCAGCGTGGTCACACCGGAGAAGTTGACGGGTATCGCCGGTGCGTTGTTGACGGAGATCTGAATCTGCTTCCCGTTGAGCGCCGATGCCCCGCCACTGAGGTCGACCGTTCCGATGATCCCCACTTTGGCATCCGCCACAGCCTTCTTCAGACCGACACCGGCGTTGGAGAACGCCGACGACTGGATGTCCACTGGGTCCGCGTAGGGAAGGGTCTCGCCCGTGGGGTTCAACGACGAATCCAGCAGATCGATGGTCTTGATACGCAAGAGCGGCAGCTGGATGCCGGCTTGCTTGTTGAACAGCTGCCAAGGCTCGGAGTCGGACGTCCGGCGCAACTCGCCATCCAAGACCATGAGCTTGTTGCCAGTGCCGGTGATCTGCTGCACGCCGTAGTCACCGGCGTTGGCAGAATCGCTGGTCACCCGTAGTGTGTCGCCGACCTGCCCGCCGACCGCCAGGAAGTCGACCTCGGAGACCGTGCTGACCTGGCGACTGCCCATGACGGCCTTCAGATCTGAGCCGGTCTCACGCATGTTCTTCGGCTCATTCAGGTTGATGTCCAGCTCGTCCACGATCTTGTAGGACAGATTCGAGAACGAAGACGACGGGGCCGGCTCAACCTGCAGCTCCCTGGACTCCGTCACACCAGTCCCTCTGGGTGCCACCTTGATGATCTGGTAGCTGCCTGCCACAGCCACGCCCGCTCCTTCTATCACGAGAGAGTGACCAACCTTCACTCCCTTGGTGATGAAGTCGGTGCTGGCGAGACCAACCCGAACGATGTCCTCCGGCAGCCCGGCGATGACGACGCTCAGATCCTTCCCTTCGGTCAGCGGCTGTTCGTCGCTGATCTCTTTGACCACCTGATCTGCGTCCTCCGCCGTCAGGCCGCGAAGAAAGAAGTCCGAACACCCGCCGATGTGGACTTCGTTGCCCTCGATCACGATCTCCCCGTTGGGACCGATCGGGAATACCACGCCACCGGGGATGGAAGACAGCGTCAGCTCGTTCTTCCGGATGTAGTAGGCCACGTTCGAGAGCGTGTCGGAGAGGGTCGAAGCCGTACCATCCAGATTGGTGATCCAGACGGCGTTGGCATTGATGACCCGCGTGATGCTGTAGTCGACTCCGGCCACAGACAACGTGAAGTTCTTCACATCGCCTATGGGGCCAAGGAGCGTGATGAAATCGGCAGAGTTGTCCTCGAACACGTTGGAGTACGTGTCGCCGTTCCCATCGTCCTGGGTGAATCCGGTCGCGGAGTAGTGGACGATCGAACCAAGACCGCCGCCCGTCAGGATGTCTCTCTGCATCTCGGGGTCGTTGAACCCGACCACCTGGAGGTGCTGGATGTCTCCGAAGACATCGAAGAGCCGGGCCAGCACTCCGCGCGGGATGACCATCGACCTCTCGGTCAGACTGGTCTCTCCGCGCTCGACGTAGCCGATCGTGGTCTCTTCCGGCTCGCCGTCCGAGAACTTCCGGAGGTTGGTGACGCGCACGGCCGACGGCACGTTGGTGATACCCACGATCGACCCAGCCTCGATGTTGTATTCGTCCCCCTCAGTTTCGGCCTCCAACGCGATGTCGAAGTAGAAGAGATTCCCGGATTGGTTGAAGAGCATGGCCTCGGCCGAGATCGACTGCGGGCTCGAGGGAATGAAGTTCAACCCATCGGCCGTGTAGCAACTGTTCCCCACGGAGATCGTCAAGGCCGTCGGGGCGCTGAAGTACGCACGAACGCTTCCGACCGACTTCTTCCCGCGCGATCGGCGGACGAAGAGGTTGCCCATCAGCGAGTCGGCCTCATCCGGTGCCAGGAGCTCGGGGTAGGCCAGGCTCTGGTTGTTGCGGAGGAACTGGACCTCTCTGACGAACGGGTCCAGCAGGGCCTCCATTGGCTTGACCAGGAAGTCAGCCAGAGCGTCACCATCCTCAGCCTGGAGGTTCGGGAACTCCTGCCGCAGGCGGGTCTTGATGAACGTCGGCAGGTCCATCTCGAACGGGTCCGGCTGGAATCGGCGGACGGTCGGGTCGATGACCGTCAGCTGTGCAGGAGAGCCCTCCGAGAGATCGGTGTCGGGATCGTACGCGAGGAACCTCTCCTCGAGGAATGTCTTCAGATCGACGGAACCGGACATTGGCCGCTCCTACAAGTTGACGCCGACGATAGCACGTTTGCCGGACTGGGAGATGAGCTCCACACGAGCCAGCAGCGCCGTCTGCTGCGCGCTGAAGATCGCACTGAGGACATTGGCCGCGGCCAGCTTCTCGTCCGTGTTCAGCCTCGAATCCCTGGCTTGCCTGGAGATGATCTGCGTTCGCACCCTGCTGACTGCCAGCGTGAACGCCGCCGTGATACCTCCGGTTGCGTTCTTCGAGAAGTTCGAACCCACCAGGCGTTGGACGCCGCCGCCAGTGTTTGGAGCCCACGCATCAGACCCCGGGGTCCGCATGAGGAAGAGCAGGAAGGTCTGGACGAGCTTCTGGATGCCGGTGACCTTCTGGGGTCGGTCGGTGAGCTCGAAGTACACCTGGCTTCGGTCGGTGGCCGTCATCCTGCTGCTGAGGACGTTGACCGACCTGATCAGCTCGTTCTGCATGGAATCGGGCACCTGGACCAACAGACGTGTCTTGCTCATGACCACGTAGCTGGGTGCCTCAATCTCGTTGACCTCGACCTTGACGACGCTGCTGAAGTCCGGTCCACGCACGTCCAGAGTTCTAGGATCTGACCCCACGACATTCGTCACGGAGAGGACGTTCACGATGTCTCGAAGATAGGTGACCTGAATGTCAGCCATGCTATCCCTCAGCCTCTCCCGGGTCCTCGGGCGTGTTGACGTTCGCGGACTCGCTCTGCGTAGCATCCTTCACGGCCGCGGCGAAGGTTTCTGGGGGCACCTTCTTCACTTCCTCCACGGCTTTCGTGGTGTCCGTGACGATCTTATCGATCTCTGCGATTTTGTTCAACCTCCCAGGTACCTTCGGCGTGCCCTTGATGTCGTCGATTTGATCCTTCATCAGGACTTCCAACGTCACGGTTGAAACGGTCTCCGTGAACTGTCGGCCCTGCACAAAGGCGTACGCAGCGCCCAAGATCTCACGAAGCTGCAAGCTGAGCTTGGTCTTCGTGACCTGTGGGGCGTTTGGCTTTGGCGGCGCTTTCGGCATCAGACACCACTCAAGATCTGATCGTCCACATCCGGCTCGGGGATGTCGTCGGTTTCTGCGATCGCCTTCTCGTCGTCACCGTCCGAGTAGTCGCGATTGTAGTCGATGTCCTCGAATGATGCTGTCAGTTGCGAGCCATCTTGCCCGCCGTCCAGACCGCGGCTTGCCGGGACGTCGTTCTGCACCACCTTCCGCATCTTCTCCATCATGTTCCCGCCGTAGGAGGCGGTGTCACGATTGACAGAGAAGAAGTCCTCGAACTGGCCGAGCAGTAGGAGATCGTGCCCGCGACGCATCCCTTTCTGCAAGAGCATGTCCAACATGCTGTCCACAAGAGATACCCTCAACACGACGTAGGCGTCGAACACAGCCTGAAGGTCGGTGTAGAACCCCTTCAGCGACAGGACCGAGTTCATGGCGTCATTCACCATGCCGGTCGTGGGGTGCATGTTGTAGAGCAAGGGGTTGAGCTTTCGCTCGAGGTCCAGGATGTCGGACTTGAAGACGGACGCTCCGATGTCGGCCAGCCACTCTAGTAGGCCGGCGATGAAGATCGAGTAGGCTTTCGGAGCCGCTCCTTCGATGTAGTAGAGCTGACCGGTCAGGTTGTTCGACACCTCCGGCGTGACTTCGATCTGATACCCGTTCTGCGACACCTCCGTGATGGTGCGTTGGCTCGCGGACGGGATGTTGAGAAGATCACCAGCAACGACACTGTTCCTAGAGAAGCTCAGCGCCTTGCCTGCCTCCATCACCTTGACCCCCGACGTCGTACCTCGATTGATGCCAGTTGTCAGGCCCAGCGCGCCGTTCGCCGTTCCACTCTGCACTTCCAACGAAGAGGTCAGGTCGGTCGTAGTGGTGGCGATGGTGATCAGATCTCTGCGCAGCTCCCAGCTCTGGTTCTGCGCCGCGTCACCACTGACGGCAGCGAATGGCCTGTCCACGGTGATGGCCGCCGGACTGCTGGTGAAGGACGACACGTGGTAGTAGCCAGCGTTTTCGCCGGCCTTGATGAAGAGCACGTCATTGATCGTGAACCCGCTTGGGATAGAGCCAGTCGGCAGTTGGAGAATGTAGTTCGATCCTGAAAGCGTGGCCACCCCACCAACGCCGGAAGCCAGGAGCGTGGAGGACCGAGTTGGCTGGATGCCAGAGACCGCGTTCAAGGTCGAGTACAGACTCTCCAGGCTGAGATCTGTTGAGTGCGCGCTCTGGCCCTCGATGAACCCCAGCACCGTCATTGCTGCTCGATGCACGTCGCTGTCTGGCTTCACCTGAATCCTAGACTGAGCTCCGTACTTCTTGGACGAGATCGTCACGCCATCAGCAGTGCCCAACGTCACGGTCCCGCCCAAGATGCGCGTTGAAGCAGCGGCCGTGATGTCGGACGCCACCTGCGCGGCTGTCCTGCTGCCCGCAGTCAGGGTCGCCAAGACCTCGAGCTCGTCGTCCACCATCAGGCGAAGGATGTTGTTGGCGGTCGTACCTGAAGCAGTCTGGTTGTCGGTGAAGCCAAGGGCTGAGTTGACCGACTGGCTGCCTATTACGATCGACCCTTGGCCGTAGCTGTTCCGCTGGATGCCAAGGGTCTTGGCAACAAAGGTAGCTTCAGCCACGTCCGAGAACACCCCAGGTGACCCGTCAATCCTGGTCGCCGTCATCACTTCGGCTGCTACCTCAGCAGCTGTACGACTCCCAGAAGTCAGGGTCACTCGGTATCCCACACCATCGACGTAGACGTCGAACACATTCCCCGGACCAGCCGGCACGATATAGGGATCGACCAACGAACTTGTGAGCTTCGCACGAGTCGATTCCGTGATCTGAAATGAGGACTGGTCCGAGTTCGATCCAGCGATCTTCGCGGGGTCCGGAGGGACCAGTGTGATGGGAACGATAGTCGTCCCGTCAAGTTTCAGGCTCAGTTGATCGCTTGATCCAGGGACGACCTTGTAGGGCGCGCTCTTGCTCGTCGTCACCTGCCCCGGTGTGTTGGATGACCCAACAGCGGCCTGCGCACGATCGGCAGTCGAGTCCGAGCCCCGCATGCGATATGTCGTCGGGTCACGCATGGTAACGAGATTGGTGATCACAGACCTACCGGCCGTGATGCGTAGGTACGCATCTCTGGTCATCTCGATGGCTTCGGCCTCAGTGCTGCCATCGAACTCCTTCTGCAACGACTTCAGGTCCGTTTGTACCTTCTTCACCGAGTTCTGGATGGCCAGGATCGGCAGGTTCTGGGCCAGGAACTCGGTGAGCGCCACGGACAGCTGCTCGGCCTCCGCGAGGATTGTCGTGTGGTAGCTACGCAAGGAGATGATGTCGGACTTGATGGCAGTCTGTGCCGCCTGCGGAGGCCGCACGACTTCATAGGTCTCTGGGTAGGACCCCACGAGGTTCCTGATGTTGGGTGCGAGCGAGGCTTCTACGAATTGATCAAGCGCGTTCTCGTAGCGCGCGAACTGCGGAGAGGCAATGGTCTTCTTCTGCGAGATCAGCCTGTCCGCTTCCAGAAGCGCGGAAGCCGCATCCGACAGCAGCGACGTACGGGTGACCTTCGTGGTGTACCGTCCTACCTCATTGATGGCCTGCTCCAGGTCTTCCAACACGGACAGCGCAGAGTTCAGGTCCTGATTGACCCGGTTCTTGGCCAGGTAGATGAGGTAGAAGATGGAGTTCGTGTCGAAGACCAGCCCGCTGGAGACGAACTCTATGACCTCCGCAAAGACCTGGTCTGCGTCCCTTGGTCCGAGTGGATCCCTGGTAGTGCGAACGTCCGTACGGATGAACTTCTTGACCGCGGCATCGATCTCTTCTTGCGTGAAGTTCGCCATCTTCGCACCACTCAGTTGTGAGATCCACGTTCTCGTTCGTGGGGGCAGTATCCGTAGAATCCGATAGCCGAATTACAGTTGTGGCAGAGGATCCGGAATCCCGGAGGGAAGTCGTTCATCCACAGCCAGTAGTCCAGGTGTGTTGTTTTTACCTCCTTGCGATGCCTATTTCCCCCCTTCTTAATGTGATCGATAGCTAAGAACTCATATCGATCTTCTCCGCAACAGGCGCAAGCATTTTCGTAATGTCGCAATACTTCTTTGCGCATGCGCACACGCCACTCTCTCCGGTACGCATTCTTTTTCTTAGCAGATGGAGTACCCGCTGCGTAATGCGATCTCTGGTACTCATTAACACACTCCCTGCACACACTCCTCTTGCCATCGGCACTGTTATGATCATTATGATATTGATCCAACAGTTTCTTCTTCTCACAGTGTGTGCAGCGTTTCTTCACGTTTCCTCGATTCTCAACGGATCCTATCATACTTCTTGACGTCGGACTTCTTGAGCTTCAACGTCTCCTCTCGGATCCATTCCGGGTCTTGGTTCAACAGCTCGCAGATGTTCAAGAACGACGTGAAGTGATTGTGCTCCGATTTGAACATCCACATGTACGCACCGACACCAACCAGGCGATCTACCAGGCGCGGGGCGTTGCGATAGAGCACGATGTCGAACGCCGCCCTCCTGATGATAGACGCCAGCAGCAGACGCTCCCCTTCTCCATCCTGAGTGCACGGACGGAATCCCTCGTCCGGCTCGAGGTCCAGGAGGATAGGGGCCACAGCGATCATGAAACGGTGATAGGGAGTGGCGTGTAGGTGATGCCCGTGTCGGGGATCAGCACGATTGACGTGTCAGCGCGCTCGACGTTCAGCTCTGTCGAGCCCGCCGCTGCTCCCTGGATGACGAGTCTGTCGGTCTTCGCCTGCACGCTGGCCACGACCGTGTCTGCGATGGCGTAGAGGACGTCAGCTACCGCTGCCCCTTCCAGGACGTGCCCGTCAGACGCCGTGATCGTTGGGAAGACTTCCGCGAACTCGCCGACGGCCAGGCTGACGGACGGGACGTCGAATTCGACCTTGGCCACCACCGGGAAGAGCAGGTCGATGATGTTGATCGACGACAAGTCCGGCACGACCACCTCACGCGGTACGTCTTCCAGCCCCTCCATCGTGACGTGGTAGATACCGTTTCGGTAGAGATCGATCTCGAAGTAGCCGTCGGCATCCGTACGACCGGTGACTGTGCTGGCGATCACACCATCACCATCCACGATCGTGGGCTTGAACGTGGGAACGAACATGAGGTCAAGCCAAGGATACGGCTGCCCATCACCGCGTTTGAAGAACCCGCTGGCACGGCACAGGCGAGGGTTGGTCGCGGCCGGCCGATGGTAGGTCTGCCCCTTGACCTGGAAGTCGTTGGTACCAGATGGAGCGGAGCCGGGAGGATCGTAGACGGAAATGAGCTGTGGGCTCTTGCTGTCGTCTCCCAGCAGTCCGTCGAAGGCGACACCGGTCTTCGAGAGCCGGACCTGGTAGTCGACCGGCGGGTCGTCCCCATCAAGCGTGAAGTCCGCGATGCCGTTCGCGTCCGTCAGATCTTGCGTGATGAAGACCACACCTGTGGAATCGAACACCCGCACCAGCACGTTCTCGATCGGGGACGGGGTTGGAATCTGCTCGTCGACCACGAACACTCTGACAGTGACGGCCATTAGCCTATCCTTCCTCAGTAGGCGTGGAGAATCTTCTACGCAGAGATCCTATTCCCCTGCCGGCAAGATAGAGACCCCCGGCTGTTCCAAGCGCTCCAACCCCGAAACGCAGAGGGTGTCTCTTGACATAGCCAGGCAACTCCCTCCCGAGTTCCACGATCTTTTCGGGGATTCGACTGATACTGCCACGGCCCCCACTGATGTACTTCGACTCGATGGGGTGCGCCCCACGAGCTCCGATCTCCTTGATCATGGCCTCTTGAAGTTCGTTCTGCGGGGTATGTCCCAGCATGTCTGGATCGATCTCTAACTTGTCCCAAAGGGACATCGGGATGCGCGCTTTGACCACCGTGCCTGGTGCCCCAGGCAAGTTCCCGCGCACGAGGTGTCCGATATCGTAACCCTCACGACGATAGGTCTCTGGGTCGAACGATCGGAACATCATCGCAACAGGCTTAACGCCCGTGACGTGCACCTTTCCTTTGCTACGCGCTACATAGTTTGGCGTCAGCTTCGCTGCCCCCGTGCCACCGTACGAAGGTTGGAGCCCATGCTCCATGATCCCTTTTGCGGCTTCATCCGAATGTGTGCCGTGGTAGATTACTTTCTCGCCAAGCAACCGCTTTCTCATATCGGCCGCCAGCAACGTGCCGCCGCCAGTCGCAGCGATGCCGCCAACAAGCGATGGGCGATCTTGAGCAGGGTCTGGAACCACTTCTTGCGCGGGGCTGATATCAGGAGCCGCGACCTTGTTCAGTTCATCCTTTAGGGCCTCGAGCATTGCCTGCTTCTTCCACACGTACTGCGTGTTCGCCCCACGGTGCCAAATAGGCTCGAACCCCTGTTGCTCCAAGATCCTAGACATAGCTGGTAGGTCTGACTCTGCCCCGGTACCAGATATGATCGTGTTGTATCGATCCTGGACGTGAGCTCGGAGAGCTTTTGCCATGCCCTTCCTGCGATGTTCCGGGTGGACGGTAGTGGCCGAGATAGATACATCCGGCCTGTGCCGAGCGATCTGCTCGTAGTCCTTTGAACCTTCCCACTCCTTCAACGGCTCTTTGTTGACTCGGCTCACAGCAACCAGCTTGTTGTCGTCACTACGAATGCCGTAATACTCCCACTTGGGATGCAATGGCTTGATCGGGCCAAGTCCGAAACCGATCCCTTCTTGCAACTTAGCAGCTTCCAGCTTCTCTTCATCCGTAGTGAGATGTTCGACTCTGTGCCTGCCCGAAGCGATCTTGCCCTTCTCCGTGTGGAAGTCCTTGAACGCCGGTGCCCGCATCTTGCCGCTCGGGAACACCTGCTGAGTCGCCACACGCGCCACGCGCCCCACGATCTCGTGCTGTCTCTCCCACAGCTCCTTGCGCATCTGATCGGAGAAGCCAGTTCCAACTCTCGTGGTAGCCTCGGACCCCGGCAGCTTCACCACCAGCCCACCGGCTCGTCCTTCGTGCTTCCCCTTACCTGGAAACACTCCCACGACCTCGGCATCAACATCAGGTCGGAACTTGATCTTGGTTGGCAGTGGCCGGTCCAGATGCCAGGCCACGATCCCCTCTCGGGTGACCGGCTCCTTCCCTTCCTGGATGCGAGTGAAGAGCTTGAGCTTCTCCTCCGGCGTCTCGGCCGTGGGCGGGAGCTCGAGCTGGGGCATCTCCTTCGCCACCTGCCGGAGCACCTCGAGCTTCTCGGCGTAGGGGGCGTTCTCCATGAGCTTGCCCTTGTGCCGCACCACGTCAAAGACCGACAGGCGTAGGGGGCCATGCTCCTGCTGGAGCTCTCTGGAACGGGCCACGCCCGCGTTCAGGAGGCCGCCTATACGCTCCGCTGGCAGCGCCTTGCCGTCCGGGCCTGCCGCCCATGCCTCACCGCGGAGAACGGTGCCAGCGAGGCTCCCAGGGGCACGCAGCGTGTGGTACGAGGGCAACTTGTGGGTATGCTCGATGACCCCGGTCCCAGCCTCGGTCGGGCGGTAGGAGAACACCCGGACCTGGCTGTCCTTGTTCGGGATGTGGACGGTCACGTGCGCGCCGTCGATCTTGGCCTGATGGATCACCCTCGGGTCGTCGAACTCCACCGAAGTTGTTGGCTTTTCCTTGTACGCTGGCTTCGCCTGCGGGATGGCGAAACCCTTCGATCCACGCACACCCGCTTCCGCTGTCGGTGAAAAGTTGTGGATAACCCACCCCTTGGGTGACCGTACCAGTATGTAATCTTGAGGGTTTTTGCCTTCCAACAGGCTGAAACGGAGCTTTCCAGGCTCACTGTAATGGACGTCTACCGGGCGCAGGCCCGAGCCGGTCACGGTCCCTTTGCCATAGCCAGCCGGCAGCTCGAACTCGCCCTTGCGCGCGGCGTACTCCCGCGTGTGGGTCTCGACCTGCGGGAGGTAGAATTTTTCACCCGGTTTTGGGAGGCCGGTGTCGGGCAGCACCCAGCTGTGGGCGTGGCCTTCGGGATCTACCAGGCGGAGGTCGGTGTGCGGACCGGCCTTCTCTGCGTGGTGGAGCTGAGTGGCGAGCTCCCACTGCTGGGGCTGGCCGCGCGGCACCGGCGGCAGAGGTCTGATCGTTCTTGATTTCGGAATGCCTGGAGCGAATTCGCCCTTGGCTGGAAGCAACCGCCCTGTCTTACGATCTCCGAGGGGCATAGGGGATGTCCGGCACCTGGATTTCGAACTCGTCTCCCACTACCAGCGAGTCGTCCAGGAGGTCGAACTCAGTCCCCGATGACGGCACCCGGATTCGCCGGACGATGGAAGTACCATTGAAGATTACATCCACCAGCGATCCCTTCACAAGCGTTGTCTCAGCCTGCCCCGTGCCGTCAGTCTCCAGCGTGATCGCCGCCCCGAAGATCCCGTACCCATCCGCCTTGCTGGGCTCCATGGCGTTGCCGATGGTGATCACACGGTTCGGAAGTGCCTTCCCATCCAGATCGGCCAGCTTGACCTTTCCGATGATGAGATCGGCCGACGGGATGGCGGCTCCAGTCGTTCCCTGGATCCAGTCGCTCCACGCGCTGTAGGTACCATTGGCGGTGTTGAAGAAGCGAGATCGGTAGTAGTAGGAGGCCAGCCCGCTGCCGTCGTCGAACTCATACTGGGTCGTGCCAACGACCAGCGTGATGTGAGCGGCGAGGCCGTGCGCCTTCTGCCCGGCAGTGAACCCCAGAACCGTGACAGCAGAACCGCTAATGATCTCCAACGTGAACTGCGTGCCGTTGGAAGTGGTCCTGATCCGCAGCTTGCCGCCGTAGGCATCGGCTGTCGCACCCAGGCCCGCGGCCGCGAGCGCCGCGTTCACGGCATCCACGACCTGGGTGATCGCGACCGGGTCGGCGTACGTGAAGGTCACGGAGACCTGCGTGCCGTTGACCTTGAACGTCAGGGTCTTGCCGTTGAGGAGGTACGGTCCCTCGAGCGAGCCGACGAGAGTCGCTGGTGCCGATGAGTTGGCTGTGAGGTCGTCCTCGGTAGTGGACGGAGGAGCGGTCGTCGATCGTTGCACGGAGATCTTGTCGTACAACGTCATGACGTTGGCCAGCTCGGAGACGTAGATCTTGATCTTGATGGTGGCCACGCTACTCCTCCTCGGCCTTGACGATCTTGGGCTTCAGCTCCTGAGCCGACACCTGCTTGGGCCCAGAGACAGTGGTAGGCGCTGGGTCCGCCTTGCCGACCATCCGCGGCCGCAGCTCCTGGGCGCTGGTCATCGAGGGCACGGGTGTACTGGGAGGCTGCTGTCCCTCCACCCACCTGATCTTGGGCCGGACCTCCACGAAGCCGACGAACTCGGGCTTGTCACACGAGACCATCTGGTTCTGCGTGATGTCGCAACAGATGTAGCCCCTGGTCACGAGAGCTGTCGCGCAGAGGCTCATCCGACCCTCTTGTACCGGTAGGTCTTCAGCCGGCCAGCCGCCTCGTAGTCGGCTTCCATAGAGTAGGTGGCGATCAGACCGAGGGTCTCGGTTCCACCATCGGTGGCGAGCTCCACGTGCGCCTTGGAGTCGAACAGCCGAATGCGGCAGGTCAGCAGCTGCCCGAAAGCGTCAAAGGTCGTGTTGTCGATGTAGGAGTTCTCATGCAGCAACCCCAGCACCCTGGCGATCTTGGCCGCGAGGTCGTCCACGTTGCTGGCCGTCGCGAAGATCTGCTCGATCTCCCGCGTGTAGACGATGTTCTCGATCGTGTGAGCCGAGTCAGAGTACACGATGAAGATGGCCGCGAACACACCAGCGATCGGAGGTGTCCAGTTTGCTTCGTACCTGCCACGGCCCTTGTGGACGAGGTTCAACACAGAGAGAGGGAAAGAGCCGCCGTTGTAGATCTCCGCCTGCGGGAACTGAGACTCGTTCCCGTCTTCCAGGATCATGGCGATAGGGACCGCCGTCCCGACTGTGGCAGGTACGGCCATGAGAGGATACTACCGATCTCCGGTGCCTTTGGCCAGCAGCTCCGGCGTGACCGCCTGGAAGCCAGAACCACTGGCCGTGCGCACCAGACGTGCGCCGCTGGCTATCGCCCGGTCACGCGCCCCGTTCGTCTTCTTTCGATAGATGGCAAGGTCGGCGACGGCCATCGCGTGCTGGACCTTCTTGCCTCTGCGCATACTCTCCTGGGCGGAGATCGCGGCTTCGATGTCCTCTTTCTTGCAGAACCCCTCGTGGACCAAGACCGCACCCAGCAGCTGCTCCAGCGTCGAGTTCTCTTGCCGCTCGACCGCTTCCCGCAGCTGGTCCTCCGTGATCACCCCCATCTCCACCAGAACCAGCCCCAACGACGTAGGATCATCTTTTGCGCTCATTCTTCGACTCCAACCGACCAAGGGCATCCTTGATCGTCCCAAGAGTGGCAGTGTTGTTGTTCAAAGCTGCCATGGAATCGACGCTGATGTCATAGAGTTTGCCCAGCGCCTCCATCGCCTTAGTATGCTCAGCATCAGCCTTCACGCTAGCCTGAGCGAACTCCAGCAGCTTGGAAGTCAGCTCAGAGGTCTTCTTGCGCTCCAGGAGGAACAGCATGAATCCCACAGCTGCCATGATACCCAGCGGCCCGTAGGTGCCTAGGTTGATGAGGGTTTTGACTACAGTGGGGTCCATGTCCCATTCTACCGCAAGGAGTCGATGTAGGCGATGTCTCTCAAGACGTGGTAGCAGAGGCGCAACTCCAGGTCGTCGAGCGCGTTCGCTTCACCGGGAGTCATGCGCATCAGATCACGAGGAGACACCCCCTTCTTCATGAGGATCTCGAGCACCATCTCGTGCTGGTGTTTCATCCTGTCGTCGAGGGTCTCTACCATCTCTGGGTGCTTCCATCGCAGGTAGCAGATCACATCGTCGATGGTAGGGATGTCTTCGTCAACCGCTTCGTGCCGAGTCTCCATCTCCCTAGCATGCGCCGGGAAAGGAAGTACCGCAGCATACGATCCAGACATTGGTCACCTCTCACGTTTCACCGCAGTGAATTCCGTGGAGCACCGAACGATGTCGTAGAGTTCCGCGGGAGACGTCAGCTCCTCGTCCAAGTTTCTCACAGCTTGACACCCGGCGTCCTTCAAGAACCTCACCACTGCTTCACTGCACATCAGTTTCCCAGGAGTTCTGTGCGAGCGGAAGCTGAACTTCGCCCTCACCCACCTGCGGAACCAGGAGATTACCCCCGCCACGATGGCCGACTTGTAGTCGTACTTCTCCCCGATCTCCCTCGCTCTCTTGCGGAGCGCTGAGTGCTGAGCCCCGTTGATCAAACGGAACTCCGCCACCCAGATGTTCTCTCTGCACCACCTCGCCCACGGCCGTACTTCGAAGCCCCAGGCCTCGGCCTGCAAGACCATGCGCAAGCCAAGCGTGAAGTCGTCGTAGGCGACCCAGGAGTGACTCACCTTCCCTCTGGTGATCCACCGGATGATTCTCGAGATGAGCTTGTTGGTGGTAGAGAATCCGATCGTGATACCCAGCCCCTTTCCTCCACAGTTGCACGACAGCATGGGCACTTCGACCGGGGTAACGGCCTCTTTGTCCAGATCTTCCCGCACCACGGGCACTCCCAGAGGATCCGTACAATGAGTCGCCTTTGGGTCACGGCTCACCGCTTCCTCCAGATCCAGTAGTGCTCTCTGTAGTACGCCACCACGAACCAGCCGAAAGCGGCACCGAGCAGGTTGGAGATCGGATCGCCGATGAAGCTGTTCTGCCAGCTCTCCAGCCGGTAGCTCCACCGCGCTGGGTACTTCCGCTGAAGAGGGAATTCGATCCCCTCCCACACGTAGCTGCCGATGAGCGTGTAGAGCAGATGCACCCAGAGCGGCGGCTCCCACGTTGCGCCCACGGAGCTGGAGATGAACGCCCAGAATCCGAAGTGGATGATCGACCACAGATCAAACATCGGTGCGATGGTGATCTTGGGAAGTTGTCCGGTCACGATTCATCCCCGCTGGTACAATAGAGGGTTGCTGTCGCGTAGGTCCCGCCACACTTAGTGTCATGCTCGAGCGAGATCCTGATCTCCATTCCGTAGCTCGACCGCAGCATCGTCGAGCCCACGTCGTAGTTCCAGGCGAAGATCCAAGACGGCTTCTGCGTCCCTCTCCATCCCGCGCCGCCGAGAGCGGGGTACGCGGGGTAGCTGTGGTTGCTGTCGTTGACGATGTCTTGGATGGTCTTGTACTTCAACGCATTCCCGAGGGGGATCTTGGTCCCGCTGGGGATGTTGTAGGGTGGCAGCATGATCCAGGGCGCGAAGACGTCCACCAGGCCGTAGGCTTGGAAGACGAACGTGTCGAGCATCTCCAGGTCGTCCGAGCACTGGACCTCTACCGTCTCGATCATGAGCACCTTGCCTGTGATAGGCGCGACGACGAAGGTGCTGCCGTTGGCGTAGTGGTGCGTGACCTTCACCACCTCGGTTCCCTGGAGAGCGGAGAGGAACACGATCTTGCCGTCGGCGTAGTTCACGGTGAAGTCGCCACCGCTACCGACATGCGGGTCGCGCTCGACCTTCGCCACGTCGTCGACCTTCACAGCCACGCGGTAGCTGCGCCCCTGACTGTCCTTCAGAAAGTCCTCGAAGCTGATCTTGCCGTGGTAGGTGTCGATCACATCCGGGTGGGCGAGGTTGTAGGTCGTATGGTCGCCGGAATCGGTAGCGACCTCATCCTCGACATAGACCGACGAGCTGTACCAGGTCGTACGGTCGCACCAGTTGCTGGTGATGAACGTGAGCTTCGGTGCGTCCGGTTTCTTGTACGCGAAGATCGGGGAGCCGTCGCTCGTGTTTTTGCCTGTGCTGATCAGTGTGGTTGTATTCTCTGGCAGGGGCTGACCTTGGTGCGCCGCTACGAGTCCAGCAAGAATCGTCTCGTCTCCTTGCGACAGCGAACCCTTGAACCAGATGTCGCATACGTCACCGGACGTGTTGATCCCATCGAGAGCCGTGATGATGGCGCTTGCTCTGATCTCTTGCGCGAGTCTGTCCGTGGCCACGATGTGGTTTGGGAAGTCGCTCTGGATTGAGTAGGTGTACTTGGTTGCGCTCATTAGCTTACCCTCCAGAATTCGATCCTAGCCCTACGAATCGTGACGGTAGTGAAGTTGTTCTGACTTGCAAACTGGATCTTGAACGTCTTGGCTGCTCCAGCGAATGTCACGTAGACGAAGCCAGACACGGTCGTGTACATACTCACCGCTGACGGGCGCTGTTCATCGAAACATAGTTCCGTAGCGTCCGTGCTGTTATACAGTCTACACTGGTATCTGGCGTTGGCCGCTCCGATCATGATCTCGCACGAGAACGCCACTCGGTAGGTCCCGGTCAGCGCACCAGTGGTGAGGGTAGTCTTGTCTTGGAAAGTGCTGCTGGTCGTTGTGGATATTCCATCACTCGCCGCTTGCTGTGGGTTAGAACCAAACACCCCACCACTACCTGACGGGGTTGCCCATGTCCCATCAGCTCTGAGATAGTTGGAGGTCCCACCTCCCAGCTTGGGCAACAGCCCATGAGCCGACACGGAGGCGTCCAGCGTCGTCACATCAGTCGGAGCAGCCAGCTCATCGAGTTTGATCGCGTCTGAGCCGCCACTCTTGTGAGAGGCTGCGTGTGCTGTCGGAGTACGGCTATCTGAGAGTCGACTGTCGTTCCCAGCGCATGCAGCGGTCGCCGAAGTCCCGAGAGTACGCAGCGAGCCCGTCCCGGCAGCGGCGTCAACTGCCATTGCGTCCGACCCACCAGGCTCATGGCTGGTCTTGTGCGCCGTAGGTATTCGTGCATCAGAGAGCCGACTGTCGTTGCCCTGGCAGAATGTCCCTGCTCCCGATCCGAAAGCAGGCAGCGAGTGTCGGTGATCGCTGCGGGCTAGAGAAGTCGCTGCTCCCTCCGCAGCGGAGTCACCGGGCATCGCGGCTCCGGCAGCCGCTGTGCTCACATCGTGCTTGTGGTCCTGGCGAGCCACATTGGCGCTAGATCCTGCCGAGGCTGCGGCTTTGGTCACGTCTGCTGGAGCGCTTGGGGCTGTCAGCGTATGAGCGTGGTCGCTTCGTGCTAAGGAAGTCGCAGTTCCTTCGCTCGCCGAGCCGAAAGTCGTCGTCCCTGGGGCGGCGGTTGCGATATCGTGCTTGTGATCTTGGCGAGCGGCCTCTGCTGCCGTACCAGCGGACGCAGCGGTCTTAGTGACGTCAATCGGGGGTGTACTGGATAGCGGGGTGTTCGTGGCTCCGGCCGCAATGCCGTCGAGCTTGGTCTTGTCCGCTGCGCTTTCCAGCCCCGCAACGCTCGTGGTTGCGATCGCTATGGCGTCGGCTCCATCTCCCTTGTGCGTCGAAGCGTGCGCTGTGGGCGTTCTTGCATCGGACAACCGTGAATCGTTGCCCTGGCATACGGTGTTGACCGCCGATCCGTAGACTGGGCTGATCACTCGGTCTGCGGATAGGTCACCACCCCCCTGGAGACCGTTGCTCGTGTTGACGGCTCTGCTTGTCGGAGGAGCACCAACCTGAAATGCGGTGGTCGCGTGCGGGTTGCTGATTGACGCCACGTGCGTGTCGAGCTGCGCGTGCGTGTTTGTTCCAGCTCCGCTTAAATTCTGGTGGGCCACCACATCCGATCCGCCAGACTCGTGACTCGCGTGATGTGCAGCGACCGCGGAGACAACCGCCACCCACGCATCGTTGGCGTCGCTGCGCCGGTAGAGCCGGCCCTCGTCCGTACGCCAGAACAGCTCCTTCGCTGCTGGGGTCTCGGGGAAGGAAGAGCCCGACGGGATGACCAGCGTTCCACCGCCAGCACGGTCGAATTCGTAGCTGCCGGTGATGATCTTGCTGGTGCTGTCGTCGATGATGATCTGAACGATTGGCATTAGGTCTTCGTCCTGGTGATGCTGCTCACCTTGTTCCCGGAGTATGTGTAGGTTTCAGTCATCGTCATCTTCACAACCCCGGCCCCGTCGTACTGCGTCGTCACCACCTGCGAGATCTTGCCGCCGGAGCCATAGGTGTACTGCTCTTCACGGATCTTCAGAAGCTTCGCCGCGCTGGTCCAGGTGATGTACTGCGAGATGCGATTACCGGAGTAGATCACTTCGTCGTAGCTGGTCTCATCAATGTCGTGGACCAGCGTGTCGAGCACCTCGTGCTGCGACTCGGTAATCCCTCCCCCACCAGAACGCGGATCGAAAACCCCCGTGGAGTCCTTCATGCGGAAGGCCCCGCCAACGTGACGAATCCCACCTATTTCTGTGGGATCGCCAGAGGTCTCTTTGAGGATGATCTCATCATCCTCAATCATGGCACCAGGGTGCCTGTCCGGTGTCTGTGGCACTACTTCTTCCTTCTTCTGTCCTTTTTGTTGCCTATCACCATGGCCACGACTGACTCACCTTCGGTTTTGGATTCTAGAACAGACTCCTCAGCCTTCCTCTGCTGGGCAATCGAAGGGGCTGGCCTCACTCCCGGAGGTCTTGGACCTGTCCCGGTTGCTTTAGCTTCTCCGTCCTCTTCCAGGACTATCCTTCCTTCCTCTATTGCTTTGAGGAAGTTCTCTTTCCCATCATCGATCTCTTTCACGACCTTTTGAATGTGATCGTGAACAGCTTTGTACCCAACAGCCTCTCCGAGCGCCTGCATCTCAACGTTGGCCAGGTGACCAGCCAGGTTTTCTGTAGCTACTACACACCTCGACAACCAGGTCTTGATCAACTGTGCTGTCGGAAGATCAGGAATCGACTTCTCCACCTCAGCATCCACTGCAGCCACAATGCCAAGAAGATTCTTGACATGTGCTTGCATGGCCTTCTTGGCTCCACCTGTTTCGTGGGCCTTTCTCTCTGCTCCATCGAGCATTTCTTCGATCTTCACTCCAATCGACGTTACTGTGCCTCTCTTGATCTCAATCTTGTCCACCAGGCTCACAGGTCATCTCCTTTACACAGAAGAGGGGGAGGATCACTCCTCCCCCTCTTCAGCTCACTACTAAGCTGTGCGGTCGATCAAGCAAAGCTGATCGCCCGTGTGCATCTTGAACTCGAACCGAATCTGTCCGTTAGCCAGAGAGGTACCGGGGTAGAAGTCGTGGTTCGCGGAGAAGTTGGCACCGGGGCGAAGGTACTGCCCATTGAGGTACAGATCGTAGTCATCGGTGAAGGTGCCGGCGGACAGATCTCCGAGGTTGGCATCAAGGTTGTTGTCGTTGGCTGGGCCGCTGATGTCATTGTCAGCGTTGACATTCGCAGTAGCCACAGCAAAGACACGCCGACGGTAGGCAGCGCTCTTGGCCTGCACGATGGCGTTCATGAGGGAGACCTCACCGAACGCAGTCTCGAAAGCAGACCACTCAGCTGAGCTGGCGGCCAAGTTGATACCGTCCGCAAGGCTCCAGGTGGAACCTCCTCGGTAGGAGTCCGTAAGGTTCAGCTCGAGAGCCGCCGCCAGGGACAGATCGGCTCCTCCTCCAGAAGCGACCTTGAGAACGCCACCGGAATCGATCTGGTTGGCAGTCATACCGATCTGGATTGTGGTACCCGCCGCTCCGGTGTCTACCTTGATGCCATTGAGGAAGTCGTTCAGCACCGCATCGATGTTGAACACATCGACATCGGCTGCAACCTGGACCTCGCTGGTTCCACCTGCGGATCCTTCCAAGACCTTGAGCAGGATCGCATTGAGGTTATCGCGGATATCCCACTCGAGGCCGGTTGCCAGATCAAGATAGGAGTTGGTGCCCATCTCGACCGGAGTGACACCCTGGTTGTTGTAGGCGACCTGACGAGTGACGGTAGTTGCCGACGGGAACTCGATGATGACTCCCTTGAGGAAGTCTTGCTCGTTGAGATCTTCGAGCCTCACTCGCTCGCGAGACGCGAAGTTGAATCCCTGAGTGACTGGAACCGTTGCCAGCTCCAGATCATCACCCGTGTTGTTGCGCACCACAAACGAGATCTGCGCTCGGTTTGGCGTGGTCCCCGTCATGGTGGACCCATCGGTGGCACTCTCTGTCTGGAACAGACCAAAGAGCTGCTTGCCGCCAATCATGATCGGATCGAGGTGGTTGTCGGCGTCGACGAGCGGCATCAGGTTCTTTGGAGACACAGCTGTCGAACCAACCACCTCATCCAACCCAGCCGTGCCGAAGGTGGTCGCCGTCGCAGCGACCGTACCCAGCGTCGTGACAGCGCCAATGGCTGCCGTGGTCTGGGTCGGAAGCTGAGCCGCCGTCAGGACGTGAACCTGTGTAGTCGAACCCACCGCCAGGGCAGAGATCGTGTTCGTGGTGTCCGAGGCCCCGTGGACTCCCCCAGAAGTGAGGACTCGGTGCGCCTCGTAGTCCGTCCTCATCTCATTGACGAGGGTGATCAGAGTGGCGAGATCGGTCGCGTTCGCCGAGGTGACGACGTTGGTCGTATCCGCCGCTCCGTGGACACCGCCCGTGGTGAGGACACGGTGAGCGTTGTACTGAGTCTTGATGTCGTTCGCCAACGTGTTGGCCGTGGCGAGACTGGTCGCGTTGGGAGCCGTGACCGCGTTGGTGTTGTCCGCCGCCCCGTGGACACTGCCGGCGATCAGGACGCGATGCGCCTCGTACTTGGCCTTCAGGTCGTTGACCAGAAGGATCGCCAGGTCGAGACCGGGGTAGATGTCCGTGAGCTTCCAGACATCGCGGAGGACACGCTTCTTCTCGACCGCGTGGAGAGCGGTGTTGAGATCGTTGACGCCTCTCTTGACACCTGTTTCCAGCGCCGAAGGCACGTTGAGATCGTCGTACCAGTTCCCCGCCTGGTTCTTGAGCACCAGATGGTGCGCAGAACGGAGGACGTTCATGTCGTCTTCCAAGCTGACGGGGTTGGTCTGGTAGTTGGCCAGGCTCGGCAAGGTGGCCGAGGAGTACGTCACCGACTTCCTGACCTGCGTGTCCTGCCTGAAGATGCTGCGACCCATTGTGAATCTCCTGTAGCTTACGGGACTCGGTAGTCCGCGATCAGATTTTCAAAGCCCTTCGGCGGCACTGCCAGCACAACCGTATCATAGCCAGTTCCCGGTCCGCCGCTCTCTGACACCGTGTAGTCGTTGCCCGCCCCATTCCAGAGTCGCTGACCGTTCAGATAGACCTTGATGTTCAAGTTTGGGTTCTGGACAAATGGCTCCGGTGTCGTGAACATGACATTGACGCCGTCCTTGATCCCGAGAAGGGAGATCCCTTCTCGGGTCTTCAACGCGGCGATGTCCCGAAGACGAGCTGTGACAGCCATGGTTCATTACCCACATTCTACGGTACTACAGACCCCGGTGAGTACCGACTTTCTACCCTTCCAGGAACTGGCTGATCTTGTCCACGCAATAGGCCGCCGACTTGCTGGCGTTGGCACTGGCCGTCTTCCCCGCCCCCGTGTGACCGTCGATCACCGACTGCAGGAACTTGGCCTCGTCCTCGTACCGCTTCTTCTCCTTCTTGCCCCACTCGTCCACGGCTGCTTTGAGCGCATCCAGGCGAGCGTCGCGTTCTGCCTTGTTACCCGCCATAGCGCTTCATCTTCTCCGCGATCGCGGACTTGATCCGAGACACCTTCGGCGCGCTCATGTTGAGCCGTTTCGCGATGTCACCCGTCCCGAGTTGAGGCTTGCCGCCGGTTCCGTAGACGTGCTCGAACACCGAGTTCTCTTCCGGGGTCAGCTCGTAGGGGATGAGGCGCAACAGCTCGTTGGTCTTCGACGGCGTGAAGCCCGCGGGGTCGGCTTCGAACTGACCAGTGGGGACCGCCTTCCTCAGTTCCTTCTTCAAGAGCTCCACCTGTTGCGTGGGGACCTGCATGTGCTCCGCCAGCTCCATCGCTGTCGGCGGTCGACGCAGCTCCTGGTGCAAGAAGTCCTCGGCCCCGCGCATCTTCGTGATCATGTACGTGCGTGGTTCGACGATGCGCGCCGGATTCTGGTAGGTCGTGACGAAGCGGTTGGCCTTCATCAGCCGGTCGCTGATATACGTGTTGAGCTTGGTGCCGCGAGTTGGATCGTAGGTTTCGAGCGCACTGACCAACTGGTCCTGGAACTCGGCTCTGATGGCGGCCGGAGGGATGTCTCGCTCTCGGTTCTCGAAGATGTTGAGCCTCTTCTTCACCAACGGCTGCAACGACTCGACCAGCGGCTGCAGGTGCGCCGGCTGGCGGCCGTTGTTGTTCCAGTGGTGCCACATCTCGATCTCGCGCTGCTGGCGACCAGAGAGACTGGGCTGAAGTGGCTGCGGTGGCTTGGGAGGAGCCGGAGGCTTGGGCGCGGCGAACGACTCCTTCTGGAGTCCGACCTCGTCAAGCGCCTCGAGTGCCAGGTCGATGGCGTTCATCGATCACACACCAAAGAAAGGCGTCGATCGAACCCGTTGCTCGAACTCGGACCCAGCACTCCTGACGTTCTGCTGCAACTGCCCCTTGGCCATGGACGCTTCCGCCCGTCCCAGAGGCAGACCATGCAGCTTCTTCAGACCTCGCTTGTACTGGCCGAGCAGCTCACGCCGGCCACGCTTCAGCGCCTGGTGCTCGAGCAGCTTCCCGCCACCGGCGGTGAGCGCGGCCCCACCCAGTCCGTAGTTGAGCGCCTGCTCGAGGCGACTCTCACCCAGCTCTGGGCTGGCCGTCAGCGCACCGGCTGCTGCACCTACTGCCGCGCCCGGGAGAGCACGGCGGAGCAGCATGCTGGCTGCCATCTTCCGGAGCTCGTCCAGGAACGCGATCTTCACAAGCTCGAAGTCGTGGATGGCCATGCTACCTACCCCGCACGGTCTCGGCCTTGAGCGCGATCTTCTGCAGCTCATCCAGGAAGCCGTGTTCACGGGCCGCGCTGATCTTGGCCTGCTCACTGGAGGCCGCGCTCTGGCCGCCGTAGCTGTCGAGGAGCGACTTGAGCTCCGCCTGGGTCTTGCGCTTGCCCTCGACGAAGTTCTCGAAGTCCTCGGCCAGGCTGCCGCTGGCGTCGGCCTTCGCGCGCTCCTCGGCCTCCTGCGACATGCTCTCGTCCGGGCCACGGAACTTGAACGGAGAGGTCGGCTTGACCTCATCCGGCTGCTCGATGGCCGGCTTCATCTCCGCCTGAGCGCCGGGCGTGCTCTTCTCGTTGACTCCCTCCATCAAGATCGAGGGTGGGCTGGCCGTCTGAGTCGACGGACCCTCCTTCTTGGGAGGTGGACTCGGCTGCGCACCGGAGGTCGTGACGTTCTGCTCGAGCTGAGACTCTGCCGCCATCTTCTTCATGACTCCCAGGAACTGATCACGATTATGGTACTTCATCGAACACCTCACTTGGTCTTCGTGGCGACCGCTCTGATGTTCGGGTCCGGCGGCTTGACCTTGAGATCGGCCCCGACACGTTGGGTACGCTCGAGCTTTTGCTTGGCCTGCTCCAGACTTTCTTCGTTCGGCATGTGGATCTTGGTCACGCCGCTCTTGGTCAGCATGCGCAGATCCACTCCGACGCCCGCGGTCTTGATCTTGTTCAGCTCGTCGAAGAACCCAGCCAGTTTCGCTGAACCCGTGACGACCTTCTGCGCGTCCTCGAACGCATGCAGCGCCGAGGACTTCGGGGCGCTCGGGGCCAGTGCCTTGGATCCGCCCCTCGCGAGCTTCTTGGACGCCTGTTCGAAGGTCATACCGCCCTTCATGGCTTCTCGGATCAACTCGGCGAAGCGCTTCTGCTTCTCGACACCTGCGGTCTTCTGGTACTCGCTCTTGGGGGCGTCGTACTTCATCTTGGCCTCATGCACGCCCTCGCGCGTGCGGAAGTCCTTCGGGCTCTTGCCGACCTTGTGTGCCTGCTGTGTGGCAGTAGCGTAGGCCACGGACTTGGGCGTCTCAGGACTGTCCTCCATGATCCTGTGGGCGCGGTCGTGGATCCACTTGCCGCCTGGGCCGTAGTCCTTGGCCGCGGTCTTCTCAGGCACGTCCTTGAGGAACTCGGGGATGTCCGCCTCGCGCTCCTTCCGCTTCAGGAGAGTGTCGACCCGGTACGGACGTCGGCCCCTGCGGATCTGGGTGTGGGAAGCCATGAGCTTCGAGACCGCCACCTTCTCCATCATGCCGAGAACGCCCAACAAGATCTGGGGTTTCATGGGCCGAGTCTACCTCTCTACCACCCGCGGTGGCAAGGGATCATCCGAGAAGTCCTCGAGAACCGGTCAGCTCCTCCACGTAGTTGCGGACGACCTCCCGGCGACGCTTCCGTACGTCCAGACGCTCGGCAACCTTGCGCTTGCCCTGCTTGTCGAGCTTGAGCACCTGCTGAACTGTGGGACTCACGAGTCCGAACAGGTCCGCGACGTCGCCGAACGCACGGCTGTGGAAGCCCTCCTTGCCGTTGACCTCGTAGCCGGTCTGATCCACCGTTCGCGTGATGAAGCGCGTACCGTAAACGGCCTCAGTGACGAGATAGATCGGAACGCCACCCACATGCTCTTTGCCGATGACCTTCCCGTTCGCATCTCTAGTCGTGATGTCGTATCCTCCGGCCACATCGATCTGCTTGCGACCCGCCTTCTGCTTCACCACTCTCTGACGTGCAGTCTTCTTGATCTTCTTCGTGACCTTCTTGATCTCCAAGTCAGCACTTCCCATGATGTCGATGATGGTGGCGATCGGACGCCATCCATACGAACGTAGGAAGTCTCCAACATCAGCGTTGTTGACCTTCACGAAGCTATAGGCCCGAACGAGGAAGTCTACCGAGTTCTCAACCGTGCGTTCGGTGTCCGCAAGCAGCACGGTCTTCTGATACTGCTTGGCCGCCTGCTCCTCTGCCAGTCGCACGTCTTGTGGCTTCGGCTTGGATGCCTTCTTCTTGGTCCCGGTACCCTTGGTGACGAGCGCCTCCTCTTCCATCACGACCTGGACATCGTCCTCTGCAAGGAAGAACGACTTCTCATTGGCCGCGTTCACACCCGCGACGTCGGTGATAGAAGTGGTCCCGAAGAACTGCATGTAGGTCTCATTGATCTGCGGGTTGCACCACCCCGGCCAGATCCACGGAGCCTTGATGGCTTCTTCGATCGGCAGATCTACCTTCTCCTTGTACCGACGACTGAAGGCTTCCACGATGCTGTAGGCCTTGAGCTCTACCGTCGGAGCGTCCAGGCTGGACTGGCCAGGCTTTGGTGTGTAGGGGACCTTGTTCTCGCTGAAGTACTTGAACATGTACCTCGGCATCTCGCTCCCAACGGCCGCTCTGACGCCAGTGCCCAGCACCGGCAAGATCTTGCCCTTGAAGGACTTGGTCACGTCCTTCACAGACGTGATCGTTCCGTTCTTCGGGCCCCTACTTCCGGCTTTCGGCATCATCACTTCGGGGGCGGCCACCACAGTCGGTCGCGAAGCCGATCCAAGCACCCTGGACACCGTGACCTTGTCCACACCCAGGAATTCGGTGCTCTCTCGATGGACCCGCGCGTGCATGAACTGGTACTGGGTTCGGCCGCCATCCTGCGTGACGGAATGGACCAGGCTCGCGCACACACCCAAGTACTGCGGGCTGACCAACTGCTGCAAGATCTGGGATCTGGTGACCTTCTCCTTGGGATCGACCTTCAGGCTCAGAGCCTTGAACTGCTCGTCGAGAGGCATGGCCGCGATCTGGAGACGGGCCACGTCCATGGGCTTGTCAATGATCAACGACGGGAAGCCGGGTACGAAATAGGGATTGAAGCGCCCGCCGGCTTCCATCGAACGTGACTGGAAGCGGTACTTGAAGTACTGGTGGTTGACCGCTCGCTGAGCGAAGCCGACCTTCTCTCCTTCCTTCACGCTCTTCCCCGACGCCATCGAGAAGATGTTCGCCTCGCTCATGTTCTCGAACATCGGGATGATGCCGGTGTAGAGCTCGTGGTCCATGATCAACTGAGCAAAGCGCCGGCTGCTCAGCTTCACGCCGCGGCGAACATCCTCGATGTCGGGCGCGTAGTAGAAGCCGTTGAAGAGCGCATCATTGCCCAGAAGCTCGTTGTGCGTCTGGAGCTCGAGCCGGGAGACCTCTCGCATGTACTGACGGCCGAAGGCGAAGTTGTCGTAGGTCTCAGGGAACAGCACGTTGCACCGAGGCGGCGGCGCGTAGAAGATGTCGGGTCTGAAGATCTGATTGTTGACCCGCGCCTGCATGTTGACCGTGACCTTCTTCGATCCAGATTGCCTCAGCCCAAGCAGCCTCTTGAACGCGGAGATGCACTCGTCGTACCGGTTCGTGACCTGCGTGTAGTCGAAGTAGGAAGTGTTGACCTTCCAGCCGCGGCTACTGAAGCCCTTGTGCATCTGCAGGCCACCGATGAGCTTGATGTTGACGTGGATCGTAGAGATCTCTTTTGCGATGCCCGTCGATGCGCTGGCCGGCTGGGTCATGCCCAGCGTGTACATCGTGTTGACCGCCTTCTCGGCGTACATGAAAGCGATCTGATATCTCTTCATCCCTTCCTGCTGGATATCCTCCGGCTGATCGTTGTAGCTGTGCCAAGCCTTCAGCTGGGAAAACGCCCAGTCGACCTTGCCGTAGGTGGTCTTCACCGTCCCCAAGAAGCCCTTGTACGTGTTCGACTGCGAGAGAGGAACCGAGGTCTTCCTTTTCTCCTCCTTCGCCGTGGCCGGGACGTACTTGGCAGCCGGGCACGGATAGACCTCGTGGAAGATGAAGTCGAACATCAACTTCACGAGCCCACGAAAGGTGACGAGCTTCCCGAGGCTGCCGCTCTGCCGGTTCATCCACATGTTGAACGCTTTGCGAGCGAACAGCTTGGCTGTGCTGGTGTCCTTCTCAGCCGCAGTGATCTGCTGCAAGATCTTCAGTCGCAGCTCGGCGATCGAGGTGAAGTCGTTGCACCCACGGAATGCGTTCTTCCCGTAGTAGCTGCCTCCGATGGCCTCGAGCATGCGCACGACGCCAGCCAGCAGCCCGCGGAGCTCGGGGAAGTTCACCGAACGCGAGTTGAGCAAGGCACTGATCGTCCCGGTCCCATGTCCCAGGATGCCAGTGAAGAAGTTGCTGTTGGCCCCGATGAAGGCTGCCTCCTTGCGACCGCCGAAGAGACTACCGCCGAAGTTGTACTGGTAGGTCGTGTCCCAGTAGTTGGAGAAGTCGCTGCACTGGAGCACGACCGCACGGGAGAGACTGGTCTTCTGGAACTCGATCGAGAACATCTCGCCCATGAACAGCAGCTTGTAGCGGCTGTTGAAGAAGTCCTGGTCGTTGTAGTCCAGCACCTCTTCTCCCGTCGCATCGTAGACCCTGCTCGCCGGGTCGCGCTCGAGCGCGGTGTTGCCAGCCTCCACGTAGTCGTAGAAGAAGAGGTGGACGACCGTGCGAGGCAGAAGGTCCAGCACCTTGTCGGTCGCGATCACCTGAATCGAAGCCGAGGCAGGTGTGTTGGCCGCGATTTGGATCTGCGCGCTGACCACGGGGACCTCCACGCCCTCGAGGAACAGCCGCAGGTGTAGAGGGTGGCCCTGTGCCATTATCCGATCCCTGTGATCTCAGCGATGCCTCTTCCCATACCGGCCACGAAGTCCACGGTTCCGGCCAGTGCCACGATCGTGTTGGTGGCTTCAGACCGCAGCTTCTGCAGAACATTGGGATCCGACACGTCTACTCCCATGCTGGCAAGCTGCAGCCGAAGGCTGGCCTCGTACATGTCCTTGTCGTACATGGCATTGGCCTCGATAGCGGCATCGATCGCATCCTGGTCGAAGACGCCAGGCATACCGAAGTCGCCGACGTACTCGTCGAAGTTGTCGCTGATGCGGCTCCTCAACGGCAACTCACGCTGGATGGGTTCGCCCGCGAACGTGGCTTCGTTCGCTTTCAGCGCGTCTCCAACGAACCCCTCGGCCCCAGCCAGACCTGTAGGGACTATCGTGCGGCGGCCGTAGAAGTAGGTCTTGACGTTGTCCAAGAACTTCTTGGTCGTGGCCTCGAAGTCAGCCAGGCCCTTGATGATGGCCCCATGCAAGGCAGCCTTGCCTGTCACGTAGTTGGCGTTCTCGATCGCTGCCAGCCGCACGTCCTCGATGCTGCTCTGGAGCTGGGACGGCCCGATGGCCGCCGCCTGTTCACGGAGCTGACGGATCTTCTCGTTGAAGTTGGCCTTGTCCGTGAGCGTGTCCGGTGGAATCTGGACGTTGGCAGAGATCGGATACATGCCGGTGTTGTCAATGACTCCGAGGTAGGTGTGTGCCGTGACGAACAGATTGAACATGAACGACACGTGATAGGGGTTGTCGGCCGTGTCTACGACCTGGGCGTTGAGCATGTACCCTTCCACGATCTGATCGCCGTAGTAGAAGTACGTGCGCGCGTTCTCCTCGACCAGGCGCGTGCCGCGCAACCACTTCTCGTAGTTGCGTAGGAACTCCGCCTTCCAGTTGAAGTCGAACGTGTTGAACAGGACGCCCTGCACCTGGAGGATGCGCGGCTTCTCTCCGAAGAAGAAGATGTAGGGCTCGCCGAAGGTCTCCACGACCTGGCTCTTCTCCTGCCTGGAATCGATCACCTGCTGCGCGATGAAGTTGGAGTAGTTGAACGTGCATCCTTCCGATGGGAACGAGGCCTTCTGCTGGTAGTCGGGATCTGCCCAGTCCTCCGGCGTGTTGTGATCTCCGCTATAGCCGTTGAGACGGGCACCGGCGTCGAAGAGTGGGATCTCCTTGCCGCTGGCGCGAATGACCTTCAGGACGGCGTAGGTGTCCTCCTTGATCTCGATGCCACGGAAGGGACGGCGCACGTTCTCGAACCGCGGCCGCTGCATGGCAAGCGAGTCGATGATGGTCTTGAACTTGTCCGCCTGGATCTCAATGAAAACGGCCATCGTTTCCTCAGATCTGGATGTTGACCTTGATCAACGAGTCCTTGATCGTCCTGTCCGTCATGTCGGCCATGAACGGGTTGCCAGTACGGACGGAGTAGAGTTTGGCCTTGACCAACTTCAAGTACGGGTCCTCCACGACGATCGTGTCTCGGATGTAGACCGTGAGCGTCCTGCCATCTCGCATGGGGTAGCGAACGATGGCAGTGGCCCTCTTGGGCGTGGCGTTGGTTCCTACTCCCTGGATCCTGGACATCGATCACCTACTTCTTCTTAGGAGGCCCGCCGCCGCCCGGTTCAGAGCTGGCTGGCTGGCCGGTCTTGTTCTCTGAAACACCGGCCTTGATGTCCTCGAGCACTCGAAGCTGCTGCTGCAGTAGGCTCTCGGTCTTCGTCTCCCGTCCCGTCACCGTCCGCATGGACTCCTCGAACTTGGCCCTTCGCGCAGCAACCTCCGGGTCGTTGACCGAGATCCCCCGTCCTGCTTCGAAGCGATTTGCCCACTTCGTCTTCTCCTTGGTCGTCAAGCCACCCTGCGCGTCCTTCAAAAACTCCTTGATGTCTTCCGACTTCCACCCAAGCTGCTCACGCAGCTTCGACTCGATGCGATCCTTGGTCTCCTTGCTCATCGTACCAGAGACCATGGCGGCGGCGAATCCACGGGTATCCTTGCCGCTGATCCCCATGTACCCGAGGAACTGCTGCATCTGACCGCGCGCCTTGCCGGCAGCCGCACCCTTGCCGGTAGCGGCTGCCGCTTCTTCCCGCTCTCCCATGTCCCGGATCCGGCCCGATTCCTGCGCGCCCATGATGGTCTGGATCATCTCCTCTGCACCCGCACCTGACCCCGCCTTGCTGAGCATGTCCAACGCCCTGGCCGCGGCTTTAGGATCCGTTCGAGCTTCCTCGGCGATCTTTTTGAGGGCCTCATATCGTTCTTCTGCACCCCCCGCCCCTCCCATGTAGGCAGTGATGGCCTTGCCAAGCTTGGTCTTGTTGGACAGATCGTTCAGTCTCTTGGTGCCCTCTTCACCAAGTCGACCGCGCAGGCGTTGCATACGGCCTTCATGGATCCCTTTTATGGCCTCGGAGTCTTGAACTTTCCTGGCAGCGCCGAGAGTCCCGGCAACCACATTGCCCATAGCACTGCCGCTACCCAGCTCAAGCAAGGCCTTACGCGCAGACTCTGACAGACCGTTCTCATTGTTGTTGCCAGCCTGATTGAGCTTCCTGAGCGCCTCGGCCTTCAGCTCCGACGCCTTCTTTGGGTCTCTCTCCGTCTGAGCATCGTGCATCAGCTTCAAGGCATCCGCAGTATCCGGGTGATCTGCGAGTTCCTTGATCGCTGCTCCAGTGACCCTGGTGGTTCCTGGAATTCCACCGGGTCCGCCTCCCAACATGATGGCCGCGCCCTCATGAATCTGCTCGATCCGCTCCATAAGCTCACGACCACGGAGCCCGGACAGACCCCCACCAGGGCCAGCAAGACCAGCATCTCCGGTCCTGCCGCGTCGATCTTCTGCGTTCATGTACGAGAGCATGCGAGCCAGATTCTGACCCTGATCGCCGGTGCTGACCGCCTTCTGGATGTCGGCCCCAGCAGCACCTGATTGCAAGTAGGCAAGCTGCATCTGCCTCTGGATCTTCATCCGGTCCTGACCAGGGAGACCCCCCAGGGACTTCGCTGTATCTGCTATCCGCAGGGCGGCATTGCTCTGGAGGAACTCACGGTACTGTCGACCGGCCGCTCCCTCTTTCTGCGCCTGCCAGTCTCCGGTGCTGCCGTAGCCCATCGCGCGGGCCTCCTCCAGCGACACTTCGCCGCGGCTGGCACCAGCAAGGGCCTCACCACGCCTGATGTCGGCGGCCCCGTAACGCATCTCTGGTCGGCTGAACAAGCCGCCCGTCATCCCGATGCCAGCAGCCCCAATCCCCAGCTGCCTCATCGTGTCTTCGTTCTGGACGCCCGCCATGCCAGTCAAGGGACGCCCCATGACCTGCTCGGTCAGACCGCGCGTTCCGAACTGATGACGCAGGGTGGCCATATTTCCAGAAGTAGCTGCCGCAACCCATCCTCTGATCGCACCGCCGGAGATGGTAGGACGAGCGCCGCCTCCCCACACCTTCTCACTGATGCTTTGCCACGCCCTACTCCACTCCGCGCCCAGGTTCGCCCCGAACTCCTTGAGGGGATCGGTCACGGTCTGCCGCCACCACTGACCTACCTTGCGTGTGATGCCTTGCCACGTGTCGTCCATCGAGCTCTGCTGCTGCCGCTGGATCATATCGGCTTGCTGCTCGGTCTGGGCAGCTTGCGTGGCAAGGATACGCGGCATGTCACGCATCCGCTGAGCGATCATGTCGGCTTGCCTGCGGTCGCCACCGAGGAAGCGCTGGATCATCCTTCTGGTGATGAGCTGGGAACGGGAGTCCGTCCCCCACAGGTTGCTGCCAGCCATCCTGCGAACGAACCCCTCCGCACCTCCTTGCTCCGCGAACTGACCGCGGAGCTCTTCCTCGTTCATCAAGAACTGCTCTGCGCCCCCCGGACGACCGGTTGTTCCAGGCCCACCGACATTGCGTTCTGCTCGCCGCTGGAGTTCACCGACCCCCATCTCACCACGGGAGAACCGCTGCATGAGTTCGGGATCGATGTCGCCGCTGCGGTTCATCATGGCGGCCAGTGCCCAGCGCCCGACGCGGGAGGAAGCGAAGCGAGCGTTCGCTTGCCCCATGAACATGGCGAAGTTCCCCACGCCCTGGGTGCCGGTACCGAAGCCCGCGTTCTGCAGCTGTTGATCGGTCATGCTGCCGGCGAACGCTGCCGCGCCCGCCTGACCGAGCATGCGCGCCCCAAGGTTCGATCCCTGCTGCAGCGTCCCTCCGATCCCCTGAACGACCTGGGCCATCGCGCCGGTGTACTGCTGAGCCTGATGTGCGCTCATGCCGGTGGTGGCCTGGACCTGTCGGATCGACTGCGCATGACGGGTGATGTCTTGTGGAGTCCAGAAGCCCTGACGTCGGGCCTCACCAAACATCGGCATGGCTTCGTTCAGAGTCGTGTTGAATGTCTTTGCGATCTCCGTCAGCGCGCCGACAGTCTCCTTGAACTTGGCCTGGAACTCCTTCGCATCGCGCACGCCCTGAAACACACCCATGCGCGCCGCGCCACCCATGATGCCCTGCATCTCACGGACGGTAGTCCCGATCTGACCTCCCATCTCGGCTATCGTGCGGTGGATGCCCTCCTGTTCCTCTTGGCGGAAACCGAATCCTCCGCGCGCTTGGGGATTCGCGAATCGGAAATTCTGCTGGAGGAAGCGTAGAGTCTGGTTGCGCTCTTCCGCACCCTCCATCATCTGCCCGCCGGCATACTGGATCGCTCCAGAGATGGCCAAGCCTGGCAGTGCGCCGATCGCACCGAGCCCAATGCCTCGAGCTATGCCGCCGATACCGCTGCTCATCACACGGCCGAGATTCGCGCCCCACCCCGCTCCAGACTTCCACCCCACCCCACGGCCGAGGCCACGCATAGCACCGGTCATGGGATCGAGCATGCCACCGACTGGTCCACCAATCGCCATCCCGGCAAGCCCAAGAGCAGGAGCCCCGAACGCCGCGGCCGCCCCGATCATTCCAGGGGCTTGAGCGGCTCCCTGCATGTAGTCGGCCTGACCTGGGGCGTATCCTGCAGCCGGGAAATCGGCACCCGCCATCGGATTGGTGTAGGTCGGGGCCATGCCCTGTGGTGCGAATGGACTGATCTGAGCGGCGTACGTGGCCATGTTGCCGAACATGGCCTGCTGACCGCCGACCAGTCCTGCCATCTGGGTACTGGTGATCGGCATCGGTGCTCCCGCGCGGCTGTCGTAGCTTATCACAGGGAGGCTAAGAAAATCCAAGATCTAGCTAATGAGAGCGCAAGCGCGCTCTCGCACCTCCTTTCTTAGTTGGATCTGCCCTACTTCTTGTGGCTGCCGTCCCACCATACCTCCAGGATCCCGCACAGTAGATCCAGAGTGTGGTGGTGGTCCTGCGACTCCATCTCCACCATCACGTTGTGAACCTTGCCCTTCCGACCAAGGTCCACCGCGATGATGAAGTTGACGCCCGCACGCCGCAAGCAGCCCGCCATCTCCTGCATCTCCATGGCCAAACGCTTCTTCTCACCCATGAACTATCTCCTTTCTTGATTGGATCTCTTATTACCTGCAAACCGATCGTTTTTGCAGGTTATAAGAAACATGACCAAGAAAGGAGGTATTATGATCCTTGAAACGATGGTGGTCTTGGCTGTCATCGGGACCGTGGTGGGCCCGGCGATCGCCAAAGGGTTCGGCCTCGGTAAGACGATACAAGCGCTTACCGAGATCGGAAAGACGGTGGAGGTGGAGGTCGACGGACAGAAGTATGTCGTCGACCTCTCCGACTTCGTCGGAGAGGACGGAGAGATCCGTATCCACCACAGTTTGGTCCGCCTCAGTGGCGGAGAGGTCCTCGTCCTGACTAAGGCGGAGGTCGAGTTCATCACCTTCGCCGAGGCGATCAAGAAAGCCTCGGAGAAGAGATTGAACAAGGACCAACTGCGGGCTCAGCTCGAGATCCTCGTCCGTTCTGCAGCTGAGCGGATGGAGGAGATCAAGAGGACGCCGAGCCGGTCAGGCCGCAAGGTCTGACCGGAGGGGGTGAAATTCCCCCGTTAGCTTGCTCCCAAATACTCAATGATCTTACTCAGCATCGGTGCCTTGATATCGTCGCCCAGAAGACTCAAGATACTGTTGCACCGACTGCAGAGAAGCCCACGCACTTTCCCGGTAGAATGATCGTGATCCACCGATAAGTACTTACATCGCCCACGAGGGCCTCCGCCACAGATAGCACAACCCCCATTCTGAGACTCCATAAGGAGATTGTAAGAAGCAACATCCAACCCATACTTCCTCAGTCTGTAGGCCCTCTTGTATTCCTTCTGGTACTCACTAAGGCATTGGTTGCAGTATACGTTGTGATCGCCCGAAGTATTCCTGGACCTACCGCACTTTGCGCATATCTTACGGCCACGTTTTTCTGCGGCCTTTCTTCTACGAAGTCGGGTCTTTCTTCGCGCCACTTCATCTTTGCCCAGCCGCTCCTCCACGCTGCGCCAATAGCGCGAAATCCTCTTGATGTTGACCTTTTTTCTCATGACATATCCTAAACGCAAAAATTGTACTCCGCAAGAGATAAGAACCACGTCCACCCATGGACAGGTGCGCACCGAGACCCCACGGTGTGCAGGCGGCCGCCGCGGGCCGGGGGTGTGGTCACCCTCAGAAGACCCACAGCCGCGACCGACCCAGGCCGTGGGATCTCACTTTAGCTGAAAAATCGATCACCTTCCTAGGGATAAGAACGGTAACCAAGGAAGGAGATCATTATGATCACCATGCAGTTGGTGCAGGGACCTAAGCTCAGAGAGCTCTGGGGTGCGGCACCAGACCTCCAGCACGTCGACTGGAAGGCGATCCTGGAGCAGTTGGAGTTCGACGACCAGCTCGTCCGCGACGTGAACGAGAACGTCACGGTCGAGGCCCAGCTGATCGACCCAGACTGCCACCGTCTGGTCATCAAGGTGGCGGACGAGATGGTCTGCATCGTCCGCCGCTACGACCGCTACTACCAGCTCTCCTTCGACGGCCAGCTGGTGGGCGGTTGCTTCGAAGCGGTGCTCGCCGCCACGCTCACCTACCTCCGCAGGTTCTTCCGCTAGGCCGATGTTCTGGCCATCCCATTCCAGTTGTTCTTAGCTTGATCGTAAAAAAATGGCCCTCGGGATCACCCGAGGGCCGCCAGGAAGGAGCACGAGCATCGAGAGTTCTAGGCTACCGCGGGCAGGCTGTCGGTGTCAACACGTAGCTCGAGCACGCCATCCTTCCAGATATCGTAGATCGCGACCGGCTTCGTCAGCTCGTGCAGACCAACGGGGTCACGGTCGGGATACTCCACGCGCAGGCGCTGCCCGGGGAACATCACCTCCAGGTACGGCCCGAGAGCGATCGGCTCCTCCACGTACATGTCGTGGACCTTGCCTCCACACAAGATCACCTGGTGGAGTGCCCAACCCTCCCCTACGGGGGAGAACAGGTACTTGCCATCCAGCGGTTCGATCGTGATGGGCTCGACCTTCAGGCCGCGTCGTTCCGTCCAGTGCATGACCTGGTCTGCGAGCTCGATGCAGAGGTCCACCCACGAGTAAGGTCGCTCGTCGTTGTCCTTCATGAACGCAAGGGTCAAGTTCAGCATGGTCTCACTCAGGCAACAGGAACCCCAGCGCGCGGGCGCGCGCTGGGTAGGAGTTGGAGATCAGCGACCGAAGGAGTACGGCCGGAAGCCGAGCACCTTCTCCAGCTGGTCACGGAGATGCTCGTCGTGGATGATGATCTGCCCACTGGTGGACGGATCACGCTCCTCGACCTCCGCGCTCTCCTTCTGCGCCGGCTGGACGAGAGACAGGACCGCGCCGCACTGACACACGACCCGGCCCTCGGTCTTGGTCTTGGTCACTCTCATCGCGCTGGTTCGCATCTCGATCTCCTCAATCTTTGTGACAAGCGATGTAGTCCAAGAAAGCAGACAGCAAGTCCTTGCTCATCGCGGTCTCGATACTGCCCAAGATCATGTTGCAAGAGTAGCAGACAGCGTTACGGATCTTTCCGGTAACATGATCATGGTCAAGCACCAACACCTTCTTCTTGTCACAGATGGCGCACCGCCCATGTTGCAGTCTGACCATCTCTTCGCGAGCACGCACCCAACGCAAGTGCGTATGATCAACTCCTCGTTGGCTACGCCAGTTGCTGTCCCTGGTCGCACACCTTGGTCGGCTGGAGCCACCGTCTCTGAATCTGATTCTCGTGCCCGGCCACAAACTGCACAGGTCGCGGTCATAGACTTGAGATCCAGATCCGACAGTCTATGTTTCCAACCCACGATCCAATCTCCAGATACAACAAAGCCGCCACAGGAAGTTCCTGGGCGGCCGTCTCGGCATCATGGCTGACTCAGGAGGTCAGCCGCCCGGCGAAGCACCGTGCGCATGGTTCCTGATCCACGCGCGCAATGTTGGCGAGTAGTTCTTGAACGTCATACCCCACCAATGATCGATCTGAACGTGGAAGTCAATCAAAAACGACTATTCCGATGCCAAGAACAATCCGACAGCGCGACCAGTGATACCGGATACAGCGCCACACGGCCTACATCCAGTATGTGGGAAAAATGACACACTCCAGGACAGCCGCCAGGCCGCCCAGGCGGCCGCAGGAGCGCTCGGGGCCCGGACTGCTACTCAGGGGGGCTCCCGTACCGCCTGCGGCCCGCCCTGGGGCAGCCGGACGCATAGGATAGGGTGCTGGCGGGTGGGCTAGAACGAGAAGGTGGGGTTGAGCGAGGGCTTGTCGGGCTCGTCCTTCCCGAGCTGCTTGTCGAGCTTGTCGATCTCCTTCTCCGCGGCCTTGGACGCCTTGTCCATCTTCACGTTGAGGGCCTTCCACTCGGCCTGAAGCTTGTCGATGGCCGCGAGGAACTTGGTGCCGTCGACCCCCACGGTCTTGAGGACGGTCTTGAGCGACTTCAGATCTTTCTTGTCGCTGAGCGAGTTGACCGTGTCGACCATGTCGTACGGCAGGTCTTCGTTGGCGTCCCTCACGCTGTAGAGCTGGTCGCGCTTCTTCTCGAGCGCCTTGCGATCCTTCGCGCTCAGCCCCTTCTTCGGCTCCCCGTTCGACTTCTTCTCGGCCTTCTTCGTTGCCATGATCTCCTCCGCTTGGTTTCGCTCCGGCCGGAGCAAGAACGACGCCGCCCACGATGGGGTGCAGGTCGGCGTCACTTCGATCCTATGGGCCCCCATCATCCGGGCGTCCCCGTGGCCCTATTATGGATTGACCGCCGATCGTCATCGGCCCGTTAGCGGGTCCAGGTGCTGCCCCTGGCTCTGTGGATTATGAATCCACCGTGACGCTGGTTCACTTACCCGCAGCAAACGCCCGGCAGTACCTGGCCGGGCAACAGGAGGACTCGATCAGCCGGCGGCTCAGGTGGGTGCCCACCACCAGCGGCTGCTCTATCCCGATCGTGTGTTAGCGTGTCATGTCGTCCCTCGAGTGGCGTTCGGCACCGAACAGTCTCGATTCGCAGGCCCCAGGATCACTCCGATCGAGGGCCGAGGTCAAGCCCTTTCTGAGCCTCCTCCAACTTCTCCTTCCGCCAGCAGGTCCTTGGGACTGAGCGTCCCGTCTTCGACGTTGGTGATGACGGCCGTTCGCAGGGTCGCGACGTCCTCGTGGTCGTAGCACTGGATGGAGATCGACTCGAGTACTCGCACGCAGGTCGCCCTGTCGAACCGGCTGACTGCAACACGGACCTCGGTCATCCGGTAGGCGTCCGCCGACCGCTCGAGCTCGTCCAGGTCGATCTCGTCCTCCGCGTCGCAGGCGTCCGACAGCATCTCCTGCAGCTTGGATGCCTGCTCCATGGTGTAGGGCTTCTGTCCGGGCATCATCTTCATAACGATGCCTTCACGAGATCGAGCAGCTTGGACGTGAACTCTGCGATCACCAGCTGCATCTTGAGATTGATCTCCTGCACCAGCTGTTCCAGGTTCCTGTTGAGTTCGGCCGCCGCCATCGCGTTCCCGTCCCGCAGCGGCAACTGTTCCTGCCGTGGCTCGTAGGGAGACTTCATCCTCACGGCCTCGGCTCTGGCGGCCGGTCGGCCTTTCCTCTGGTAGATGTCGAGGATCACGTCGGCCTGCTCTTTCTTGATGCGCTTGTTCCGTACGAGCAGGACATTGATCTTCTTGGTCGAGAGTTTGCCCGTGAGCAGGTTCGTCAGCACCACCTCGCCGGTGGTACGGACGCTCTTCACGCGGCCCAAGATCAGGTCGCCGTTGTCGCCGTTGTGTCTGACGGCCCAGTACTGCCGGGCCTTGACCTTCTCCTTCATCGTCTCCTCCGCTATCCGTGAACAGAACTTGGGAAGGGTGAGTTTCGGATTGAGGGCGCTGGCAGAGACGAATGCCTCTGCCATCACCCTGGCGAAGTAGTCGGCCTCGATGAGCTTCCCCTCATCGTCTACTGCGCCCAGGCGCTCGTAGTCGGCATACTGCTCCTCCAGCAGCGCCAAGATCTGCTCGTCGCTCATGCCCTTCAGGATGTGTTTGAGATCAGTCACTGGAATCCCAGGTCGTGGTGAATCTGTAGACGAAGGCCGGCCTGTCCTCCGTCCGATAGCCGGACACGCCCGTCCAGCCTTTGCCACGGCGGTAGGCGTCGATAGCCAGGTACTTCTTCGCGATCTCCAGCTCCTCGAGCTTCAGCTCTCGCGAGAACGTGATGTCCCTGGCGTTGTCGATGATGCCCCGCATCGGCCGACTGCTGGGCTGTTGGACCCAGTCGACGTCCTTCACGATCGGCAGGCAGCGGAACGCGCGCTCGAGCTTCTTGGCCGCGGCCTTCTCCTCCAGACCCTTGCGCGCCTCCTCCTCCCACTCCTCGGCCGTCTTCTTCTCCGGCTTCTTCATAGCCTCGACGATCTCATCGGTCAGGCGCTTGCCCGTCAGCTGGTCGACCCAGGGGATCTCGGCCTTGATGGCAGAACCGTCCGGGAACCAGATCTGCGCGCGGATGAAGTACGTGTTCGTCCCGACTGCCTTCTGTGTCGGTGTCAACGGCCGCATCCTTTGATCTCCTCTTTCAGCTCACCGAGCACGTTCTGAAGCACCGCCAGTCGCTCGATGAGCACGCTCAACCGGCTGGGGGCTTGTTCGACCCGCACCACGGAGACATCCGTGATCGTGTCACTATGCGTAAGGTTCACGCGGATCTGATCCATCACCGTATCCAGGGTCACGCCGTCCATAGGATGCTGTGAGGAAATGCGCAGATTGACAATGAACTCGAAGTTCTTCTGGTAGGTGAAAGGTGCCTTGTCACCGACCATCTTCCGCCTCCGGCTTCCGCACACGCTTCCTCCTCGGCCGCTGCTTGCGATTGAAGTCGATCCCGCAGTCTCGGCAACGCATCCAGAGGAGGTTGCCTAGAGCACCCAGGATCATGGGAGGCCCACCGCAAAGTGGGCAGTGGCAGGTTCTCATTGGTCGTTGTCCTCCCGGCGGCGATACCAGAAGAACTGCACGCACTCAGCGACCGAGCAGCTCTCCAAGACCAGGTGGCGCACGTTCTGCCGACAATGAGGGCAGGGGCCCATGAAGCTCTCCTTCACGCGCTCGATGTGTCCACCAAGCTCTGGGGGCAGGCGCACATCATCAGGAGGCCCATCACCGATCAGAAGGGCCGGGTCCTCGCCCTCAATGCTCATGGCTACCGAGCTTCCCGCCTCCTTGGTGAATCTCATTGTGGTCATTGATCTCCCTCCACGCAGCCTTCCCGGCCTCTGTGAGCACCAGGAAGAAGCTGGGCTTGTTCTTGGCTGGTACGCGCTGCTGGTCCTCCAGCACGATCAGCCCTTTCTTGATGAGAGACCAGAGCTCTGGACGGTGGCACACGCTCGAGACGTGAACACCCCAGAACGATTGGTAGGGACTGGTGAGGAACTGTCGTTCGTCCGGCGTCAAGTCGACCATCAGAAGTCCTTCCTCTGATCCTCACGCCAGGCATCGTAGGCCAAGTCCCCGGCCACATCGCACGCATTGCATGGGCCGCGGACACCATGCGGGCAGACGTAGTCGGTATCGACCTCGACCACGAATTTGCGATCTCCGTGCTGGAACTCGTAGTGCCCCAGGAAGTGAAAGCCGGGCTCGAGCGTCTGGACCTCATGCCCGTCCTTGAACAGGACCGCATCGATCCAGGGGCCGTCGCCGTTGCAGATCTTGATGTCGGCCTGGTAGCCATCCCCCAAGTCCTCAGTGTAGCTCTGCAGCACGTCATCTTTCACGTCCGGTATACGCTCCCCCATGTCCAGCCAGTGCTGGATCAAATGGGCCATGCCAGCTTCAACTTTCATCGAAGAACCTCACGATCTCGTATGCTCCAGGGTGGAAGTCCCTCAACGGCTGCGGCCGCCAGTTCGGGCCGCCCAAAGGCAGCCCGACCATCGCCTCACCGTCCTCTCTCTGCTCGCGGTAGCCCTCATACCGAACGTAGAGAGCAGGTGGGTCGATCTTGTGCCCGTAGGCCTCGGACAACCTGAAGATCCCGTACTCGTCCCTTCTCCCGGTAGGTCCTCTCGGCTCAGTGAGCGCGATGCCCACCCGCTTGAAGTCGTCACTCATGGTCCCTCCCAATCGGCTTCGTAGAGCAGCGCGTCCCACTCAGGCATCGACATGTCCGGCAGAACACGTTGAACGATCTCAAACGTCTGGCGGTAGTTCAGGCCGAGTCGAAAGCGACAGAAGTCGGCAACGGCCGCTGCCGCTCTCACCGGGTCTCCGTCCCTCTTGCGACCCACGATTTCTAAGATCTCCTTGACGGTCATCGGGGGTCTCCCTCATCGCCGTAGAAGTCGTAGACCTCCTCCGCGTACACGGCTTCGGTCTCGGCCGCCTCCAGCACCTCGTCGTCCGAGAGCGCCCAGATCGCGGCGTCCGACCAGCCGCAGTCCTTCAAGTACCCCTTGGCGGAGAGCAGGTCGCTCTTGCGCTTCTCCTCCTGGTGCTCTTCCTCCAATCGGATCATGCGGATGTCCTCGAGGATCTGAGCTGTCTGCGCGTCCTCTATCCGCTTCAGCCTGTCGGCTTCCTTCTGCTCTTCCCTGGTGAGCTCTTGTTCGTCTTCCCACTCGCGCAACCAGCCCTTGCCTGTTCCCTGACGCGGCGACGAGTGCATCACTCCTCCAAGTAGGAGCCGAACTCCTCCTGCAAAGTGCGGACGTCCATGGCCCTGAGACCGAGGACCTCTGTGAGCCAGGCACGCAAGGAGTCCAGGTCTCTCAGCGCCCACTCGCTGATCTCCTCCACGTGCCCCTCAATGATCCGCTCGACCATCTTCTTTCTGCTCATCCGCGCCATCAGCGTCTCCTCTTCCTCTTCTTGGCGTCCTCTTCATCTATGATCCGCATGTAGATGTCCGACATCCTCGGCTTGACCGGCACGCCAAGTCGATAACAGGTCTCCTCACCCAGCTCACCGGTCTCTGGATGGTAGGCTGCGATCTTGATGGCAACGGCCTTCTCCTCCTGCACGAGCTTCTGCAGCTCCATCTCCACCATGGGCGGCGAGTTCTCACTCTCCCGAGCGATGACGTTGACGTTGGCGAACACCCTGAAACGATCAAGGCGTTGTAGCACTTCCATCAGTCGCTTGCGGCTGAACTTCTTCAGTCTCGGCATCGTCTCACCTTGAAGTAGATGTTGGCCTGGTCCCGATGGGACTCGAGCATGTCGGGGTGGGCCTTGGCCAGCTCGATGAGCCTGGTCTTCGGCACGCCGATGTCACGCGCGTCGAACCAGCCATCGGGAGCGATCTTCATCACCAGGTCTATTTCTTTAGGATCTGCCTGGCGCGCTTTTGAAGCTCGTCGAACTGGATCGCTTGACTGGATGTCGCCACGTTCAGATTGCCCTCGGACACCTCGAGATTGACCCGAAGCGTCCCCAGCAGGTCGTAGCTTGGACGTCCGCCGTTGGCGACGATCCGTTCGCAATCGTTGATGTCGCTTTCCAGATCGCGCAGAGAGTTTCCCAGTACCCATCGTGGATCAGCCATCCTTTCGCTCCATCAGCTTCCAGCCGATGTACTCGCGGACGATCGACTCCTCGATGCGCCCCATCGGATCCATCCGCTGACTCTCGAGGTAGGCGTTGAACGATTTGAGCTCGTCCTTCAACGCGACCGCGGCCGCCTTCTTGTCGGTCTTGGCCAGGCGCTGGAAGTTGTCCAACGGCATGCCCACGAAGATCTCGATCAAAGCCATGTTGACCTCCTTGTAGTTTCTTATCCCAAGGAAATCGCAGTCCTTTCGGGCTACGAATTCCACTCGGATCGTTGATATAAGTCCTTCAGATCCCCATTCAGCGACTGAGGTCGCACAACAAGGAGTGTGTCATGGACAAGACCGGACCAGTCAACAGCTTCCAGGAGCTCATGAAGAAGTACGGGGCCGACCAGCTCTACGAGAAGTGGGTCATCACCTGCCAGACGGCGAACAAGATGCTCGCCGGCTGGCCCAAGAACGCCGAGGCCGAGCTCGCCATGCTCGAGGCCCGCGCCCGCAAGGGGCTGGTCACCCAGGAGGTGGTGGACGCCGCCAAGGCTCGCATCGCGGAGGCCGCCACCAAGGACCCGGCGGTCGAGACCGAGGCCGCCAGCGACAAGAGCACGTGCGTGTTCAAGGTCGTGGACGACGACCGCATCGCGCAGGACCCGACGCTCGAGCCCTTCCGCGGGGCCATCTTCGTGGAGAGCAGGCAGATCAAGGCCGGATTGCGTGAGGCTGCCACGACCCTGGGCAAGACCGTCAGCGACTGGGGTTCCAAGCAGGTCATCCAGCACGCGATGTTCGCCCGCGGCATCGATCACCCCGACGCCATCTTCTTCTACCGCGACGGCAAGATCCTGAAGGGGCCCGATGGCACCGAGACCATGGTCGCCCACATCACCGGCCCGCAGGGTCCGCGCTCCACCATCAAGATCCACGAGTACGTGGCCCCCGGTGCCGAGTTCAAGTTCGAGCTCCGGCGCGCGGCATCCGGCAACACCGTGAAGGTCAGCGAGAAGGACCTCGTCTTCTTCCTCACCCTCTGCCAGGACAACGGGTGGGGCGCGAGCCGCAGCCAGGGCTTCGGGCGCGTGGAGATCGTGGGCATGAAGCAGACGGCCAAGGTCGAGACCCCGATCTACGAGAAGAAGGCGCGCACGGCCGGCAAGGGCAAGAAGGCGGATGCCGAGGCAGAGGAGTAGCCCATGCCCAAGTACAGACTGATGGGGGACATCTGCCATCCCGGCTCGGTCATCATCGAGGCTGCGAACGTCGAGGCGCTGCTCGCCATCTTCACACCGGAGTGCAACCGGCTCAACCAGGAGGACCACCCGTTCACGGTGGACGACGAGCATAGCCGGCCGCTGATGTTCATCTGGGACGGCCCGGTGTTCGACGAGAACGACAACGAGGTCGATATCAGGTGCAGCTATGCCGAAGGCTAGGTACCACTTCAGCCTGGGAGACTCGGATGACGGGCCGGTCGGCTTCTGCGCGGAGGTCGAGGCCGACAGCGAGGACGAAGCTCTGAAGACGTTGCAGGCGGCCCTGCCAGAGATCCACGAGATGGAGCCGGCCTCCGACGGCACCTGGAGGAACATCGTCTACGTCAACGTCTACTTCAATCCCAACCGCATCTCGCGCGCTGACATCGACGAGAAGGAGGGCACATGACCCGCGAACAGCTGATCGCCTACGCCGAGAAGCACCACCTGAGTGATGCGCTGGATGGCGAGGTCCACGACATGAAGTCGAATGAGGCGACCGACATCAACAACTCCGGCACGACCGCGCAGATCGACTACTTGCTCAGCCAGGGCTACGACCTCGACTCCATCGAGTCGACCCTGAAGAGCAACGTGGACGTGGACGAGGATGAGGAGGAGGAGGAGTCCCAAGAGCCCTACGACCGCGTGGGGCCGGAGCCCGAGCCGGAGAGCGACTGATGCCCAAGTCCAGAGTCATGAGCCGTCAGGACTTCCTCACGGGCGTGGAGAAGCTGTTGGGACGTTTCGATGCCGACTCCTTCATGCGCGGCTTCCGTGAGGGACGACAGCGAATGCACAACGAGATCATGGAGCTGCTCGAGGAGGACATGGAGTTCACCCGTGACAACGTGATTCACCATGTGCGCAAACTCCGGAGGAGGAGGAGGTCATGACCAAGGACGAGCTGAAACAGACCGTGATCGATGTCGCTCGATCCAAGTACCAAGAGGATGGCGACATCGAGATCGACGATGAGACCAAGTTCTCCATCGCCGACCCGCCCGACGACGGGCTCTACGTCCAGGCGTGGGTGTGGGTCAGTCTGCACGACATGCCGGACGGCACGACCAACGACGACATCAAACTCCTGCAGGAGATCCATTGCGCCAGGTGCGGGGCGTCCTTGAAGGACGGCCGCTGCCCGGACGAGACCTGCCCGTTCTCCGACTGCGCCCAGGAAGACCCTGCCGGCTGGGTCGGACATCCAGAGAGGGAGAAGACCGATGGCTGACAGCTATTCCCAATTCAGCGAAGTCATCGACAAGATCAAGAAGCGCGAAGACAAGTGGGTCAACGAGATCCTCCGGATGCCCACCGAGACCGATGAGGAGGTGATGAAGGTCTACGACGCCCTAGGGCTCGAGGTCGACCTCGAGCCCGACGCGCTGGACAACTGGCCGAACTTCGAGTGGTCTATCTACAATGACACCAAGCACAAACGGCTGCACCTGTATGCGGAGGATCAGTTCGATGAGAATCACCTGATCTGGTTCGTCCAGGCGTTCCTTCGCCGCTTCCGACCGACGCAGATCTTCACCATGACCGGAGCCGGCACGTGTTCCAAACCCCGCGCGGGCGAGTTTGGTGGCTGGTGGTTGGCCATCAGCGCCAATGGCATAGAGGGAGGCAACACCTGGGACGCGGTGGTGGAGGCTGCCAAAAAGCTGGAGAAGGCACATGAAGACCCGACCTGATGGTGATGTCCCCGCACGGTACGTCGGGGACGCCGGCCACTACGACATCTGCATACGGGTCTACGTGCGAGCGCCGATGGGCGAGAACATTCCCAGCCAGCGGGTGGTGGAGAATCGTATCTCCGACCTCCTGCTGGCCATGCCGCGGTTGGACGAAGGAGCCAAATGGGACGTGAGCGCCACGGCCCTACCAGCCGAGGTTCTCACCTGGGGAGAGTCGCTGAAGGAACCTGATCGCTAGGGCAGGTAGACAAGCCGAACCTCTAACGATCTCAGTACCAGCGACCCTCCCGCTCTTCTCGCAACCACCGACTATTCCTCCTTGGACCGATCGATTCTGCCGACTACCCGCCGCCAAGATCAGTTGCATCGCTCCCCACCAATTCCTGCGACTGGTCCACGCGAGATCGACGTGAGCCGCACGACGAGCCATGTCTGAGCGTGACATCACAAGCCGTATCACGGGACTAGGTTCGCCAACCCTCGACAGCGGACGTGTTGGATCAGCTTGAACCTTTCTCTACCGCGCGACGAGCTTGTGCATAGCGACCCTTGGCGTTGCGGGCCATGTGACGAGTCGAGTCGTGATCGAAGCGGGTCGCTGCATGCGACCTCATTGAGCATACCAGGTCAGATGACTACCCGAGCCTACTGCCTTGTCCTTTCGGGCAAGCCTTCCCGCCGCGGTCGACGAGTCCAGCTGCGTCTTCATGTACCGTATCTGCCCGTGCGACGAGCTTTCTCGTGGCCTGCTGACCCCGATGACACGTCTCCCTGACCTAGTCGATCGACGGATCGCTTCTCCTCGCTGCACACTGCAAATGACGTGGCTTTGCATGCCGCACCGTGACGCGTCGAGCGACAAGACCAGTCTGCTCGGATCTGGCCTGCCGACGTTCAAAGACTGTCCTATCCGCACGACTACCCTTCACCGGTCTCGGCGCTCCACTCAGGCCCAGCGACGAGCCGACTCTTGTCCCTACGCGATCATTCGGCTCGAGCCATCGCAATCGACGAGCTCTTGCCAAGTGACGTACCAGCCCTAACGATCCAGCTGACAAGCTGCACCGCGTCCAGATCGTGCGGGAACCCATCCCTGCCCCGAGACATCGCAACCCAACTCCACGCAGTTCGCTCATTCGACAAGCTCTGGCAACCCTGCCTCCCGGTCACCCCTGCCGAGCGACGTTTCGCACCAGACCGTACTCATCCTTCTCGCTACGAACGACGAGTCCACTCATCGCGCGACGATCCTTGTCAAGTGACAAGCTAGCACCACTCACGACCTCTCGGATCGCGGCATGTGACATGCCGATGCTTTCCCTGGACCACCCTACCGAGTGACGGCCTCTCCTCAGACAGTTCGCGTGACAGTACGGCCGTCCCAACACAACAGCTGACAAGCTGCGCCCCTACCGGACTCTGCAAGCCCGGCGACAACCCTACCCCGGAGCTGCCCTTTCGATCCGCAAGCCGAATGACAATGCGGGCCGATGCCGCTCTGCGCCTTCCACCAGACGAGCCATCACTACGTGATCCAAGTCTGGTGACAAGCAGGATCAGTACGCCTCGGGTCGTGTCATCTGACGAGACTGGTCCAGTCGCGACGATGGCCACGCCTTCCCGCGCCGGCTGACAAGCTGTAACCCGCTCGCGCGATACGCTGCTGGCCGATCGACGAAATCGATCGCGCCGACCAGCACTGGTCACCCAACCTACCTGTACTAGAGCCCGCAACGGGCTCTTTTTAGCTGCAAAACCGATCACCCGTAGGGGATAAGATCAGTAACCAAGAAAGGAGATCGTTTATGGCTAAGAAGAGGAATGCCGACCCAGTCAAACGGTTCTTCCAGGAGATCGCCAAGCAAGCGAGCAACCGCGGCCAGATGGAGATCTTGGCCGCCATCGGAACGTTCCTCATGAGGAACGTTCCCCTAGAGATGGGAGAGTTGCAGGAGCTGGGGTTCGCGGCCGCGGGTGGCGCGTACGCTGACACCCACCCGGACTTCGACGTGTGGTACGCGCGCATCGCGCGCGCGTACAAGCGATGGCAGTACTGCTGCGATCGGCACAAGCGAAGTGGTATCCCAGTGGCTGTAGAAGAGATCGTTGAGTGTTTCTACGAGGACCCGCCGCAGGGATATGGCTATGAGCTGTAGCGCCCGGACGAAGAGCAGCACTACGCGCTCTTCTTAGCTTGAAGATCGGATTGCAAGAACCTGCCGGGCACGGGTATAAGGACTTCATGAAACCAGAAGTTGACTTCGTGAAAGGAGAACCTGTGCGAAAGATTCCCCTGACACAAGGACAGGTCGCTCTTGTGAATGATGAAGACTACGATAAATTGATCAACTACAAATGGCGCGCTGTTCGTGGAAGGTCTACTTGGTATGCTGTGCGCACAGCAACCAAGGATGTGAATGGATCCAGGAAGACGGTCTACATGCATCGCGCTCTACTTGGTCAAGTCGACCAAGTGGATCACAAGGATGGGGACGGTTTGAACAATCAGAGGCAGAATCTCAGAGCAGCTACCCACACACAAAATCAGCGTAACAGGATCCACAAACGGGTAGGATCATCTAGATTCCACGGCGTGTACTGGCACAAAGCAGCACGCAAATGGGCGGCTCAGATCACAGCACCGACACCCAGATACCTCGGACTATTCGAGGACGAGCTTGCTGCAGCAAAAGCTTATGATGCTGCTGCGCGTGAGTTATATGGAGCTTTCGCCGCGCTCAATCTCCCAGGAGAAGGATCAGATGACCAAACATAAGATGAGTGATCCAAAAAGTTGTTTCATAGAAATGAGACAACAAGGGAAGGATGGATGGAGGATCTGGCGCTCATGGGTCGAGGGCGAAGAGGTCGTGACCCAGTGGGGCGTGCAGAACGGCAAGATGCGGGAGACCCGCGACACGCCAGGCCCGAAGGGCAAGCCCGGCACCAAGGGCTACGTCGATGCCAAGCAGTCGGCCAGGGACCAGGTCATCCGGGACATCAGCAAGAAGGCCCGCGAGGGCTACAAGCTCTTGAACGAGCTCAGCGGCTGGATGAAGGCCAGCGCCGAGGCCGAGATCTCCAAGTACCAGACTGGCCAAGAGGTGAACTTCGACGGGCCGCTTCCGCAGAACCTGTGCTTCTCCAAGCCCGTGAACTCCATCGACCACGGCATCCTGCTCAACATGCTGGCGGAGGAGGCGGAGATCATCGGAGGTCCCAAGATCGTCTGGACGATCAAGGTCAACGGCATGGGCTACGTCGTGAGCAAGGACAAGCACGACAAGGTCTGGATCCAGAGCCGCGGCAAGATGAAGGTCTGCAACGACCAGTTCCCACACCTGGTCGAGGAGTTCGACGCGCTTCTACCGCCGGAGTCGATCTTCCTCGCCGAGTTCTTCATGGGCAACGGCCGCGGCAAGAAGGACTTCAGCATGATGCAGCAGATCGCCAACAGCCTGCCGGAGGAGGCGCTGCGCAAGCAGAAGCAGCTAGGCCTCGTCCAGGCGTACGTCTACCGCAACCCCTACTGGAAGGGGGCGCGGATGGAGTTCTCGAGCAACTGCAGCTCCTGGATCGAGTTCATCGAGGCCCTTCACGAGGGCTGGGAGGACCCCGTCCTGCCCGCCGGGCAGCAGGTCGGGTTCATGGACTGCGACAACATCATGGGGATCGTGGCGTTCGAAGGCAGCTACGAAGACGCCATGGCCCAGCTTGACGAGCACGGCTACGAGGGGTTTGTGATCTACAGGCGAGACAAGCCCCTGGGCGAGCGCAGCCTCAACTTCCAGGGAGACCCCGACCGTCCTGCCGTCTGCTGGAAGGTCAAGCCGTCGGCCAAC